ATGTCTTATTTCCACCAATTGTTTGCGATGTAGATAAATTAACACTTTTCTCAAATTCACCATCAACATACCCTTTAGTTGTTAATTGTGCATCTACAGTTGGGGTGACTGTTGATGATGACATTTGTGGCAAAATAGTAAATGTCTTATTTCCACCAATCGTTTGCGATGTAGATCTATCAATAAAATTCGAAGTATTTACAGATTGATCATCAACATATCCCTTAGTAGCCAAGTGGCGATCATTAGTTGGATCTGTATTGGATGACATTATTGGCCAATTGGCGGTTGAAAATGTTTTAACACTTAAAATTGTTTGTGGATCATTCAAAGTAACAAAATCGGTTGAATCAACCACTAATGAATCAACATAACCTTTAGTTGTTAATGTTTGATCATTGTTTTGTGATGTAGTTGGAATTCCAAATACTGGCTTATTCACTGAAATACTATCATCTAATAAAAAAATATTAGTATGATCTGTACTAGTAGTATGTTGGTGTCTTATTAAAAGTGAATTACCCACATCCTCTATGCTTGCTTTGAGATCACCTACTCTCTGAAAAAACATCGCAGGATTTGAGGATGATGAGTCTATTATTAACTTGGGACTCGTATTTTCAATTTTTAAATCATTGGTAATTGTTCCACCATTAAACGGTGGGCTAATATTTGCGGCGATTTCAGTATCAACGTATCCCTTATTGATTAAATCATTATCATCCACAATAGAATTAATCGCGGAAGTCTCCATTCTCACTGGTGCAGCTGAAAGTATAAAACTCTCAACGTCTGTACTAATACTGTCTGTAGATACAATTCCCTTAAATTTTGTATTATCTGAAAACGTCTTAACGCCACCAACCAATTGATTGGTATTAACAGTAACAAAGTTATTAGATAAGAAAGATTCTGTAGGAACAGGTTCCCATGTATTTGTCGAATCCCAAACAAACGCCTGATCAAGATCAGTATCATATACTAGAGTAGCAACTCTTTGGGGTACAAATAATAATCGCTCAGCCGTTGTGTAATGAGCTAAACTAAAACCCGTTTCACTATATGATTCACCCTTCAGTTCAAACTCTGACATCTACAGTCTCCACCATCCACATATTAACTTTATTTATATATTTTAATAGGGAGTTCTCTCCCACCAATAAGTGAGAGAGAACTCCATGTAATTAAAAATTATGTTGAGACGGAAATTGCTCCAGCAAAAGGTTGGCCTGTGGTGATTAGGGATACATCACCAGTAGTTGCATCAACTTCCTTAACAATACCAACTTCCCGATTTCCATCAAATGCGGTTAGACGATAAATGGGTCGAATGGGTAGTTTGTGAGTAGTTTGAGCTACGACAAGTGTACTTACGCCAGCCACTGTCGTCCAATCTGCTGCAGTAAACGACTCAAAGTAAGATGTTGCAACTTCCAGAAGAGCGGTAGAAGTTCCCACTTTCCATAAATCATCTGTCTCGTCAAAAAGTATTGATGTATTTTCTTCAGTCCCACGATCAACCTCGAAGCCTGATGTACCAGAAGTTACGCCAGCACCTACCTCACCAGAATTCAATACAATTGTATTATCTGCAACTGTAACTTCAGTGCTATTAACTGTGGTTGTTGTACCATCAACTGTTAGGTTTCCTGAGATAATAACATCATCAGAGAATGTCTTAACCCCAGCGATAGATTCATCACCAAATGTATGTACATAATCTGTTTCCACAAAATTGGAAACATCATTTTTGACTAATGCACGATTTTTGAAGCTTGCGGTATCATGAATTAAAACGTGGCCATCTGCAGCTGAGGTAACATCCACATCGTTGAGTTCATTAAGTTCTTTTGCACCAACATTAGCATCAACATAAGATTTAATTACATATGCTCTATCAGAATTTTCCTGTGTACCAACAGATGAATAGATAGGCTTATGGTATGTCCATCGATCAAGTGAATCTTGGTATCGTAACAAAAATGTGTTGCCATCTCTGACAGTGATATTTGAATCACTTGAATCCATCTCAATTATCATGCCTGCGCTACTACCGGCTTGTAGTAAGATATCATTACTTGCTTCTAACGCTATGTTACTAGTGTTTGACTGTAATTCAAGTTTCCCTTCAGCTCGACCAACTGTGACGGTATCAGATTCTTGATACAATCGGAATGCAATTGCATCAGCATCAGTGTGTACTCCCAAATAACCCTCACTAACTGATAAATTACCACCACCATTTACTTTGACATTAGCATCATCAAAAGTCTTATTTTGGGTAATCGTTTGCGTTCCCGCACCAGCTATTGTTACAAAATTTGTTGTGTCAACAGAAATATCAGCTGGTTTAAATTCTCCATCTACATCATCCCATACTAATGCTTGGCCAGCCGTGGGTGCCACGGTGGACGTATTAACATCCGAAAGATCATCTAATTCAGTGGGGGTAACTAAATCTACATATTTCTTGGTAGTTAATGTCCCTTCATCTGCATTGGCTGCAATATCAACAGAAGTTGTTACAATTGGAGCATTTGTATTAATTACTGTTGGTAATGTGTTTCCGGCTGTCTCTGGTGCTGTCGAAATTCCACCACCAAGAGTAATAAACGCACCATCGGTTTTTTCTAGGGTTAGACGCTCAGCGTCATAGTACATAGTAGCAGCACCGGGCATCGCTAGTAGACCACCACCTCCACCACCCCACTGAATCATTCCAGTAGAATCAGTGGTTATCTCCCCATCACTATCTTCTAGGGCAAAAATGATACCAGCAGCGCCTGCAGCACTAATATTAAGAGTAGTTCTGTTTACATCAAAGGTACTATCTTCTATTGTTAATGATCCACCATCCAATACAACCGGAGTTCCAAGTAAATCAAGTTTTCCAAAGCTTCCATTGGCTGCTTCCAACACTAAATCACCAGTGACCGTACCACCTGTTCGCTGTAAAGCACCATCAGCTAATGCACCTTGCGCTGCAGTTGCGTAATCACCATCACTAAAATCAGTAACATCAGATTTTACGATTGCTCGATTAACAAAATTAGTTCCATCAAATAGTAATGCATGTCCGGTTGCTGGAGTAGTTAATGTAACATCATCAAGATCATTGAGTTCATTTGCAGGATCATAATCAGAGATATCAGCAGTCGTAAGAATTCGGTTTACAAATTCAGTTCCATTATGAACAAGAAAATGATCTACTGCAGGAGTAGTAACTGTAATATCACTTAGATCACTCAACTCAGTTGCAGGATCATATAAAACATTTACAAATTCAGTTCCATCATGAATAAGAAAGTGATCTTGGACGGGTGAAGTTAATGTAACATCATCAAGATCGTTGAGTTCTGATGCAGCCTCGCCTGATGCGATTTGAACTGCACCATCAACATATTGCTTAGTTGCAGCTTCTAAGGGATTCGATGGATCAGCATGTAAGACTAGTGCACCAGTCATGGTATCACCGGCCAGATCAACCTTTCCATTTACTACAGAACTTAGTGCAAGCTCTTCCCAGCCTTGACCAACAGTATAAACATTAACTCGCTTAGTATCAGTATTATAAACTTTATAACCATCTCTAGGTGGTGTATACGCATCTACCTCAATTTGATTCTTGTGTGGTAATCCAAAGCCATCTTCTACGAAAAATTGGCCTTTCCATTCATATGCACTCATAATTCAGTTCTCGTTGTTTAGTTGTTTAGTTGTGATGTTTATCGTATTCTAATTTTTCCAGAAAAAGGTTCGCCAGAGGTAATTAATGTTATAAGACCTGATGATTCATTTACTGAATAGGAGGTTGAAATTCTTTGTCCCGAATCATTAAACAAAATGACATCATATAATGTATTTAGTGGTAAACCATGAATTGCGGCAGGTATTTGATATCTAAATTCTGCGCCAAAAACAGTCCAACCATTTAAATTAATATTTAATTGTATTCCCCGAAAGGTAGATGTAACATATTCACGGTTAACTGCGTGAAAATTGGTTGTAGGTGGTCCATCTAAAATAAGTGGTCCAGTCAATGTTCCACCAGAAATATTTAACTTATTATCTAATGTAGTTTGGATGCCAATAATATCCTGAGTTGCAGAATCAACTTGATTATTAAGAGTTGAAATACTGGAACTTACAATAGATAAATTTCCATTTATAGTAGAAATAGATTCACTATTGTTTGTTATTTGACTCAATTGAGCAGCACTCAACGCATTACCATTAACCATTGATTCTACAGTTAATTGTGGAAATAATCTGGGAGCAAAATAAATTTGTTTTTTTCCTATTACAATTCCAACTGGGGCGCGGGTTGAAGCAGATTTCGTTAGAATTATTTCACCCGTATTCGAAATATAAATCGGATTATTTACTGTAGCGCCAGCAGCTTCCCAGTCCCATTGTTCATTATATATCAGACCTTCCAATGTTAATGTTGCTGACTCCCCAACATCTAAATCAATATCAACAATACCAAATATTCGCTCACCTTGAGTAGTAGGTTTAGCTAGTACAATCTCATTGTAATTTTTGAACTCAACAACATGAAATGCTGCTATTGGTTCAACCGCCCTACCATTAATAATCCTATTTGCAATTTTATTACTTGCACCCGTTGGAGCACCAGTTAAAAATGTATCTTCTGTTGTGAAAAATTGGTCGTCCTTCCCACTCTTAATCGCGAGACCATCACTATTAAATACCAATGATCCAACGTTCTTAGAAAATCGATCACCCAACATTATATCAACTTGAGTTCCACCAAATGATTCATTGGGAGTAACGCTGAGACTTTCAAATGAGTTTCCAACATTATATTTTGCAGCAAATACTCGTATTACTTGTATCCAAACCTCTCCGGAATATTCAAACCATATATTTCTTCTTGTATTGAACCACATCTGTCCCTGAACTCGCCTATTTTTAGCGGGTTGCCTAGATGAAATTATTGGAAGTAAATCAGTCTGGCCCCTAGTAACCACACCAGTAATAGTATCCATATCCCAATACAGATATTGAATTTGGGCTGATGAAAAATTTGACCATGCAGAATTTATATTTACAAGCTCAGTATATAGGTAATCAGCTTTACCATGTACAAATGTAATTAAGACGGGATCACTGGAAGTTCCAGTGTTAACAACCAAATTAACATCTTGACCATCCCCAACTTCCAAGAAAGTCTGAGACCCATCAATCTCATTTCGTGGATAGTTTATAATACCTTGACGAAATGAGATTCTTGCCATTTACAATTACCCTAAATTAATACTTATTTTAGTATTTAGGTATCTTTCTTATTTTGACTATCATAAATTAATCAATTATTGATCATATATAACCGTTACCCTACCTGTTACTACTTTCCCAATATCATCAGAATGGAAAAACATGTATCCAGTTCTACTATCAATAATAACTTCCAATGGTGCTGGATTTGGTGTATTAATCAATAGGTCATAATCAATCATAGTTACCGTAGCATCCACGCCATCAATTTGAATTGATTGTGCAGCTACGTCATCACCCTCCAATCGATACCAGTTATTGTTATACCATCCTGTTAATGTTACCTCATTACCAACTCTCATAGTATTATCATAAGAAGTATAGTTAACGACAACATCAATCATTCCAGTTCCAGCATAAGGCATAACAGCAGCACCATGAATGGTTCCAGTAGAAGCCACTGCACTAGTGTAAATTACAGTGTCATTTCCGCTGCTATCAATAATATGATATGTAATTACTGTCCCAACCCGTGCAACCTTAAACGTATCAGTTAATGTATATGATGCGATATCAACAGCGACTACATTGCCGGATTCTCGTATAGAAACATTTCCATTTGGCAACAGTTCTATTGCAAATCGCATTGTCTGTTGACCCGCAGAACCAGTGATAGTGGTATTAAAATAAAAATTCTCATTGGGAACATCAGTAAATCCAAATAATACATGATTGTCAGTGGCTATTGCCTTACCCTCAATATACCCATCTGCTGTTATATACTGAGATATTTTAGCTCCCCCACTAAAACGATCCCAATTCGATTGTACTGCATTGCTTCTATTATAATATACCTTTCCCGGAAACCAATCCATCACATTATATTCAGAAAAACTGGGACCAGTTGTAGCAGAATATGTATCTCGTATAATTGATCCATCACCATTTGTGAATAGTGCCTTTTCAGTAATTTGATCAGTAACACTTCCCGGAATCGTAGCCATTCCTTGAGTATTTGTAAATTCAGAAAATTGATAATCTACAGGTTTATGGTAAATAGAAGATCGCCTACTCATAGAAAGAGAATTGTCCTTCAAGATACCATCAACAACACCAAAGGTATAATAATCAGTTGCCACGAAAGCAGTAGGATTCGCTCCATTAGAAAATGATATTTCAATACCTTCATCCATTTCTTCTGATGTAATATGAGTTGGGCGTGTCTCTAACCCCTCCAATGATTCAGTTAATTCATAATGGGCCAATAGATTGGTAGCTGGCTTAGAAGTTATAACTCCCGTGATATCCGCAAAATCATTAGCAATATCAGTATCATCCCAAGCAACATTCCAGAATTGAATATTCTCCATAAAGCCTCTAAAGTGTTCCCCCTGATTAAGAGAGTGTTTCCACATATCTGACCAATCATATACTCTAGAACTAACAAAAGCATAGAGATCGCTTGATGTATTTGACCAGTCATAAGAGTTCTGTAGTGTAACACTTGATCCTATTTGAACACCATCCAAGTAAACCTTGAGGAGCGTTCCCGAAACAGTAACCACCAACCGATAAAAACCTGATGTAATATTAACTGGTGTATTTGCAATTACGTGGGAGGTATCATTTTCTAGAATCAGGAGTTCATCAGATGATCGATTTCGCCAACGAATCTGCAATCGATTTTGCTTGTCTGAAATCTCAAGTAATGTCGTATCTGCTTCCTGTTTTTTAACCCTTAGAAAGTGATAAGTACCACCGTTCTGGGTAGAATCTTCTTTCTGCTCTGGTTGCAAATTAAACGCGAATGTTGCGTTAGCACTGGTTCCAAAATTGCCGGTCGTAAATACATCAGTAACATCTATCATGGATCTGCCCGTAAAAAAATGACTTTCCGTATCGAAATTATGTCGCTTTGCTGAATAGTTCCCTGTGCTATCAACAGCATCTACAAAATAATTCTTTTCCCATGCAGTTCCATTCCAATGAAACTTATCCCAAATAACTTCCTGAACAGGAGAATGTTGCCCATCGAGAGAATCTAAGTATTCTAGTGCGTCATCAGCACCTTGACCCATTGCATGTAAGCTTTTTGGGTCAGATCCACTTTTATATCCAACTGTACTATATGAATTAGATCCGGATTGAAACATTCCACTGGCGCGAGGATCTTGCCATACCAATCCAAGCGTCTGAGAAGTTATTCTAGGATGTGGTGTGTAATGAACTCTTTTAGTGGATGATATCATTGAATGCCCAACCTTATTTGATGTAGATGTCCCAGCTACGTAATAAGTAGTCTCACTGAAAAAATATGGAGTATCATAATAATCATACATAAATGACATTTTAGCAAAACCGCCAGCCGATCTAAACCCAACATCAACTGCAACATCAGATGACCATTGCAATTTTTGAAGCTCATCATCAAAATTGGGGCCATGTCTCCCCCATAGGTTTCCTCGCTGTGAAACATCAACAGAACCCCATTGATTACCATCCTGCCAATCATAAGTTGAATTAACATAATTACTAGATTGTGGTCCCTCGTAAGAAACGCCTGCTAAAGACCACCAAACAATCTGTTCAGTATTATTATCATTATACATAATGGCCATTTCTTGATCTGGAGTGTTTCGATCAACTCGCATATATTTTACCAAATTCCAATTACCATCAGTTAACCCGGTATAATCAAATGCTGTCGTTGAGAGTGGTTCATAATTTACGAAGACAGGAACTGTGTCGTATGGATTTGTGGTATATGATAGAGCACCTTCAAAAACAGCCCATAAAGAATCTCCGGTGCCGGGTGCTACTGCATAACAACGATTACCAGATGCTGAAAATAAACTATTATCAACTTCTGTCATTTTAGTGACAGTAGCTGACGCTTTATTAGTTGGGTCAGTTAATCTATATAATCCGGTATTTCTGCAGGACATCCAAATGTCACCATTATCCATAACAGCAATTTGTGTAATATTAGTTGCAGGGATAGTTGGTGTACTTTCGTTTCCATAAGAAATTATCTTAGTATCATTAACGAAGTGGATATTAATACCCGTCTGATCCCAAGACACATAAGAATCCGGGCCATACTCTTCGTTTAATTTCAATTCATGTAATCCGTGTGGATTATTGGCAGTGTGTCTTCCGGGGCGCTGTTGTGAAGTATGATCTGCTATCATTCTTGCAGAATGTGGTTCATATGAATTATTAACAAATCCAATAAATCGCTTATTCCTAAAAAAATAATTAGAGTCACCAACATCACCCGTTTTAGAAATTTCAACTCTCCAAAATTCTGACCAATCTGGATTGGTCCAATTTGACCCATCGACTGAAATCGAGCCTTGTCCACTCGCTAGATAATCAACATCAAGTCCCCATTCAATAGCATCTTTACTGTGATTTTGAATCGGTTGGATAGGCTTAAATGCAAAATCATTATCAACAAAATCAGTCATTAGTTGAGCTGAGGCATATGTTTCGGGCGCACCATCGGTTCGAGATATATTATTATTATTAAAAAATGTAGTAACGTAATCAGATCCATATGATACACCTCTAATTATATTACCAATTAGATCATTCTTCTCTAACACAATATTAAATTCAGATTTGAAGTGGCCCACTTTATTTGTCAGTGGCTCGGTAGTCCCAGTACCGAAAAGACTATTTGTTTTAGATGAATTGTTGCCAATTACAATTTTAGACAAGTCATTATCTGGGGTGTTGATTGGTGATTTAGTGTGGAATGGTTGAGCGTATGAAGGGAATGCACTAAATCTATCTGAATCTATACGATTTGCTATATAAGAATTTTTAAAGAAATCATCTCCAATAAAAACATTATCTGAGTTAACGACCTGATCAAAAAATTGAATACGGTAAGTTATATCAAGAACTTCCCCCGGTTCCTGTATACATGGGGTGTTTAATGAAATTGCAGTTGCTATAAAGTTAATATTGTTATCTAAGTTAGTTGGTAAGCCATTATATGGGGTGGTGTAAATGCTATTAATGGTTTTAGTTTCTGTGGGTGCTGAAAATCGATAAGTAGTTTCAAGGTAAGGTGGATTTCCATCAAAATATTCCCATGTACTGACTCTTTGGTCAGGTAGAATTAAATCATAATTATCAGGATATGGTGCGGTATTCGATGGATATGTTATGTGTGAACCACCAAACCCCAAGACTTTATTACCGGGGGCAATTTGTCGCTGAGAGGCATGTATTTTTCCGGGGACTGCTCTACTAGTTGATGAGTCTATCCATTGGGTGGTATTAATATCAGGTCGAAAAATATCATTAACTTCCATATATGCCAAAATAACATTGTTTTCTTCGTAAGATCGCTTAAGTTCTCCTGTCTCAGCATCAGATATTTGTAATAAGACACGACCTTTCATATTATGTTGCATATCAACCAACTCTCTTGTATATGTTTAGTATTTATCATCCACCAACAACAGTACCCGTCAAAGTCGTTACATCATAATCAGAAATAATAATATTTACAGAATCTGTTGTGATATTAGATCCCGTAAATACATCAACCTCAGTTGGTTTTTCGGTTATAAAAAATACATCAACATCATAATCAGAAATAGTAATAGTACTATTGTCAGAAGTTGGTGGTGTGGCATCGCGCGCATCGAGGGGAATATTATGAGATATGACCACTAATTTATCAACATCATAATCACTTATATTAATGATATTACCATTCACATTTGATGTATATAATTTAGCTTCGGATAATTCTATAATTTGATTGTTTAAAAATCCTCCAGACGCCCAAATAATATTAGATAGGTGTTGACCAACATATGAATTATCAAATCTAACAATTGCAGAAATTTGATAAGATCTTCCTAGTGTCACCGAACCGAAAAAATAATCGGTTGGTAATAAAGAGGCGATATCATTCCATACTCCAGTTGAATTATCCCTCTCCCTTACAATATAACCTAATATTTCATGTTCAATATCTAAAAACTCCCATGTTAATGTTGCCTCTTCTGCACTATACGATTTACATATAGCAGCATCAGAATTTTCTTCAATTGGGTAATTTGTAATTAAACGTAATGTAAAATCATCATCTCTAAATATTTCAGAAGCATGAATATTAATTAAATTATTATGTGATGATTGTGTATGTTTAATGATATCTACTGGAGATCCATACACGACTACATCATCAAATTTTTCAAATCCAGTTCCTCTGTTTATAAAAAACCTAAACGTCTTATCATCAAAGATAGTTTGACTATAAGAAACTGATAGTTCATTTAGTGGAGTAGTGAATGTTACTGGTGAACCACTTATCTGTTGCCACTCGAACGTATTACCTTGAATATCACCAATTATTTCTGCGGTTAATGTGAAATCTAAATCACAGACGGCCACACCATCCTTTCCAGCACTAAAAAATTGAATAATGCCTGCCGGTACAGCATTTTGACTGAATATAACCTGAAACGGCATTATGGTGTTCCGGTGTTAGCGATGCCCACAATAACTAATGCCAAATCAGAAATAGATGAATCTATATCTTGTGGTGATATCAAATCAATATAATCACCCGCACTTAAGATGAAATTTTCAGCACCAGTATCACCATTAACAAATAGACCACCGTTGATGGTGGGTGCAAAAGTAATAGAAATGGCCGATAACACACCATTAACTGCAATCTGAAAACTAACAGAATTTGATGGTGGATTAATTACCCTAGCATATAATTCAGAATTGGGTGGGATTTGGACAGCGCGGGGAACAATTATTCGAGTCATTATTCGACCACTTTCAATAGCAACTGGTCCTGATGCGAAAAATGATAAATCATAATTAATTCTATGTTCATGATTTTGAACGGTTCCATGTTGCATAATAAGGTTGTCTGAGTGCCTTAACATCCAATAATTCCGCAAGACTGCTTCGCACATTCAAAGAATTTAATTGCGATCCCACCGTAGTATTTGCGGGTGTTCCATGTAAAGTGGTTGTTATTGGTGCGGGGTCAATAACAACATCTATTGCCTTATGTGTATGCCCCAACTGCGAATATGTAGTATCGTGATTATGTGTAATATCTGCAAATAATGTGGCAGCATCAACACCACGATATGTAGCGGCATCGACTGTACCACCATTAGCAAAACTTACAGTAGAGATGATGTTGCCATTTTGTTTTATAGTCACATCATCTACAGATAATCCATTTTGTGAACCGCCTGTTTGTCGCCAGATACCATCACCTTCATTATACACATACTGATTGAATGCGGCTGATGAAAATGCATTACAGACGTATATAGCATTAGTATCAACAGGTGTTTCATAACTATCTACTGTTCCATTGGGTGCATAATTTACAATCTCTCGCTCCCTTCCAGTGAAGCTACCAGATGCCGGTGTGTCACTAGTTCCCGCGATAACAAACCGCATTTCTGGAAATGATATAGCGTCTAATTGTCCACCAAGAATCCAACCACTATCATCAGACCATCTAACAACATCATTTGCGACAAACCCTACCCAATCACCCGAACCAGCACCAGATAATATATAAGCATCACCATTATTGGGACTTGTTGGTGGATCATTTACAGCATCAGATATCAAATTGGCCAGACATACTGGATCTATCCACATTAACCCACTTGTTCTATTATCTACGTATCTTTTTGTTACAGCTTCCAATGGATTTACAGGGTCAGTTGATAGTGTTACTGCGTTATTAAATAATGCATTACCCGTAACATCAATTCCATTGGACTGAATGGTTAGCTTGTCAGCTACATTCACTACGCCATCAATATCTAAATTTCCAGTTACTGTCCCACCAGAAGAGTTTAATTTACTAACTTCTAAATCCGAAATGGCATCCTGTACGGTTGGTGAAATCAAACTTCCGGTGGGAGTAAATGCGATATCTACAGCATCATGACCATGTATCTGACTAGCAAATGGACCACCTTGCAATCTAGGATCATTGTTGGATACTACTATAGGTCTGTTTGCCAATGCTGGTGGAGTTGATAATAAAACTGCGCCTAATGAATCTGTTGCAGCAGTTGGTAAATTCTCAATAGAGCCGGTTGGTCCCCTTGGTCCAACACCACCTAAACCTTGATCAAAAATAATACTATTTCTACTTAATACCTTTGCTACTGGCACTTGTGAAATAGGATATGTTGCAGGCATTGATAAATGTGGATCTACGGTAGTCAATTCACCATTCAATACCCATAATCTAGTTCCAGCTCCATGTGCAGAAAAATCCCATTCTGGGTTAGTGACAGTTCCTTGTAAAATTAAATTGCCTATCTCACCAAATAAAATATCTTCACCCAATACCGCAATTACACTATCCTGTGTTTGGTTGTATTGGGCTGTATCGATTGTTCCATCAGTTTTGACTGCAACAATTTGAAATTTCGCAAGTGATGTACCTGATGCCTTGGCTCGAATAACACTAGATTCTAATCGGACACCAATAACCTGAGATTGATTGTTGAAAAATTGATCTTCTGTAGTTATAAATGAGCCATCATCTCGAACGATAGGAGAGCCAAATTCAGTATATAAAATACTACCTGTTAGGACGCTACTAGTATCACCCATTTGAGTTCCAGTAAATAATGGAAAATCTTTACTGACACTTGAAAAGATAGTTCCACTTAACTTAGCAACAAAGACTCGATGAACTCGCCTAAAGGCCACTCCAATGAATTCTTTCTGTTGATTCCTGTTGGTATCATACCAAGTCTGACCCACTTCTGGATTACTTGGGCGGGAGTTAGCAATTATTGGCGCATATTCCGATACACCAAAACTCCGCTCAAATGTTAATGGATCAAAGTCCATATAAAGATAATAATCCGTGCCTGATAAAAATGGTCCTACCCATGCATCAACTACGGTATTGTCTTCGGTGTGAGTATAGTTGTACTTACCATCTGCGATAGATACGGTGAATGATCTATTATTAGCTAATAGATTTACGTTTCCGCCCGGATTCAATTGCAGAAAGGTTCCTGCCTGCTTTGATACAATACCATGTCTGAACGAAATACGCATTATAATCTTTCCTCTACCAATCTAAGTATTTAGTGGGAAAGTTAAATATTTACTCGTTGAAACTAATCTTGGCTTGTTCAAAAATATTCAATATGGCTTCGGAGAAAACAAATGTTTCTGTGATACCATCAAAATTTGGCAAATCAGTTGGTTCTGATTGATTATATACATTCTTAATTTGAGATAATATATCTGCTTCAACTACATACCGGAATTTGGATGAAACCTGAAAAAAATTAATTAGTTTAATATCAAATATATCTTTGGTATTTTTATTAATTCTTTGTATTGGGTCTTGCCTAATAGTCAATCCGACTTTCAAATATTTTTTCTGAGTCAACTTCTCTCGAAATTCCATAATATAAATATTGGAATATTCTGGTATGTCACGGATACATTCTGGGCACCCTTGCCCCTGTTTATGAACATAGGGGACTTTGAAAAAACTACCATGTTGTTTACACAATATCTTTACTTTTGTGTGAGAGTCTACGTATTCGACTTCAGAATAATTATACTTGTTATTATGTATTATAGTAGATTCTTCAATAAATTGTTTCGTATCTAATTTTTTATTACCACCACATTTAAGACAGCCATGTCCTGCTAAGTGATCCTCTGCTCGCTGTGAGAAAGTTGAATGTATGGGGCATATAATATCAACCATAGATTTTCCATTCAAATAAACAGACTCAGAATAATCATATTTATTTTTATGGATATCTGAAGATCTCATAATAAAATCCTCTTGGGTTAATTTTTTTCTATTGCTACACAGAGCGCAACCATATCCACCATTTATGTGGTTTGTGGGGGATTGCCAAAAAGATCCATGTACCGGGCAAATAATCTCAATTTTTCTACTGGCTGCAATATACTTGGATTTTTCGTATGAAAATTTATTATTATGTACTAATTTTGCATTATGAATAAATTTTCTGGTTTTTTCTTTTATTGAATCTACTCTACCTATTCGTAACTTTTTGGTCATTTACTCACTAAAAGTAGTTTCTCTATAAAGTTCCATTATACCAGATAAATGCCATACAGTATTAGATATATTATGCGCAGTCATACGAGCATAATAATTAGGCCACACACGACTCGTTTCATCAGAAGATAGTGAGATATACGAACTACAATCACCATAACATGATATTTTATTAATAAATCGTTGGACAGGTTTATCATTAGTAGACATTTTATATAATCCAGTGCCAGTGAAGTTGGGTTTCAAATCACCAGCAGCATCTAAGTCCCAATCACCATCCTTTTGGTGAGATCTAGTTATTAGAGACACTTTATTAGGATCAGCAAATCCATGAGTTCCGGTTCCGGGGCCGGTTGGTGAATATTTTATAAAATCTCCATCCAAAATCAAATCTAAATAAGCGGCTTGCTGCAGTGGGACACCGGATGCCATAATTGTTGCTGACATATAATCACCAATCCCACCTCCCGTAAATTTAATATAAGCCTCGTGCATCCAACATTTACCAAAAATAGGATTAAATTTTACATCTACATGGGTTTCGAGGACATCAATCTCAGTATGTAGTTGAAGTAATGGTCCATTACCACAACCATTAATGGGATCTGACATATCATCACCAGCGCCTGTCCATATAGCATAAGTTTCGACGCCATCTACTTGTGGTTTATATGATGTATGAACCGCTAATTTCTTGCCGTCGATTGGAGATTTTGAAAAAGTATCGGCGATATTAACAGTGATTGAATTACCATTATCATCCAATAATTCCTGCCCACCATCATCAATAATATCCTTCTCGGCCTGTGTCATTTCAATTACTTTCGAATTAACGTCATCCCATTTCCAATATAATCTTGGTTCGTCGGCAACATCATCAATGTTTGGGTTGTGTGCCCATTCAGACTCTGGATATTCCGAAAGATCAACATTAATAAGAAATTCATATTTTCCGAATTCATTTGGTGTTTTTTTAATTACATTTGTCATTGTTCGTTATCCTGTTAAGATGTTAGAAAACTAAATCTTATATTTGCATAAAAATATCGTGTTGCAGTCATAGTTCCTAGAGGTCTAAGATATAACCTCAATTCTGAGTCAAATTCAACATGGTGGTCAATATCAATCTTGCGCCTCATTTTATCGTTAGATGCTCCAGTAAGGGGTATCCCAGATGAATTATTCTTGAAAAAATCTCTATAAATAACTTCATTAATCATTTCAGCATCATTATCAATACCTGTCTCCCAGCGTGTTATGGGATTGGGAGTTGATTTAACAAGCACCATTTCAACGTCAGTAACAGTTACGTGATTCATTCTACCCACTATAATAAAATCTCTCACTATATCTCCAGCCTTTAGGAATGTTCCTTGATGCTCCCATTCAATCAATGGATTTTCTTGGGTTCCACAATTCTCTACCCATTGATAATATGTGTCGGTGTATAAATCATCATTCGGCGTTACCCATCGCTTATCAGTGTAGCAATACATTCGTCCACCCATACTACGCACATATAAATCAGAACTATCTGATTGGTATAGTGGATCGGGGACTACATAACTTGTTAATATAGCATCAAGAGCTACATTTTCAGTTGTGGTGAGTGGTCCTGCTCCTGCAAATGTTAATGATAATAAATCTGTTCCATCTGTAATTTGAATACTTTCAAGTGATGCTGTTATATCCGTTGACTCCGATATTAATCGCTCTAAATATGCAGGATCAGGAATAGTGGCTGTTTTAATTATGGTAAAAGACATATTATATTACCGATTGAATGTTTAGACGACAGGAATTTGCAAGTGTTGTTAGTGTTCCACCTCCGTTATATCGCCGGGATTGAATTCTGAGTTGTTGGCCTGTTGTAACGACTAAAAGAAATTTTGCATGGGCAGTATCTGCACCGGGTGCTGATTGTCTGTGGTATCCCCACGCCTTTGATCCCGTAACCTCAACATTATTGAGTGTTGCGCGTGTTTCAGACCCACATCGACTTGAACCAGCTAAAACAGTAATTGATACATCGTATTCAATTTCATATGTACCGGCTCTGGTAAATGTAACAACTCCATTAGATTCTATGTAACCCACATCCTGTCTTACTTGCGTATTAAAATTTATCGTAGTGAATGTTGTGATGAATGTTTGTGTTGTTCCACCATTATGGTAATAAGCACGGCGAGGAATTAAGCTCTCATTATTTATTCTATAATCAGCGGCAGTACCGATAACATTCATTACGCCTGCTTGGAGTGTAGTAACTTCCGTGCCATTCTCTTTCCAAGAAAATCCATTGGTTGCAGAGGCAACTGCACCAGCGCCACCAAATTCATTAGAAAATTGTGGGTTTGCTTCTGTACCATTACCAATAACATTAAAATCTATATAAGGTGAATCATCATCCTCATCAACCAATTTTATACTGGGTGTATTACCATCATAATCATAAGTTATCCAACCATTTATTCCCGGCGTACTACGGTTGAAATAGGTACGCATTCCTTCTGCAACCCCAGTAGTGACAACTTCAACATACAGTGCTGCGTTAGTATCAGCTGCTACAACTTGTGTATCACCCCCAACAGTTAATTGGTTGGTTGCTGGGGTTCCACGTATATGAATACGACGGTTTAATTCATCACGTAAGAAGTCTGCGGAGCCATCAAAATCACCATCAGTATTGAATTGGATGCTGTTCAATGGTGCGGATGGAGTTCCGCCGCCGGGATCACCCTTGTCACCTTTAACCCCATCTAATTTAACGATAGCCATTGTCGCGTTAGTATAGGCTGTTAAAGTATCACCAGTACGTCTCAACTGTAGTGTTACAAAATCACCTGCTGATAAAGTTACGAAAAATTGATTAGATAAATGATCATCTACAGCTGGGCCACCGGCACCACTCAAAGAGGAATCTGATACAGCTGCTGTCCGGGCATTTGAACCATTTAATACAGTTGAATCATTTACTCGAATTCGACCAAATGCCTGAGCTGTTGAATTTGGTGTTGGGCTGTTGATACTGACGTTATATGTTATTAAATATATTCCATCAGCTTTTACTTCTATTCTGTCAGCAGTTGCGCTATTATGTTCTAGGGTAGTGGCATCTGTTTCTTCATCTGGTGTAGCATTCCAAGTAATATCCGCATATGTTGTAGTCAATGTATATGCTGATGTTCTCCTAACTTGAACAACTGCTAATGGAGATCCTTCCGCTCCAGCGACTATATCTCCATATTGGAGAACTCCATTGTCATCAACATACAATGCTTTAGACGTAGATCCATCATCTCTGGTATTTGGATACTCAGGAAATTCAATATCACCATTATCTTTAAGAGAAATGTCATATCTCGTAACACCACCCGTAGCTGCTAAATTTAAGTTACCATCTTGAAAAAATATAGTAGCCGAGTTTGTTGATCCATTTGGTCCACCCGTATCAGTATTATTAAATCCAATTCTAGGTGAACCTGACCCAAAAGCATTATTTGATGTCAATATGATACCATCGTTATTGAATATTGTTGTTTCTTCGCCTCTAGTAGCAACTGATAATTGATTTGGTCCTTTACTAAAAAATCCAGTATCAGAATCTCTAAAGTAAATAGTTGGTTCTAATGCTGTACCTTGTGGAACATCTATAGGTGTTAAAAATTGCGTTGAGTCTTCAACCATTCTAGCAACTTGTGTACCATTCACTTGATAAGTTATTATTGGAAAATCTATGGCAATATTATTATCAACTTTGATATTAGTTGTACCATCAGCGTCAATTATTTCCCAAGCATTGTGACCACCTACAATATTGGAAATATCTATTGATGATTCAATTTCAGATGCTAAATCTTCTGGGGTTTGTCGTGTGAATGTGGCCCCGTCAAACTTCAGAAACGTGCCGGGTGAAGATAGATCCACATCAATGGCGTCTGCAATTCTGGCACCGATTGGCATCCTAAAATGGGGTTCATTATGTGATTTAACTAGATTAATAGCATCTGTAGTAGATAAGTTAGTTGTTATATCTATTGGATCTTTAACAACAATATTGCCACTACTAATAAGTTGATTTAAATCACCGTCAACACTACCACTAACAGTAACGTCGGCGGCATTACCTTCGGTTGCTAGATCGATACTTTGATTGGGTGAAAGGGATAAACCAAGATCGTTTATATCTACCTCTACACCTGAAACATTTTCGATTATTAACATATTTTTTCAAACTCACAATGTATAATCATATTTAGTCTGAAGTATTGTTATTCCTTAAGTTAACTGAATTTATTACAGTATCGAAAGCGTAATGGTGTGTTTAAGCACGCCATTTTACGAAAATAGAAACCGCAGTATCTCTGAGATTTCCCCCCACATTTCGGAGGCGGATGCGATCTCCCTGATTAAAATCGACGTTAAGGGTAGTATTAACAAATTGTGCATTAGGGCTGACAACAAAACTTCCAGCAGCAGCTACTGGTGTTGTAGATGCACCATTGTAAATATTGATGGTGCTAGCCTCTTGAGCATTCTCACAATGTGCGGTTGCCATGACAATAGTTCCATCCAATGGCATAATATATCCAGAATCTGCATCTCTTGCGCCTGCAATTTCAATCCAATCGTTGTTAGATAGTGCGTTTTCAGACCACATAAAGGTATTTGAATCAACAGACAATTCTTTATCTGCACGAGTACTATCTGGAATAGTTGCAATTTGTTGGCCATTAATATCCGACATTGAAATATCAGGAATTCCTAATATGGCTGCAACACCATCAGCTAATTGTTGACCAGACATTGATACATTATCGATACCATTGAAAGCTGCTAATTCGTCAGTAGCAGATAATTCATCTGTAGAGTCAGTCAAATTATCAATATCAAGACCAATAGTAGGATTGGATGGGTCAGTATTATCAATTACAATTCCCTGTTCTCCTGCTGCGGTTGAAATAGAAACGGAACCAACCAAATCAAGATCATTAACAAGATCGTCAAATGTTACTTTAGTAACTTCACCTGTTGTTGGATTTACAACCAACAATTCATCTGTTCCAGAAACATCACTCGCTATCGGATCTACTGAATTACCATTTAGGGAGAAGCGCAGCTCACTATCCGCATTATTAACATCAAGTGATAGGCCACCATCTGCTCCAATAGTAAATGTATCATTTGCCTGATCTGCTACAATATTCACATCACCAGTTGTATTACCATCTGCAACAATAGTAACAAAAGCATTTGCAGTTGCCGATTCTGCGATTTCATTAATCGTATATGTTCTATTTTCATCCGCAGAAACATCATAAACAATAACAAGATCGTCTGATGCTATAGCATCTCTACTAGGTGTATTCTGGATATCCAAGCCAATAACAGGATTGTTTGCAACACCATCGCCATCCGAGATGACTAATCCACCCAAATCACCCGCTGGGGCAACTTCAATTTCTCTACTCGTATACGAACCGTCTGCAAGTCTTACTGGAAATCCTTCCCCAGTAATGCCATTTACGACACCCAGATCAGTTAAAACATCTCCGAACGTGGTTTTTGCAGTATTGGTAGAGTCGGATACATCACCAATAATAATCTCGTCGGTAAGTTCAACTGAATCTGGTGCCACTGATACATTTGTCGTAATAACTGAAAATTCAGTGCCATTCAGTGCCAGTCCTTCCCCTGCACCATAAGTTCCCTGACCACTATTTTGTGTCCAATTAACATCATCTGTGTTTAGACTAAGTTCTCCATCACCAGTAACTACCCATCCAGTTGATCCATTAACCGTTCCACCTTCAACGAACGTAGTATTACCGGCAGATACTTCATTTGAAGAGCTACCATCTTGATCCTCTGCTCTAGTAAATACCGTTTCAGAAGCTGCATCAGCACCAGAAACCACGTAGATACCATTCTGTGTTGGATCAATTTGATCTTTTATTAATATTCTGTCACCATCTTCCAATGTCACGCCATCAACTACGGTTGCACCTACGGCTGGGGCAGTTAATGTATCACCCACACCATTTGCTCCGGCATCAACATAAGTAAATCCAGTATCAACTACTGAAGCGGCCTGAACTGATTCTTTGTGATCCATGCCATTTGCTAAGGCATCTACGTATTCTTTATTTGTAACATCCTTTGGATTAACAGGAGCATCTTGTACTGTTAGTTCACCACCAGAAGCAACATTGATTGTTGCACTTGGTGCTACTTCTAATGTTCCACTACTAAGGGTGTCACCCGTGTTGCGTAAAAAGTTATCTTCTAAATCAAGTTTCCCCGTATCCGAATCGTAAGAAACAGCATCTTCCGCAGAGAACATATCTCCAACAATATCTTGTATAGCAGAAGAATTATCTGTACTTGCTAATACGTCTGTTAGTGGTTTGGCAGTTGCCGTGGTTCCGTTTGGACCAATAGTAACAACGTGATCCTCAGTCAAGGCTATGTTGGGATCATCTAGTGCAGCAAATCGACCACCCAGAACTCCCCAATGAATTTGGTTATGATTTCTAAGCACTTGTGCGGATTCAGTTTCAGATAACTCAATTAATTCATTTGGATCACGTGGATCAAGAACCGTAATTGCACCTGCAGTTACTGCTGCTTGTAAATCTGCTGAATTTGAAACATCTTCTGCTCGCTCATCCACTAAATCATATATATCACCCACATCACCCGAAATTGTCAATCCTAAATCATTTACAATAAGTGGACCTTGAAGTTTGATAACCAGTTTAATTGCTGCCATAATATTTTATTCCGATGATATATGTAAATGCACAAGCACTATCACATTATTTATTAAATTATGATAAAATTATATGATTATATATATTTGGTTGTGATCTAATATTATCAGTTATCAAACAAAGCAACTTTTCTAACAATCTAATTTTTTCAACTTTTGATGTTTTATAATTGAATACATTATAATTAACATATATAAGTGTTATTTTATTATCTTTGGATATCTGGCGCTTTCGTTTATCCCGCCATTGAGTTAATTTAAATTTTTCAACTCCTCCAAAGTGTGTTACAGGGTAAAAATGCTGTTCGCCGTTAATTTCTATAGCTATATTATATTTTGGTAAAAAAATATCATAATGTTGAGGAGCTGATGATCTCTGTGGATCATCCATCATAAACTTTGGGGTGTATGAATTTTCAACGATAATGTCATCATCGAGATTATTTTTAATATATTCAAATACTTCAAATTCTGTTTTATTGATTGGATTGCAGTGTGTACAACCCATATATTCATCTTTGAATATATTGGATGGTAGACTATTCCATTCGTTATTACATGAATTACATTTACATCTGATATATTCATTGGTTTTTGTAAACGGAGTTAGAAACGTAATATTTAAATGTTTAGTACGATTTTCAAATTCTTGGGGTGATAATCTACCGCTTAATCCCTTTTTAATATTTCCACACTTCGGACAACCTCTAGGATTGCGCTTTTTCAATAAATTGTTTGGTCGTGCATTCCATTCATGTGAACAAATATTACACTTACATTTAACCAGAGATGAATAATTTTTGTATTTTCCTAACACAGTAATTGGATATGAACTTAACTCACGAATAAATTGTTCGTGAGTTTTTTTTGGTTGATTTTACCCAACAACTTTTACAATTTTTTATATTCTTTCTTTTTAAGTTACTAAAATTCGCTCGATGTACATCACCACAATTTAAACACTTATATTCTATTGGAATCGAATCCTTAATATAAGGACTAAGTAGTTCTAAATTTAAATTCAGTAGTGTTTTCTTTACTATATCGACAGATAATATTCTACCCATAATATTCTACCCATAATACCTTTAAGGGACTAATCGATGCTTTATTGTTAAATTAACTACAACGTCTTGAATATTTCCGGGAGTTGATCCAGATACATCCTGTGCTTGTAGGCGGATTTTTTGACCTCTGGTATAATCTATATCTAATGTAGTATTAACAAATGTTGAATTTTCGCCACCTGATAATGTTCCAATATTACCCTGATCTACATCATCTACAAATAAATGTACATCCTTCTCGCTAGTATCTGTATTTTCACAATGTGCTGAGACATAACATACACATCCATCGAATTCAGCAATAAATCCAGATTCAGCATGAGCGACATTTCCTAAACGGAGCCAATCTAAATCATCAACCCTACCTCTAGTAAAAATATGATTTTGTTCAGAAATACTCAAAATCTTATTCCCCCGCACAGAATCCGGGAATGTAAGCATGGGTTGTCCATTAATAGTAGATTCAACAAATGCGCTAGTAGCGGGGGGTGATGACGATAATGGTCTTGTAAGTACTATACTGGTAGTCATTACTTTTCCAGAATACCGTTAAACTTCCTTGCTAACGTTTTAAGTGATCCTTCTGTAATTAATACCATATCAATTAACTCAGATTCAAATTCTTCCACCTCTCTAATTGGGATATGTATAATTTTTGATTTCTTATTGTGTAGGGTCACTGAATACTCACTATAATCAATAGATTTGTCCAGTGATGGTTTTTCAGTCGTGTTGGTATTTTGCAATCCTGATAAAAATGAAAATTTTTGCATCTACTTAATATCCAATGGTATAAATGTATTTAGTGTGTTGTTTAGGAACATTGCATAAATATTTATATTATAAGTATATACTGTAACATGGAAATATAAATGTCTGAAATCATCATAACATCTTATTTTGCGTCTAACGGTGTTCCATCAATTGGATTGACGCCATCATTAAGAATTTGGGAGATTACCAATAATGGACAAGATTTGATTATTGGCGACTCAGAAGGAACGGGAAATGCTGGGCCTGCTGGTGGTGGTAATGGTGCTGGAAGTACTGGTGTTGATGGTGTCATGGTTGAAGTAGTTGATAATTCTGCAAGTGATGGTTTCTATCGTTATACTTTCGATGAATTTAATGGATACGATCCTTTAAAATGTTACGTATTTAGAGTCGATGGTGGTGACACACTCAATCCATCCGAACGGTATCAGGCAGGAGAACTTTCAATTGAACAAAACGCGGAAGCATTGGTTGACTTAATTTATAATGAGCCTGCCAATGAACATATCGTGACAGGTAGTTTTGGTGAGGTTATAAACCAAATCAATGCTACAACCGCACAAACATTTATGGATTTGGGTGATGTTATGGAATTGGTAGAACTTGTAAGAAAGTACAATACAAATAGAACGCGAGTCGATATGGCTACCAACCAATTAACAGTATATGATGATGACTGCGTGACGCCGCTGAGGGTGTTTAACATGTTGAATGGTAACGGAGAACCAAGCCTATCTGAAATGTGTGAGCGTGTTCCAACGGCTGCCTCTGACGGCCAGCCTGTGTGTTAAGATGACGCCTGCTGTTGTATCAGTATTAACCAACGGACTTACCTGTGGTCAAACTACTGCATGTCAGGGTGGAACCCTTATAACTGCTGGACCATTTTATATATGGTGTCAAATGGTCCCACCACCAGTTCCAGATCCGGGTGGTGGGGGAGCAACGATATCGAATGGTTGGGCTGCACCTATCCACGCACAACCAACTGGCCCAACACCCATTAGAAATAATAGTATTCATAACCCAAATAACCAAACACTAGTTGGTAATCCATATCAACATTTAGGTAATAAATCGCCCGTCGTAATAACCTTCAAATTGGGAAATATTGAGCGTGAAAAAATTTACATGGTTGATAATAATAAACGAGAAGTAATTATTAAAGTGGGTAACATTATCCATAAAATAGAGGCCAAAGTTTCGGTAACAATTTCATCACTAAGAAGAACAACCGGCAATATAAAAATAAAAATATTAAACTCTCGCATGTTTAGAAGTAAAAATAGTGATTGAGCACCTAAATACATATTCAAAGAACGAGAAAATCAATGAGCGAAATTCTACAACTTAACCATCAAAGTGAAAATACCTACGAATTTACTTTAGACGTTGATGGAATTACTTCATCCGAAATTCGAGCTTGGTTTATTATCAAGACTGCATCACTGGAATTATCATTTCCATGTACTCAAGATAATAAAGAATTTAAATGTATCATTCCCGCAATACCCTATATCGAAAGAAGTACATATACTGCATGTATTCGAATAACTGCGAATGGATTCTTTTTTGAACCAGTGACTGACTTACTTGTTAATGTAGTCGGGAATCTAAATCTAGAAACAGGTAGTGTCAAAGAAGTAAAATTAACTCCGAAAGTAAAACCTAAATTTGACAATATGAAAGAGTTTTCAAAAAAGAAGGAAGTCAAAACTAAGAGTAAGGAGAAAAAGAAGGTTAGTGAATCAATCGCAAATAACATTTTAAATGAATTTGATAATGGATTAATGATTGAAGAGATAGATAATGATACTTCAACAATTGACTTGAATAAGGATGCAAAAGTTAAGTCTATATTGGAAGGATACACATCACGAAAAACTTCTGTTAAAAATACACAAAAGTTTATTAGGAAATCCTAAGATACCATACCAGCCCTTTTTAGGGATTCTAACGTTTTAATAATATGTTTACATACACCCGGAAGCTTCTTAGGGTTATCGGAGGCTCTATCTGTGATTGGAGTATATGGCATAGGCTTCTTACCCGATAAACTCCCGTCAGTGGCGTTGTATGGAGCAAAGCGATGATAAAAATCTAAACATGAGCACCTCACTTTCACATTAATATTTGATAATTTTATTTTTTCAACGTGGTACGTTTCACTATCAGCACCCGTGAATGTTACATTACCAAAAGTCTCTATATCTTCAAAATTGACATCTAGAAATTGAATTGAGACATCATACTTATTACCATCACTTACGACTGGTGCCTTTATTTCCAATATATTAGATGGTATTGCTGGAATCATACTAATCTGTCTAACCTGAACAGCATCGGTCGAAAATTGGCGACGTTTGGTATTTAATTGCTTTATATTATTCTGTAATTGTATAGCAGTAGTTTCGTCAAGAACGACGGATTGTTGATCTTCATTTTCAATCTGATCAACAATCCGTTTTCCGCGAATAAAATGAAATTCTGACATAATTTAAATACCTCATCAGGGGTATTTATTATTTCAATACAATTGTAGAAAATTCACCGATTAGAGGATATGACAAACCGTAATACTGATTGACTACTGATGATTCTGGTAGTTGCTTATCGTCTCGTGTAATCCTTCGTGATTTTAGAGTATCCAAAGGAACTCGAAAAAGTTGAGCACATGTATGATATCCGCGCCGATCTGCTTCTGTCAAATACACCCTACGGCGCTTAGCACTTAAGTTAGTATTATCAATATACATTGACCCACCATCTTTAATTTTAGATACAAAATCACGCATTACCTTAGAAGAAAATTCTGGATCATCACATGATTCCTTAAATGCAATCGCCGGATCATTTGAATATAACTCCAATCGCAGCTGATCCATAGAATGAACCACTACATCTAATGTGGTTAATTCTTTATCAAAAAATGTAGATTTTCCTGATCCAGATGTGCCAACCGGAACATAAAGAGTTGGTGCGTCTGTTGTTGGTGCTGATGATAGTGTAATTGTATTGTCAGATCTCACAATTGGAAAATCCATATCATTTGATAACAATATATAATGTTGAATTTTTTCTTCAACATTCTTCATATTATTCTTGTCATCAGTAATTCTACCCATATTATCCGCCCACAACAAATCAAGATATGACAGAAAATTTTTATTGTTTAACATACTTCTAAAAATATTAAGAAGCTTTTTTGGATTTTTTGTACCCCAAGGACGATGATGTTCAATCATCACCGAAATAACATATGCATCTACACCAGAAATATTAAACGCGGATTTTAGGTAATCTTTGTGATTGGCATAGAAATCCTCCCACATTCTAGCTGATCGCAATTCATGGCCTGCAAATGATTTGTAATTGCCACGTTCCTCAGTGAATTTATCCTCTTTTACATGAGGCTTCCCAACATCGTGAAATGCTGCTGCCATTAATGCCAAAGTAGGAGAATGGGATGTTTTTACATCTACAGAATTACTACTCAGGCGCTGAATGAGATTCATTACTACCATATCGGTATGGCGAGCAACATTATTTTCTCTGTGGTATGGAGAGTCTTCCTGCATCCTCTCCATTTGTCCATATATACCCAGACTCTTGAAAACGTTATTATAAAATTCAATAAAGTTAGGTAGTTGATTTGCTAGATTGTTTTTTCTCACGGGCTTTTTTACTCAGTTTCTTGTTTATATTAACCCGAGTCAAAATTGTTTGTCTCAAGCCATTAAATTTTTCATGTTTTTTTACAGTAGCGCGTATATCATACACCCTTCCTGCTACGAATGCGTTAATTTGATCAATATTTGAGGGGAACCACACAAACAAATTTCGTTCAGAATCTAAAAATTTTATTATTACACTTTCACAATCAACTCTTGAGATAATCTTTGATTCGAGAACTGTCACTCCCAGTTCATATCGATTTTTGATGTCTCCGAAAAAATTATTAGAATATAATTTTTCATTCTCTATTCTATTTTTATGGCTCATCTTAAAAGAATTAATTGCTGATACCAACATGGGAAATTCATATGTTGGTATCTCTTCCTTATGAACAAGTTGTCGCAATTTCCGCATATAATCACTGCCACCATCCTGTGATAAAATCCATTCAATTACCGCAGATGCAACAAATTTATCAGTTGATTCCTTACCCTTACGAGCTGTTGCTACAGTCTCTTTTTTTGTCAGTGCTGCGCCAATCGCAATCTCATTTACAGTAAGAATGGTTGTTACAATATCTGCAGTTGACTCAGCACCTGTTGTAAACGCATCCTTCTTTGATTTCCATCCATAGGTACATATCACAGCATTTGCACAAGTGAGAACATCCAAACAACTATAAAGTTTCCGTCTTGACATTTTTATATTATTTGATGGTTGTTAATTTAATAGAGCATTCTAACACAAAAAATAAAATATGTGTGAATTGGATTAAATAACGATTACTCCAACGTCACTATCATCATCGCCCCAATCTGAACTCCATTCGTCATGTGACTCTTCATCTTGATGGTTTCCGTATAAGGTATCAAATGCAGCATCTTCGTGGTATGCGATATCCTGCAAAATTCTAACTATTATCAAGACGGCTGCCACACAATCATCTGTTGCACCATCCTGTGCTGCATAAGCGGATTTGCTCCGAACAAAGGATTTCAATTCCTTTAATAGAATAGATGATTTAATTTTTAATGTTCCAGATTCAAACATTTGCTTAAAGGTAACACATGCCGCCATTTTATTTCGTGTTGTAGTTGTCATTCCACGTCTTTTGGAATTTGTTGTGTTTGCATCTGTTATGAACTCAACTTCAGGCTGGGTTTCATCATTTTCGAATAATGAAATAATTCCCTCACCGACGCCATTATTTTCAACAGAAAAATAAACTAAACAATTTTTTGATACTAGATATTGTAGTAGATTTTTTAATACGTCATATAAATCATTAGTATTCATTGTATTGTTTCTATACTCTGCAACCTGCTCCATTGTAGGGAAACTGAATACTTGAATTACCGAATAATCCTTTCCACTACCCGTTGCCGGATCAACTCCCAATAAATATGTCTTATCCGATTTTATATTTTCCCAGAATTTAACACCCTGAACCTCTCTTATTATTTCATGTTTTTTAATTTCAGATGAAACCACACCCATAAACATACTACTAATAAGTAAGGCATCAGAAGATATAAACTCACACTCAAATTCTTGTTTCCATTTTCTTTCTCCTACATCACTAATCATTTTTCGCTTAAAATCATCATCCCTACCGGGTGGTGCATCCCAAGGAACATAGAGTGATTTGTATTCGTTTGTGCCCATCTCTGCACCGCGCCATAAATCAGCAAATAATCCCTGATCTCCATTTGGGGTGCTTGTGATAATAGCAGAACCACCAGTCGATAGCGTGGGTGTAATCGACGCCCAAAATTCCTGCTGTATACGGGGTTCTATAAACGCAAGCTCATCAGAATATAACAATGATACGTCCAATCCTCGACCAGAATCTTTAGTAGTAGCCTTTGATACTATTCGACATCCATTATCAAATTCCAATTCATGCTTATTGAAGTTTTCGGTATTCGCTCCGGGCTTTAGCCACATTGGGAGATTTTCATATATATCTCTAATACGAGATACCATTTCCATACTATTAGCATTGTGATTAGACACTATCAGTGTCGTCTTCTTGAAGTTAAACATGTTAAACCATGCTATATAAGCTCCCGCAACAACACTCTTTCCAGTTTGTCTTGCGCTCATAACAACAACACGATCATTTCCTTTATATAAATTGATCATATCCTCTTGATAGTCATATAAATCAAGAGGAACTACGCCGAGCTTAGGGTGAACAATCTTTACATAATTCCTACAGAAGTAGATTGGGTCAGCCATACAACGCTTAACTTCTAAGACTTGCTCCGGAGTTATTTCAAGTTCTGAATTTGATTTTCGTATATATTGGTTAGCTGCCATTTAATATTACGCTTAAGGTGTAATATTATTTATTAGATATTTTTGGGGGGATTATTCTCCACCACCTCCACTATCACCACCACCCCCAACACCACCAAATGAAGTAGAGTCCCCATAATTGTTCCAACCACCCCATCCACCATACCAACCACCAACACCGCGTGTATAATTATTGGAGGATGTCTTTTTAGACTTTTTCTTTTTCTTTTTTTTCTTCTTCTTACCTTCGTAAAGATCTTCTAGATTCATGTTAGTTGCCCCGTTTCATATAAACTACAACTTGATTAGTTCCTGCAACTGGGCTTAGGCCATTTTTCACTGGATATTCACCACCCTCATTATGAGCGGTATTTACCTTAAAGCCATGTCTTGAATATAAATCATAAAGATGACCAGATAATTTACCATTTTTATCTTGAGTTGCAAAAAAATCAAGTTTTTTAGCTCCGTTCGCAATAGCACTCTGCATAATACTATTACCTCTCCCACTGACTAATGAAAATACAGATACTAAATCACCATCTGACTTCACCATATAACCACTTTTCCCGTCATTACTAAGATATGTTTTATATTTTTTATAATCACTTAATGAATAGTCAGTTAGCACATCCATCCCCTTGGATTTATTACTAGATTTCATATTTTTCTTAGCCTCATTTATGGCTTTATTGAAATCTTCTGCAGATGCTTCAGTAAATTTTAAGGGAGTATCGGATTCAAATAGGTGTTGTAATTTCATAAGTATTTTAATTAATCTATTGGTGTATTCTTTTATTTATTATTTTCCATAATAAATCGTTGTTTACCACAGTCCCATATTCTATAAATTTCATTCCGGAGACAATTTTCATATTCCGTCTCTGTTGGATCAAACTCTTCACCCAATAATATTTCTAATTTCTTTCTACGAAAATTGAATTTGTGCATTCGAGTTCGATCATAATAATAAAAGTAATCAGGAGCTAATGTATTATCTAGTATCCAACCAGTTTGTTCATATAAATTACCATCACTCCATCGATTATCTGCAAAAGATGTGAGTTTATTCCAAAGATTATTATTCTTAAAATACTTCAACAATTTAGAAAATCCCCCGACTACTCTATGAGATGTTGCATATCTATTCAATACAAAATTACCATTTTTATTATTCGTGAAAATCATACAAGCTACTAAATCACCATCATAATAAAGCCCATAATTGATAGAACTAGATCCATCACCTTGAATATGATTATCATCTAAGAAAATTGTTTTATCCTTCTTAGGTACTTCCATAATTTCACATTTTCGAGCATATATTACTGGGCGATCATCTTTATTGAGAAGTGATTTTAATTTGTTTTTAACCTGCTCATTTCTTTCCTTCCATTCATCTTCAAATATAGTTATTAATTGAATTCCTTTCTTTTTACATTCTTCGTATTTACTATGATGATAATGCCTATATTTTCCAAACTTTTCACTGTGCCAGTAATTTCCACAATATTCAATTGCTAAATTATGAGATGGTATGTAAATATCTAATTCTTTTGGTGGGATTATTTTCTTGGAATTTTGAATTGTTTCAATTCCTAATGATGTAATGAAATTATTAAGTATCTCCTCTTCTTTATTATTGATAAAACATTTATTACACCCGACTCGCCCAGACAAATGACAATCTGGTGTTTGTTTAAAACTAATATTATGTTCAATACAAAAAATATCAACTTTTGTTTTCGAATTCTTATATGATTCAGGAGTATATATAAATCTAGTTGAACCATATAATGCATATGAATCACTAACAAATTTATCAAATGATTTAGTCAAATTTGCTATACTAGATAATCTGGAACATTTTGGACAACCATTACCCCTCATATGATTATTCGGTGTTTGTGAAAATTTTCCATGTATAGGACAAATAATATCTAATTTAATTTTCGCATCAACATATATCGAATCCTCATAACTATAAAAATTATTATGCTCATCATTTGAGCGGACAATAAATCGATTGAGTTTTTGCTCATTTGTTATTTTATTATATTTTTTCTTACGTCGAATATTACTTGAACATTTACTACAACCATAACCAGCCATATGTGATGATATTCTTTGCTTAAAACTCCCATGCTTCGGACATTTAATATTTACATATGATTTGTTCGTTAGTACATCGGATTCACTTATTAAACTATAATCGTATATATTGTTATGAATTTTGTTAGATGTTTCTATAAACATTGATAGAGTAATAGACTTTCTATTTGTGCATTGTGGGCAATTTTGGCCCGCTAAATGAGCTGATGCACGTTGTTCAAAATCTCCATGTTTTCTACAGGTGATTATTAATTTTTTTCTACTTGTAGTGTATTCACAATTATCATACAAATATCGATTATTATGAACTTCATTTGCCCGTGTTATAAACTCTTGAGTGTTCATTATGATCCATTTTCAAATTCAACATACAGAAAAGGGTCCAAATGGACCCCTCTCTTTATATATTAAATCTATTATAACATAGATTTTATGGTTAATGTTAACTATATCCACCCAAGGCAGAACCAGCACCAGAATACCCGCCTAAGTCTTGACGCCAGTGATCAATACTCAAAGTCACCGTAATTTGAACTGCTTCAGAACTAGAATAATCCATATCACCATATTGAACATTCTCAAGGAAGCAACCTTCTAGTGTCATACGCTCAACAACCTCTGGCTCATTACCAGTACTTGTTTGATCAGTTGCTGGACCAAGACCGCGACCACCATCTAGAAGTTCTAAGCGACATGCAAACTTGTAATGACTACCCTCGGCAGCGGCCCCTAGAAATGGACCGGCTGAACCAGTAAGCCACTGTTGATACTGGAGCTGCTGCTGAAGAACACGAGATGCTGTACTATTAATATCATCTTCCAATGTAAAATCAACTGGCTCAATCATATGTTTACCAGCAACAAAAGAACGCGAATTAAATCGATGCAATTCAATTTTATCGAAATTCAATGATGGGCGAGTGAACGTCACAAGCTGATGACTCAATGGTAGGGAGTTTACACCACCTGCCATACCAACAAAAAATACGCGCCAGCGGTGCTGATGCTTCGGATGGAGAATTCCGTCTCCTACGCCGGGAATACCAAAATCATTCAATGTAGACAAAATTCTATCCTCTTAAACTAGACTGCTTAAATGCTTATAAAGATATTTATTAAATTGGTCTATTCTTGAAAGGTTTTTTACACTTTATCTCCGTAAATATATCTATTTTTCCCACAATCCCATAACCTATAAATCCCAAAATCTAAACAATTTTGGTATTCAGTCTTATCACTATCAAATGATTCCTGCATTATATTTTGTAACTGGCGTCTTCTAAAATTGAATTTATGATGCACTTTTCCCTTATAAAAATAACTATAATCTTCAGGCAATACGCGATCTAATTTCCAACCAGTTTGTTCATATAAATTACCATCACTCCATCGCAAATCAGCAAATGAAATCAACCGATCATACGTATAATTATGCTGTACATATTTTAACAATTTACTCAAACCACCAACTACCCGATGGCTCGTCGCATATCGATTAACAATAAAATCATTATCCTTTTTCTTTAATCCGACACATGCAACTAACTCATTGTCGTATTGTAGTCCAATATTGATTGATGAATGTCCATCACCTTGAATATGATTATTATTGAAAAATATAGATTTTTCACCCCTATCAACTATAGTAATAGTTGTTTTGCGAGCAAATACAGTATGTCGATTATCTACACCCACAACTGATCGCAATTTATTTTTAACCAACTCTTTAGAATCAACCCATTCATTAGAAAATATAGTAATTAGTCTAATTCCCCTATTATTACAATCTTCTAATTTATTTTTGTGATATTTCCGATCTCTTAAAAATTTTTCAGTATGCCAATACACTCCACAATACTCTATTGCCAGATTTAATTTAGGTAAATAAATATCAATTTGTTTTGGGGATATTATATCAAAACTCTGAGAAATGACTTTACCATCATATATACTTTTTATAAATTCCAAAACTTCATTCTCTTCATTAGAAAATGATTTTGAACATTTTGGGCAATTATGCTTATTTCTCAATAAATCATTAACTGCTGGATTAAAATACTCCCCACATTTTTTACATCCAGTAGATGGCTTATCGAATGATCCTATAAACTCACTAGTCCATTTATCAAACATGAAAGTATTGGGTCTGTTCGTCTCAATATTTCTTATAGTATCAATAGTAGATCTTCTAGACTTTGATACCACATTTTTTCTATTACAACTACAACCATGTCCCTTTTTATGATTTGATAGTAATTGAGTAAACCATGTATTGCAGGCGTTGCATTTTATATCTACTTTACTGCCATCAGACACATCGTTGGATATCCTAGAATAATCATATCGAAATTTTCCATGTTTTTTAACCGCAATATCGATGTGTTGTTTTCGCGTCTTCTTCTTTTTTTGAGTTCGATTATTTTCGGCGCAAGTAGGACAACCTCTACCTGATTTATGTGAATTTAATTGTTGAGTAAAATTTCCATGTTCAGGACAAATATTTTTAACAAGATCTTTAGTTGTTAATTCCCTTGGCCATAAAGAATAATCATAAAAATTATTATGTTTTTTATGACAGTCTATCTTATGTTGTTCTGGAGTTTTCATGCCCCTCGATTATAACACAAATCAATCAGATTCTGGATTAACAACCTTTGGATCTTTTCCCTCAGCTGCAGTAGCCTCAGCCAATGCCTTTAATAAACTACTATGATTTACGATAATGTTGTTATTAGTAGTATTGTTATTTTTTTCCCGTGAAGCCTTTTTATCAGCCATCACAATTTTGTCCTTATTTGCTTTTTGATTACTACTATCCTTGGCACTATCCAATGCAATTCGTAAATATTGTGCAGCAACTTCTAAATTTCTCGCCCTAAACCGACCCTCTACTAAGGCTGCCTCCTGCATTTGTGTTGAAAATGCCTGTAATCCCATATTGTAGATTTCTTGGAATTTTTCAGCATTTTTAGAGTCAATACTATCGTATATGGATTCGATATTAGGGGCGCGTTCCAAAACTCCAGACATAGTTTTCTCATTGATATATTCTTCATCACTCTCTTCCAAAACTTCAATTTCTTCATCTCGTATCAATACTCTACTATCACTATCATTATGTTGATCACCTTCCGCCACGATAAATGGATTGGCGGAAGGTGTAGATCCACGTTCAATATCTAACATATCTTCTAGTGGATGATTTTTAATTTGTTTTGTCATATATTTATTTATAACGAAACAAATTATATAAAAATATCTTTTTCTGTAAGTAACCTAAATTCGATGCCTTTCTTATTACAAAACTCTTGAGCAGCGTGCCATTTATCCATATTTGTTTCATAAGTTGAATGCTCATAAAGAAAGGTAGATTCCTTTTTTCTCTTGGTTCTTTTAGGTTTTTTAGTTTGGTTGAAGGGTTTTACTTCCCATAACGATTCCCTAATTTTCCCTCTCACATCAACATACTTAACATAGAAGTCAATATAGTATTTGTGCATCCTTCCAGTAGCCCGCTTAAAGTAAGGTATTGCTACAATTTCTGATCCCCAACGTAAAATCTTGGGATTGGTGTCTAGAAATTTACAAACATCCAATTCCCAACTAGACATAAACCAAATTTCATTTATATTACCGATATATTTTTGAGGATTTTTTGGTTTGTATAACCCTCTTGAAAATTTGGTAGTGTTTTTACCTGTGCGAGAACTATTTAAAGTCATTCAGAAGATACAGGAGAAGGTTGGTTTATTCCCGGAAATGTCGTTGATGTTGTATCTCCAGCGGTCAATGCAGATTTTACTACCTCAGCTTTAGATACTGGTTTTTTACCATCAGGATCAATAAATCCAGATGATGTATATAATATTGGATATTCAGCACCAACACCCTCACCCGAAAGCTCCAATAATCTATCAACTCCAAATTTAGCGATGGGTATCTCAGGATTAATATAAAAATAATCATACTCAAAATCAAACGAGAACTCTTGGCCTGCACCGCTCTCTTCCATCGTTGCTTCAGACAACTCAAAATTAGTGATCTTAGGATTTATCATATTATATGCAGTAATTGTGTTTGAGTTTTTACCAAATTGGTATATGGATATCTCTCTAACAATTGTCTTCCTATTTGCCAATAGCGTTCCGATTGATGATGATCTTAATGGGAAGATATCAGTCCTACTTGCTATTAAAGCTTCTGTATCTGGACGAGGAAATTCCATTCCAAAATTTTCAAGATCATTGACCGCAGCAGCATTATCACCAGAAATATTTGTTATTGGACTCATTGCCCTGACATACATTGCATAGAATGTTGCTGCATTATTTTGTTGATCATCTATAAATCGCATGTTAATAGGATTAAATGTTGCCATGCGAATTGCTTTGGTTCGATAATTATAATAATTGGCATCTTCATAATCATAAGCTATTCCGGGACGATTTGTTGATTTAACCATGAACGCCAATTCTGTTGCCACATTATTTTTCAATTTTATTTCTTTTGTTGTCCCAGATACATTACTCGCAACTTCATCTCTAGTGGCACGATCAGTTAAATTTATACCAATCGAACTTGCATATTCAGCGTGTAATTTAATATCCACAATAAATTGAAAATTTTGTTTTGGTGCACGATCAATCAAATCTACTGCATAGGGAGACGGGTTACATTGAAATTTTTCAAGTTCTCTCTCTGCAGAATTGCCTTCCACTGGATCACGAAATATTTTAGAGGCTATACTTTCTAAATTTTGAAAATCCTGTATCCTATTTGGTATATCAGCAAAAGTAAATCGGCCATTCTGTACATCACTAGCCAATACTTTTGCTGCGCCTACTGCACCATTAACTGCACCGGGATCAAATTGAGCAACAGAGTTTTGTACCTCTTGGTTTAATCCCATACTACTAAGTATATCATTGGCGGTATTACCTATAACAGTACCTCCTATACCAGAACTACCGCCCGTGCGTAATGCATTAGATGAATCCGCTAGTGTTTGGAGCGTCTCTCTAATCTTTCCACCACCTCTACCGAAATCATTGAGAACTTCCAATTTTCCTACCGCACCAGCAGTGCCTAAGAGAGTACGTTTTCTGGTCTGAAGGGCGTTATTTCTTGCTGTTTCAGCGGGGCAATTGCATCTATAATCTGTCATAGTAATTATTTATGTCAATTGTTATTAATTACGAAACGCAGTTTTCCACAATCCCAAATTCGATAGATGTTATTCCGTGAACAATTTTCTTGCTCAGATTCATCTGGATTAAATGCTTCACCTAACATTACTGCAAGTGCCTTGCGCCTAAAATTAAATTTATGTTTTCGCTCACCACCATAGAAATAAAAATAATCTGGCCTAAGTTCACTTTCCAAATCCCAACCTGTTTTTTTATATAAATTACCATCACTCCATCGCAAATCAGCAAATGAAATAATTTGGTTCCACTCATGATTTCGCTGGAAATGTTTAAGTAAGCGACTACTTCCACCGGGAATTTGCTTAGAAGTTGCATATCGATTTAAATAATAATCATTATTCTTAATATGCTTAAATGTCATACAGGCAATCAATTCATCTTCATAATATAGCCCATAAGAAAATTTTCCCTGACCATCACCCTGAATATGATTTTTATTTAAAAATGTCTTTCGGATTTTATTATTAATTGGCTTAATTTTACATAATCTGGCATATATTTTATCCCTATCGTCAATTTTAAGAAGTGATTTGAGTTTTGATTTAACTTGGATGTTTCTATCATCCCATTCATCTTCGAAAATAGTGATTAATTGAACACCTTGCTTCTTACACATCTCATACTTATTTTTATGATAATGCCTGTCCTTACCATACTGTTCGGTGTGCCAGTAATTACCACAAAATTCAATTGCCAAATTATGGTCTGGAATATAAACATCCAACTCGTATGGAGATATTAATAATCTATCAGATTCGATTATACTAACATCGAAGGATTTAATAAAATTAACTAAATCCTTCTCTTTTTTTGATTTTTTATTCATACACTTAATACACCCAACACCAGATAAATGGGAAGATGCCCGCAATTTAAATATACCGTGGTTTGGGCAGGTAACACTAACAAATTCTCTTGAATTGATATATTCCGTTAAAGTATAATCATAAAAGTTATTATGTTTAATGTTTGATGCCTTAACGAATGCCTGTGTGTTACTTTTTGGTATTCCTCTACCCAATTTAGTTCTTGCTATAATAGAACATTTATTACAACCATGACCATCTCTGTGATCTCTGGGTATTTGTGTGAATCTCCCATGCTGTTTACATTTTATAATAACTGGTGTAATGGCATTCTTATACACTACTTCACTATAATCATATACATCATTATGTACTTTTTTGGCCAATTCTATCCACTCTTCAGTAGTTAATTTTTTAACACCTGCACAGGCAGGACAAGTGGCTGTTAAATTTATATGATTTTTTGCTAGTTGCCAAAAAGATCCATGTACTGGGCAAATAATCTCAATTTTTTCAGTTGATTTGGTATAAACCGATTTAGAGTAATCATAAAAGTTATTATGCCTTTTATTTGCCTTATCTATCCACTCCTCAGTAGTTAATTTCTTTGTCATTTAATGAACTTCTCTTTTGAATATACCTATTCTAGCACCTATTTAGACTATCTTCAAAAGAAAAGTTCATAGAAATTAAAAAGTCCCCTATTATAAAAATAATAGGGGACTTCTCTCAAATACTACTTACGGCAATGACTTATACTTAGAATGAAGCGTCTTGAGTCGTGATTCTGATTGGAATTGTGATAAATTCAACAGCCTTAGTAGGCTTAACCATAATATCAATAATTAATTCAGAACGCTCCACTACAATCGCTGGATTGTTGGAAGAATCACACACGGTTAAGAAGTCAGTAATGCCACGATTAGTCATAATATTAGATAAGAAATTATCAGCTAATGATTTAACATTATCACGGGTTCTCTGATCATTAGGCTCGAACAAGAATCCAACCATAGTTAATCGCAATTGACGCCTAATATGCATTACCAATCGAACAACATTGATACGATTTAATGCAGTTGCCTCTGGTGATGAAGTCTTCTGACCCATAAGAGTAATTCCTCTACCGGGAGCAAATACGATTGGATTAATTCGTCCACTTGCATTGTCTTGATATAGCGCATCACGCTGTCCCTGATTTAGTGCAACTGGTGTGAATGAAGTCGCACCACCCAAAACTCCAGTTGCATAGCCAACATCAGTTACTCCAGTAACGAGACCACGAGTAGTTCCTGCTGGGGCAATCCAAAGAAAAGAGATGTCATCACTGAATGCAAATTGGCGAATGGCAACACCTGAAGGAGCTGCTAACACATTAACACCATCCAAATTACTTGTTAGACACCAAGGGTAGTAATAGGCAACATTTTGATTGTTTTGTCGCTCAGAAGAAATTGCCCAACCATTAGTTGGATTAGTGATTCCAGCAGGAGGTAGATTGGGCGGTGTATCACCAATTACAAATACCTCATTCTCCTGAGCATCTGATAATGCGAGTAGTTCATCAACAATTTCGGGATAACCGGGTGCTGCTACAACATTAAATTGAAAATTTTCAGCACGAACTCCCTCATTACTAACAATCTGTTCCTGTAATGCAGAAACAATACTTACTCGGCGGGCTGCATCATTTGCACCCAAAGATGTACGGATTAGGAAGATTTGGGTAAATTTAAACGTAGACGCAGTATCTACAAATAATGCACCAGCATCTTCTGGGGTCCATGCAAAATCATCAATGATAGTTCCACTTGTAGCTGATGTTCCCAAATCAACATTTCCATCGAATCCCAAAAATTCCTCAGTTGATGCGGGCTGATCAAAACCATCAGGAAATACCGGAAGACCTTCACCTACGGGGCGGGCAGTGAAGAAGTCATCACCCGAATTTCTAAAAGAGTACGTTCCTAGTTCATCATCAAAAATAAATTGGGTTGCATCACGCATCAAATCTTTAAGTTCTTGTGCGTTGACAGTCTCTTTAAGCTCCTGAAGATTAGTAGTAGCTACTGTGACATCAAATGCTGTGCCAACGCCTGTAGATGACGCCTGAGCTACAATTTGACCATCAGAAACAAAGGTTCCAGTAGTCAATAGGACAAATTCCGTTACAGCGCCTGTGCCATCTACTGCCAATACACGAACAGTAGCAGCGTTCATTAATGTAATAACCTCACCCTCTACGTATCCGGTTCCGGGAGTAAACGTGAAATCGCTAGTTGATTGAAGAAATGCCGGGACAACATTAGCAATACCCAAAGTTACTGAAGCTCCTATCCGTGCAGAAGTTACATCATTCGATCCACTATCAACAACAGATACTTGATTTAATGTAGTTCCAATAACTGGTGCAGTTGCAGCAGTGGTAACTTCAAATTCAGTTATATCACCATCAACAACGGTATTAACAGTAATTACCATACCAGCATCTAGTGTGATCACATCTCCCACTTCATAATCACCAGTCAAGAGTGTTGCATTCCCACCAACAAATGAACCATTGGGTGCGGTTCCATCAAATGCTACCTGTGTTTGGCCTGCGCCTGCAACTACTCCAGAAAATTTATTAGTTAGAACGGAAAATCCGGGTTGAGTGAGACCTGCAGCAGAGTTGATACCGTTTAAGTAATTTTGAACAATATTTGGTACGATAAGTGCTCCATCTTCAGTTCGTTCGTCCCACAAATTTTGAATCGCATCAACACTATCATCCAAGTTGACATTCGCACGAACGACGAATGCACTACTACCAATTCCTAAATATTGATTGAGTGCCAATAGTCCATATTCATTTCTAGCATCACCGTGATGCTGATTGCCCAATCCATCATTTAAGAATCGTGGTTCACCATAAAAATTAATAGAATCTCGCAATGATGTTATGTTGCGAATAACTGAATGCTCAAATGTATAATCTGCTGGTTGGCCATCATTTCTAAGTTTCTCATCTTTAGTAGCAATGAAAAAAAGTGGGACCAAAGATGCTGTACCTGCAGCAAATAATGAGTCATCAATAAGTTGTGTTTGTATTCCGGGCGATACTAAAGACATGTTATTCTCCAAATAAATAATGTTATGAAACTATTTATCTACATGGATAAAATAAGTATCTTTTTAATAGCGGACAACCACAAAAAAGATGTTAACACCAATAACTAAGTTAAAATTAGAATTAAAATCTATAAAAGTAATTATCTCTGATGGAGCTAAAATCAATCCACGATTTAAATATATACTTTTCAAACATCCTGAATATCTACAAAAAATAGTAGAAGCCACCTGTTTTCTGAAATATGATGCTCCAATAAAAACTCGAATACAATGTATTATTAAAAATATCGATTATCAACCACTATGTAAATTATGTAATAGTCCATGTAAGATGATTACAAGTGGTAGCAAAAATAATAACCAATTTTCGAGTTATTGTAGTAGACGCTGTAGTGGGTTGGATTTATTGCCTACTAATATTAAGAAATCTGTAGATCCAAATTTGACAACTTAGCAATAGTGTCATATTCAACACCTTGTTGATCCAATTCCGATATTCCAGCTATGGGATCTAAATTAGTGACTGCACCAACACGCAATCGGATCTCTGCGATATAATTATTTAATATTTGAGCTGGGGCTGAAATATATATTGGAGCCTTAAAATTTAAAGTGGTTTGAATGATTTTTCGATCAACGCCGGGTATATTATCATCACCAGAAATTCCAGTAAGCTCAATTTCTTTCATTCTCGTCCAATCAAATGGATCATCTGATGTTTGAATAGATAGTGTAGGATCGAATATCATTAAAATTTGTTCCATTATTTCCCAATGTTGTTCTTGACTTGAACTAAAGATGTTTAAATCAAAAAACATCCAATAGGGTACTGGCATTACCTGTTGAACGGATCTTATATCATCTGGGAAAGTACCTCCTGATGGCATATATGATGTACTACGCTCAGTTAATGTACCCTTTCTCAAATCCGGAGCGAGTTCTATTGCTTGAACATGTCCAGCAATCATTGGAAGTCTAATGACTTTATTTTGAGTGTTGTCAGCTTTAATTGCTGCAACCACCCGGCTTGAGCTTCCCGACTTCACCATTACATCAATGAACCGATTATCTAATTCATTAGTTTTTCCTGATGTTACCTTAATACTAGTAAATATCGCCAAGAATTGAACCAACAATCGCTTAAATTGGGCATCGTAATAATATTCTAAATCCTTTTTCATGATTTGGTTACTTTTCTTATGCTAGTATTAGGATTATTTAGATATTCTTGCAATACACGCTTTTTTGAATTGAAGGATGCTCTAGTGTCAGCCTCAATAAACATCCACAATTTTTTAGCAAAACTATAGCGATGTAGTCTAACAGGCAAGTCATCTGATACCGCCTCATAAGTTAATCTATGATAATCACCATCACTGGGGTTATTGGGGAATTCATCTCCCTCAGTATAAGGTTCATTGTTTGGTGGTAATCCATCAGAACGAAAATGGTTAAACGCTTCTCTACCTATTTTTTCTATATTATCAGCACCAACGTCCCTAGCTGCTGATAATTCATCATCCGTCCATTGTCTTATTCCAGATAAATCAACGCCTTTTTCGGGTACGTCAGTTTTTGCAGTCGCCTTAATTTCATCAACTACATCACCATGATCTTGGTATACTGGATTTAAACCATCATCACCACCCAACAATCCAAGTGCATCAATTTCTCGTTCATTACTAAGATCACCAAACACATTTTGAGTCTCTCTAGACGCGAATGCTGGCTGCAATACAACTCTCTGAAGGGTTGGTTGCCATTGTGGTGTAAATCCCTCAGAAGCCCACATAGTATCAACGACTTCCATATAACGCTCAATAGGTTCAAGTGTGGCTGAGTATTGAGTCAATGACGGGATTTGTATAATATCTCCAATAATCATTGGTCTACCAAGCGCTGCAACTACTGCTGAAAAACTGACAGCAATAAATAATGTCTCCGCCGTCATCTGCAAACCAAAACGAGTTAAATCCGTTTGTGTTTCTTGCGAATCATAATAAATCTTAATAGGTAATGTGCTACTATCATATTCACGATCCCTATTTTCAAGCAAAATCTTATCTTGAATATTTGACTCATCAGTAACTAGATAATTATCTATTAATTGGAGTGCCTTAATTCCCCAACTATCTTTATCACCACCATTAAAATTAAGAGGCCGTAGACGCCAAAATGCAGAGGCTGCAGAATCCCTTAATGCATAGCAATGTAATTCATCATCATCTGGTAGTGTTATAATTTGAACACCCTTCCATACCTTCCCACATAAAGATCTTTCAAGTCTAGCCTTAGTTACCCGCTCATTTGAGTTTCCCGATTGCTTAACACCAATTGCCTGAATGCGTTTATAAATCCTTGCATCCTCAACTGAATATCTACGGCGTCCTCCCTCGTTTGTTTGAACGTATCCAAAATCATAACCAATATAAGCGGAGGCAAGAATTGCCTCTTCACCACGTTGGATTGATTTCCATATAGTTTCAAAAATGCTAAATGCGTTGGCAGCCGGAAAACTTCCTATATCACCATTGGAAATCGGTTTACCAAAGCCTGAAGCATCTACTAATTTCCCCTGCTCATGAACACCCAGCAATTTATAAACATTGGCATCAGCTGCTGCTATACCCAAACTTTCACTAATAAAGGAATCTATTAGATGAGCATCAGCTGTTTGTTTCGTCAACTGCCAAGGTCTACAATTCGCACTCGAAAGTAAAGGGTTATCATTCGAATCACATCCGGGTACTAATGATCCATCATCTTCGTCTGAAAATTTAATGAATGTATCACAAGAAACCATTATTTTCGTACCTTCTTTAGTTTTCGTTGTGCTATTGCTCTTCGACCATAAATGTTTCCAGTATCAGAGGCTTTCATTAATGCATCACTAATTTCTACCTTATTGGACACACTACCATAGTCAAACTTTTCTCTGGTGTATATGGGCAGGATCAATTCTTTATGCTTCTTACCGAAGTTTTTTGTAAAATCAATTGCTCTTTTTTCAGTAATTATTTCATTGAGAGTCATTAATAATCAACATAATATAAGTATATTATGTATTTATAATCACATACCGCTTTTTTCCACAATCCCATATTCTATAAATTTTATTTCGAAAACAATTTTCATATTCACTTTCTTCGGGATTAAAATCATCACTTAATAATTTTTCTAATTGCTTTCTCCTGAAGTTAAATTTATGCACTCTTCGCTTTCCTTGGATATATGAATAATCAGGATTGGAAGTATTATCCAGAGTCCATCCAGTTTTTTCATACAAATTACCATTGCTCCATCTAAGATCAGCAAAAGAAATAATTTTTTCCCATTTATTATGTTTCCTGAAATAACTGAGTAATTTGGAAAATCCACCAACAACTCTAGCAGATGATGCATACCTACTAAGTGTATATTCAAATTCAGAATTTTTAACAAAAGTCATTACGGCAATCATATTACCTTGTGTGTCGCTAAGTGCATATTCAATCGAGGTTTTACTATCGCCCTGTATATGATTGTTATCCAAAAACAATCTCTTACTTTTCTTATTAGGAATATATACTGTGGTGTTTCTGGCAAATATTGTATTTCGATTATCACAACCAAGAAGTGATTTTAATTTATTCTTAACTTGATTTGTCTTAAATTCCCACTCATCTTCAAAAATAGTGATCAATTGGATACCTTGCTCCATACAAGCATCATATTTTTCACGATGTTTATTTTTATTCATATCAAATTCTTCTGAGTGCCATTTCAATCCACAAAATTCAATCGCAATATTTTTGCTAGGAATTAGTATATCCAATTCTTTTCCATTTAAAACAACTCTATTTGATTGCTCTGCATCATCAACAAATTTAGATACGAATTCAAATACTTCAATTTCAGGCTTGGATGGTCCTACACCGGCACATTTTTTACAGCCATTATGTTTACCAACGATTGCCCACTCTGCCTTTTGTGTAAATCTTCCATGAATAGAACACTCGATTTCTATAAATTCATCCATATTGACATATTCAGTAGAAATTAGAGTATTGTTTTGTGAAATATCTTTAATAGCCTTTTCAATCACATCTAAATCTAGTTTCCCAGTAGGTGAACATTTGGGGCATGATCCGCAATCACTATTCAAATGATTTACCATATTAGTTTCAAATTCACCATGTCCATCTTTTTTGCAAATCAATTTGACTCTTTGGGACTTATTTTTATAGTCTTTTATCAGTGAATAATCAAATTGATCACCATGTCTTTTCTTTGACTCTAAAATAACATCATCCATTGTATAATTATATTTTCCCGAACATTTAGAACATCCAGAGTTCATAAAAATGTGGCTTTTTGCTAGAACTTTATGTTCTCCATGAACTGGGCACAAAATAGTAATCATTGATTTAGTAGATTTATATTCTGCGTGAATATACGGATATTCATATTGTCCATGAACAACGTTTGCCTTGGATAGAAAATCATCCACGGACATTTTCTTAGCGCCATTGCCATTGCATTTTGGGCACCCTTGGCCACACTTATGTGCATTTGGTGTTTGGAAGAATTCGCCATGAATGCTACATATTATTTTTCCAAGCACTTTACTATTAACATATTTAAATTCTGATAGATCATATCGCCCATTATGGGCCTCTACCATTTCTTTGATATGTTCTTCTTTAGTCTTTCTAGCCATTTTAGTATTAATTTTTTAATATAATAAAAATATTATATACTATATAAATTACTAAAACCGTGAAGTGGTTAAAATTACCCAATCACAAAATCATGAGCACCATACATTTCTGGTCTAGATGCAGTGAAGTTATCTAATTGAGAATAACACTCAGCGAAGTCAGTAGCAGCCTGAGATGCCAATTCTGCAGCATTGAGTGAAACTCCTCCCCCACTTCCCGGAAGACTTGCGAATTTTCCTCTAATTTCTGATAATGTCATTCTAGCGCCACCCAATGCAAATCGCTCAATCCATGATTTAACTAATCGATCCTTTAACAAATCTTGTTCAGTTCGTTCGCAATATGCGTCCAACAAAATTCTTTCATGACGATGGAAATTCTGATGGAAATATATAGTTCGATCATTTTCAATAAAATGATAATTGATACGTGTTGCAAACATCAATTCCAATTGCTCAATATATTGTTGTGATAGATGCAATGTAGTCATATCAAATCCACCAGCAGTAGATGTTCCATATAATTGCTGTGCAAATAATTGATCAAATATTGAGTTGCTACTAAAGCCACCCGAGAATGCTCCTGAGCGGCGGTGTGCACCCATAATTCCAACTATTGTATTGAATCCTGCCTTCTTATTAGTCAATTGATATTGTTGAACGCCTGCCCTCACATCCATAGTAAAAAAGCGGCGATCATAGGCAATATCACTTCTTTTCCGCAATGATTCAAAGGCACCTTGAATAGCAGTATCAAGTTGCTCATCAGTAAGCTCAACCTCTACAACTGGCCAACCTAATTGAACTCGTATAGAGTGTGCTAATTCTCGGCGCTCATCTGGTGTTCCATCAGTTCCAACACCCAATTGATCATATGATGGTACTGATTCAAGACCATCAGTTCCTGCAATAGTTGCTTGAACTTGGGCACCTTCCAAGGCATTGAATAGAAAATTTTCTTCAGTTACATTAGAATTTATATATCGTGGCACCCGAAACGGATTATCTGTATAAACCTGCTTAAATCCTGCAACGTGGGCATGTAATGGGGAGCCAACTCTAGTTACTGCAGTGCCGTCATATACAGATGGATTATAATCTTGACCGGGTACAAGCATTAATAAACTGATGCATGTTCCAGTTTCTCTTGTTTGGAATAGTAAATTGCCACGTTCATCCATATTTGCTTGAACTTTCGGTGTAGCAGGTACATATTTCTTACCGTCCCACTCATTCAATTGATCATTAACTAAGTCAAACCATAGTGTTCCAACATTATTAACAATAGGTGCAGTGGTATATGGCTGACTCAACCAGTTAATTCCACTACGCACCATCAATTCATTGGTTGATTCATTGAACCATAATTTTCCAGTAGGCGGTTGACTTGGATCATCTACACTAAATGTAGGTTCAGACGGTAAATCATTCCATTTTGGTAATTGAATCAATCCAGATTCTGGATTATACCATGCAGGGGCAGCATCTCCATCCGCTATGATGGTAGGATCACTTGGAAAATCAATATAGTTTTCCGCCTCTTCATAAAAACTTCCATTCCATGTTTTATAAACACTAGGTGTTGTTGAGGTATCCAACCATGTAGAAACGTTATCAATATCAGAGGCTCTTAATGGATCTTGTGAATCCTGTGTTAACTTAACGACCTCTACCCAACTATTGCGTATAGAACTTCTTTCAAATAATCTATCTGATACATCATCCCACCATAACTCACATGAAGTAACTAGAGTAGGATCTTCATTCCATTCAATAACATCGATTTCAATAAATTCATCACCGTTATATTTGTAAAAAGTATCTTCGGATTCTTTATACCATATTAAATTTGGATAAATGATGGGAGTAACTTCGCCTATGACAAATCCAGTGATTGGTGGTAAGAGATTCCAATTACCAATAGTTGTGTTTGCGTTTTCATAAACTACTCGCTCACGCATCATCCTATCATCTGGATTAAACCAATAAGTATCAGTGCCTAGTGCATCTGGCGCAACCTTCCATGTTAATGCTGATGTAGGCTCCCATACAGAATCACTGACGTTATATTTGAATAATTCAGATGTGTCCTCTTTGAACCAATATTCACCACAAATTCCCTGTGTAGGTAATGATGGATCATTATCCTGAATAAATGATTGCACATCACACCATGCATTCCCACTCCAACTATAACTTTTTAATCCATCAAACCATAGCTCATCACAAGATGGATTAGATGGGTCAGATGTATGAATAATAGTATTAATCTCATCAAAATTTGTTCCATTCCAAATTTTTAAAATGGGAACACCACCTGATAGATCAACCCAATAAGGTTTGTTTGTTACATCAGTTGGGTCTGTATCTGAAAGGATGACATCATCAACACCCGAATAATTAGTACCATCATAAACTTGCAGAACCTTATTATTTGGATTCCAATAATATGATCCACTATTGGGTGGTTCACTACTACGTGGTGGATTATCTACTAATGCCAACTGTTCATTGATAGCACCAATCATATCTTCATAGGTTTGGCCATCCTCACCATCAATTGAGACTGATACTCTATTACCTTCAAATGAATCATTTGGAAAATTTGTATTGAGATCAAAATCAAAAGAATATTCTTTTCCGATTTCAAGGCCAGTTCCATCAGTTGGGGCTGCACCATCACCATCATTTAATACCACTGCAGCAATACTGGGGGTGTTTGGTTGAGCATCATCTCCGTAGGAATCGGAGTATGTCCTAACGCCATCAGAATGATATTGTAATGAACAATCTACTGCATATACTGCTAGGTAATGTGGTCCTTCCCCAATATCATTGATGATGACTGATGTGGTTAATTCCTCGCCTCTAGCTTTTTCATTGGGTTCATAAAAAGCACCAACTACTAATGCACCACCAATGCGATCACCGACATGCAAACTTGGATTGGCCGTGGGGTCTGCTTCATATTGAACACCATCTTCTGGTATATTATCTGGTCCCACAGGACTAGTGTGTAGTAATACAACCACACCACAATATGCACTATTGATCGAAGATGCATTGTTGCAACCTGCCAATGGTGTTGGGATGTTCCACTCTATGGTTCCTTGGTTTTGTGTGGGTACTGTTGGCATCCAAACTGGAGAGATTTTTTGTCCCTCTATTTTAATTGCACCAGAAACATCAGCGATTCCATCAAACATGAAAATTACCTTTTAATCATTATTAATGGTATTTAGGTTTAATTACTTGATTTATTATCAGTATTGTTGACCAACCATTTTAATAATTTTTTATTATTCCACGAAGGAACTTCATTGATATCATCACCATCAATATCCTCAAATGTTATTTCAATGGCTCTTGGCTCACGATGTTCTTCACATAACCACTTAATAAATAATTTATTTCTCGGTTTCAGATTTATTTGATGTTTAGAATCATCATATCCAACTGGGATCTTGCAATATTTTTTAACTTCATATTCCAATACAGTCTTTGGGATATCTTGTGCAGCGGCGCGCAAACAATCCTTAGATGTTAAATATTCTTTCAATGATAATTTTTTGGACATTCACACTAACTCAGAAATTGGTTGTGATATATATTTATTGATCAGCTGTGGATTAGTTCACATAAAATTAATTCACTAAATGTTAATTATAATGTATAATACTGTTACTAAAACAATAAAACAGATTGATCCCAATGCCTAAGAAATTAACACAAGAAGAATATATTCAGCGATGTGAAGAACTTTATGATAATGGAGAGTTTGATCATTCGTCAGTGGTTTATACAAAAGCTCAGGAATTTATATATCCTGTCTGCACTTCCTGTGGTAATAAACAAAAAAGAAAAGCATATAGTCACATTCAGAAAAAATTGAAATGTGGGGATTGTGCTGGTAATAAAAAATTAACAGTTGAAGACATAAAAAAGTCTGTCTTTGATATATATGACTCAAATATCACACTTAAATCCTTCACGTCTCATGGCAATAAAAGTAAATTTGTAGCAACGTGCAAAAAACATGGAGATTTTAATACCCAATATGTTTTGCTTGTGGGTAGAGAGTCTGGCTGTCCGAAATGTCGTAAGGAAATTAAACATTCTATCAATGATGAAATTAAATTTCAAAATGAATTAGAATTAGAAAAAATGAAAGAACAAGAGAGGAGTACTCAAAGAGTAGTCACTCAACGTAAAAACTTAGAAAAGTTTCTAATTAAAGCAAGGGCTACATATCCTGATCGTGATGATATTGAAGTATTGAATTATGTTAATATGAAAACAACCGCCACATTTGTTTGCCCCAATCACGGTGAATATCAACAAAAACCTAACAATTATCTAAAACATCAAGGCTGTGCTAAATGCAGACCATTAACTAAGTCGCAAGTTCCGATGACTCTTAATGAATTTATCAGTCGATCTAAAAAAATGCACGGTGATCTATATGAATATGATAAAGCTGTTTATAAAGGATCAACAGAAGCAATAACATTATTTTGCAAAAAACATAAAGAATATTTTGATGTTAATGCGGGCAAACATATCGGAAATGGTACTAGAGCTGGGTGCCAAAAGTGTTCAAACATATCTCAGACATCAAATGGTGAACTTTCACTAGTCAAATGGTTAAAATCATTAGATATTAAGGTGATTACAAGTAACTATAATATTGTACCACCTAAAGAAATTGATATATTCCTACCTGATTATAATATAGCCATTGAATTCAATGGGTTATATTGGCACAGTGAAATTAAAGGGAAGTATAGGTACTATCATAAGGAGAAATATGATGGTTGTAAGGCCCAAGATATACAATTGCTGACTATATTTGAAGATGAATGGGAGACTAGACAAACTCAAGTTAAAAATAAGATTAGACATCTATTAAATAAATCAAAAAATGATAGCGTATATGGAAGAAAATGTATTATTGATATAGTTGATAGTACATCTAAGAAATCATTTTTCGATGAACATCATATTCAGGGCGATGGTCCATCATCGATTAATATTGGTTTATATTTTGATGATAAGTTGGTGGCCTGCATGGGCTTTGTTGCCAATCCTAATAATTCATTTACATTAAATCGCTATGCTACATCAACATCAGTTGTTGGTGGGTTTAGTAAACTACTCAAGTATTTCAAACAAAATTATAATTGGACTGAAATAGTATCATTTGCTGATTGTAGATGGAGTGATGGTGGTTTATATGAGAATAATGGATGGAAGCTAGATAAAATATTAGAGCCAGATTATTCATACCTCTATAGAAATAAAAGAATGCATAAATTTAATTTCAGAAGAAAGCAACTTGAAAATATGTTGGGTGACGACTTCAATATAGAAGAAAGTGAATATGAAAATTGTACCAGAAATAAAATTTATCGTATTTGGGATTGTGGTAAACAACGATATATCATTAACAAATAAAGAAGTGTAAATAAAAAAGTGTAAATAAAATGTGTAATATTAAAAATCTTCTTGAAATAGAAAATAAAATTAAGATAGTGAGTGATTATACGTCATCTAATAATCATCATGATATGTGCTGCATGATTTGTGCACATGAATGGCGGGCCACTCCAAAATCAAAACGCCAGACATACAAAAAATGGGGGGTTGGTGGGTGCCCTGAATGTAATAAAAATTCAAAAGAACTTAAAATTGTCAATAAGTTAATTAAACGGTTGAAACAAAGGAATATGGAATATATAGGAACTGTTAATTTTATAAAATCTGGAAATGAAAAAAAGCGATTGGTAAAAGTTAAAAATTTGTCATGTGGACATATTTTTGATACGAGATCAGATAATTTACTTAAACATAATATCAATTGTCCAATTTGTAACACTAAAAATAAGCGTAATAATTTTATTACGTGGCAGGAAGAACGAAGTGAGGAATATAAGAAAACAGCCAATGAATGGGATTTATATAGGCATGAGGTCTATGCCAAAACTCGGCAAACATATAACCAATTTAAACATATAATAAATCCAGATAATCTTCCTAGAGGTTTGGCAGGAACAGAGGGAGCATATCAACTAGATCATATAAAATCTATTCGATTCTGTTTTGATAATAATATTTCAATTTCAGAATGTTCTTCATTGGATAATCTGCAAATGCTAACATGGGAAGAAAATCTATCTAACGGTAAAAAAGTTAAGAAATAAAAAAAGCCACCCCGAAGGATGGCTTTTTTCTTACCATTACTTATATAATACTATTACGCAAAATCAAGTGCAGTTACATTCACCTTACCATAATAATCGGCAGAGTTACCTAGTGAGGTTGCAGTACTAGTAAACACAGCCTTCGCATATCGTGTCATTACACTCATTACAGGCTGATGAGTCACAGAGTTGTAGACAGTACCACTTGACATCAATGGGATGTATGGGCAGTAGAAGTATCCAGCATCAGTCTCATTGTTTCCACCCTTATAACCGACAAGGATAGAATCGTTACCAGTTCCATCAACACCGTTATTTTGGATACCAGTTGCAGAAACTTGATTCCAAAGATAGCTGTAGACTTTAATCGTACCGTTAAGTGTACCAACTAACTGAGTATTGTTTGGTCCTTTAAAAGCACCAGCAACAGCAGGAGCAAATACTGACTTAGCAGCAGATTGTAATACAGATACAATCATTGGTGAGACAACGATAAAGTTAGCAGCACCACGTCGAGTCTTACGAGCGATTTCATTAGCAACGAAGTTGATGATAACACCAAGGTTAGCATAACGATCACCAACAAAGGCTGGGCGATAGTTACCAGTACCTGCTGAACCACCATAAGTACTAGTTCCTGCACCATCATAAGTAGCAACAGTTCCAGCAAGACTTAGAAGATCACTGATGATCTCTTGGTCAATTTCCTGAACGATATCAGCAGATAGAGCCTTAGTCATTTCATCTTCGATGTCAAGACCGTGCTGAGAGTTAGCATCCTGCATAGCCTCTAATGTCCAACCAGCCTGTAGCTTACGGGTCTGAGCTTCTACAACCTGTGATAGAACACGAAGACTTGCTTTACGACCACCAGTTCCCTCTAGAAAAGAACCAGAACCACCGCGCATGTTACCGAAGTGACCTGCGTGACCGGGGATTAGGGTTTCTGGGGTGTAATCATATCCAAAAGCATTTGGTGTAGTACCAGCATTAAATTCAGAGCCAGCAGCAGCAGCATCAGTTGGTTGAATTGCAGATCCATCCGTGCCAGCCTGACCTTCAGATCCCAGACCAAATGAACCAGCGGGAGCATCAACACGACCACCAGCATTAGAATAAAATGCACGTACTGGTGAGATGTTACCAAACATTTCATCACCAGCAGCAATATCATCATCTAGACCGAATGCATTACCACCGGGATTAGTTACAGCTTCTTCGTATTGGTGACGAAGAGTAAAAACCTGTGCGGCTGGACCAGACATAGCCTGAACACCAACAAGCTCAGTAGCAATGGTTCCGGGAATAACACGACGGATCATTGGGATTAGAGTTTTGCGTAGGTTTGCGATATTGTGTGCTTCAGTAGAACCGTCAGAAGCACTCTCTCCGATGAGATATTGCTTTTGGTTTTCCATTAGCGTGTTTACAATCTTAGTATTTGATTGTGATAGACCGTCCAAAAGCGCACCTTTGGCTTGGTCCCAATTTTCAAGTAGTTCTTTCATTAGAATTTCTCCAAGTTAAGTTAAGTTTAAAAAGTTAAAGTAGATCGCTTACTGCATTCCAGCTTGACGTAGCATCTTCTGTAGCTCTGCGTCAAACGCTTCAGTTAGTTCACCATCTGTTTGATCATCAATAACATCCGATGGACGGTCGCCATTGATAAGATTCACACTTTCCAGTGTGATAGTTTCGTTAACTTCTTCAGCGCCTTCGGAAAGTACCGTGTCATCTTCCTTCTCCGATGTGTCGTCATTAGCATCACGAATTACTCTTGGTAGGAACTTTTTATAGCCCTCAACCAATCGTCCTGTTGGTACATTTTCTAGTACCGCTTCCATTACTTCTCGCTGTTGACCCTCTAGTGGTGCGAGAACTTCATCAAGTTTTAGAATTCGCTCTAGTTCTGCATATCGAGTCTCAGCATCTTCAAGTGCTTCCTGACCTTCAGCAAGACGAGTTTCTAATTCAGCATAAGAAGCTTTGGCTTCGTCGCTATCATGATATTCATTTTGATATTCATCTTTAACTGCTTCGAAAATCCTACGCCCAAGATCATTTTCACGAGCCTGTTTGATGTCTTCGCGTAGTTCATCCATCTCTTCAGTTAATTTAATTTCGAAAAACTTGTCCATCTTGTCAACAAGTACATTCATATCTTCTTGAAGTTCAACAGCCATTGCTGCTTTCGCTTCTACGAGTTTCTGTGCATAGGCTGCTTCTTGATCTTCATATGCTTCAATACTTTCGCGAAGCTCAGAAAATTCCTCAGAAGCCATATCATTGATTTTTGCATCTAGTGCTTCGACCAAACGCTCTTTATCTTTAATGAAGGATTCTGTTAGTTCTGCTCGAACATCAGCTTCAGCAGCCTCACGAGCTTCTTCAGCTGCAGATGCTAATTCGCTGTTGAATGTTTCTGCAAGCGTATCACGAGTTTCTTGGGTTAATACTTCTGCTTCAAAAAGGCTTTGAAGCAACTCATTCATTGCTTCATTCATTGTGTTATTGACTTCCATTATAGTAGGCTCCGGAAAATAATGTGTTTTTTGGTTATAATTATTTAACACTTTTTAATTTTTTTATTAAAAAAATTATTTTTTATAACGGAAACCTTTATAAATCAACAACTTACAAAAATAAAAAATTTGACTTTTTTTATATTTTTTCTTTTTTTCTTAACCAATACAAGGTGTTAGAGCATTTTTTTGAACAACATTCGTTATGTTTGTTCTTAATTCGATGCCAATTAACACGTTCGTTACATTCAGGCATTGCACATTCAGGAGACAGGTGTGTTTTATGATATAGATGCCAAAAACGTTGCTTAACAAATGCACCCGGAGATAAAAAATCAGTTCTTACAAGCAATTCTAAGTAATATTGGTAATGTGCATTATTGAATCCATTGATGCTAAAATTATTTTCAATAACATCAATGGCTAGCGTATCTAAAACAGTTTCTGGGTGTGAATGATCATATTCACCTTCCATAAAAGTTACCGATTAAAGGATTGTTTAATCCATCGCTCAAATTCTTTAGCAAAATATTTCTGAGCATTTGGATCTTTTTGCATAGCCTCAGATAATGTCTCAACTTTGCGACCAAGGTTATTATCAAGAGATTCGTAAATCGAGTGTGGTGTTGCTCCCTGAGCTGATGGTTGTGCCACGATATCGATAGTAACAACATTAAATGATGCAACCACACCTTCATTGACACTACCTGTTCCACGACTGGATACACCAAGTTGTACACCTGACTTAATGAGTGATCGGGCAATGTTTCCCATTGGAGTGTCTAAGATAATTGCTCTACCAATTGCATTATTCCCTTCCATTCGCATTTCCTTAATGACATGTGAAACACGATCTAAATTAAGAGAAATTGTAGATGGATGATCTAACTCACCCATGACACCATTAGTTTCAGAAATTTGTTTGTTTAAAGAATCAACAGCGGCTGATACTTCATGAATAGGATATACTCGCTTATTCCTATTTTGAACTTCAGCTTGCATAAACACACCATTTAACCACAACTCTTTACCATCACTGGATGATTCAGTAATGATATTGGCTACGGATGGTTGTAATTCTTCAAAAAGTATTTCTTTTGACATGATGATTTACCTATTGTAATAGGTTTTATTTATCACAATTAGGAATATTCAATAAGATTATTTGTTTCCAAAATAAGAAGGGAGCAAAAATGCTCCCCACTTTCACCACAACCAATGGTGCAAACTCATATTTAAGTGTTATATAACTTATGAATTATCAGTGTCTAAATCTGGATCATCTAAATCCGAATCTGGATCTAAATCTGGATCTGAATCTGAATCTAAATCATCTACATCAAGATCATCAGTATTAGTCTCAATACCCATCATATCCCTAACCCTAGAGGTTAAGACTTTATGAAAATCCATCTCAATTTGCTCTTCATTTCCATCTACAAAAGAATCAATCATAGATCGAATATTTTCCTTACGTTCAGTTTCCGTATCATTTGGCATATTATTGGCTCTCCAATCATTTTATACAATAAGTTATTACTATTTATAGTAAAAATAATAGAGCGAATGTTTAAGTGGTGTCACCCTCAGCAGCATCAGCCGTAGTATCTGTATCGGTATCAGCATCTGCAGTAGTATCATCGGTAGCTGCTAAATCTGGGGTATCACTAGTTGTATCAAATGATGATCCTCCCATTCCCCCATCTAAACCATCCATACTTTCCTCATCACCATAAATTTTAGCTAGGATAGCTGGAGAATTGTCATCCATTGGAAGTCCCCTTTCCTCTCTGAGCATTCGCTCATTCATAACAATGTCCTCATCACTCAACTGTAGATAGCGAGATAATGAAAACCGTTTTGACAAATATCCAATACTATCTGCTGTTCCATATGTACCCAGTAACTGACCATCCATTTCTTGCTGTCTATACATACCAAAATTTGAAGGTGCAGGAAGTCGCAATCGATATAACATAGGATCAATATTAATTTTGGCCATGCGTAAGAATTTTTTAAACTCTTGATCTAAGACGTTTTCAATATTTTTCTGAAGTCTTCCGATAAATTGAGCAAAACGAAGTTCTTCTATGTAAGCAACACCGATCTTTCCATCCGAAAATGATGTCCCACCACTTTCCTGTCCCATCATATAAGAGCGTGGGATATTTAATCCTTCCCATACCTTATCTCTAAAATATTCCAAATCATTAGTTTCACCAGTGGCAGCGCCACCGGGCAATGTTTCTATCCTAGAGCCCCTTCCATCTGGTTTGATTGCTAAGAAGAAATCTTCATTCATACTCTGTGGGTTATAAACACTATCTACTTTCTGTTGACCACCACCAAACGAAGGAATTTTTTTCTGTTTAATTTCATTCTTGTATTGTTCCAAATGAGCCTTTGCTCGCATTGGTGGTAATTTTCCAGTATCAATATAGAATACGCGGCGTTCTGGTGCCCTTTGTACTCGATAAATGATAATGGCATCTTCTAATAACTCTTTTTGTTTGTGTGCTTTATAAACGGACTGAAGGACAGATTCCCCAAATGGAGCCGCATCAGACATTTCATCATTTAATGTAAATTGCACAATTTCACTAGCTGGAACCAACTCTGTTGTAAATTCTGTACCACCAACAGGTTTTAGAAGGGAGCTAGATGCACCCACCTTTTTGATATTAGTTCTAACCTGCCAAAATAAAATTCTAGTTGCATCAGTCTGATCAACTACAGCACTAACCACATTTTTGGGGTTAAGGTATTCCATCTTTCGATCAAATTTCTTTGGATCTTTGCGAAAGAATACATCACCATATTTGATAGTATTACGACATACGGCAAACAACTTTGATTCCCAATCATGGATCATATTCCATCGTGATAATGCAGCCTTTAATGTAATAACTTCTGTACTATCATATTTTGTTTTATCGGTTGTCAATAACTCAATATTAATAGGCTCATGGTTCTTTGGATCGTTTCCGGTCATTTCTTCCGCAATAGTATTTAATGCTCTAGAAACTTCAACATCCTGATCCATTGAAGTAAATTGTAAATATTGTTGTTGTCTTGCGGGAGCACCCTTGACAATGTTTTGATACCAAGAACTATTCGAATACAAGGCGGATGACGTAAATTCCTGATTAGAATCTACTTCAGCTGCAGCTGGTTGTGGTTGAATGATTTTATAATAAGTCTTGAAACCTGCCATCATGCCTTCTCGATTGATGCTATTATGCTAAGACTATTTATCATGATTCCCGCGTTTAGTTTTGATAACATTAAAATCTATTGATTACACCACTGGAACTAACAGCACTCACAACATCCTCTTGTTTCTCAATTTGTAACTCATTTTGCTCAACAATTAATTCATTGTGATTTATAGCGGCCTGATTTCCTGTCACGATTGCTTGTTTTAAACTTTCAAGAACAGCTATTTGATCTTTAGATGCTTGTAACTGAGCCTGCAATGTTTTAATTTCAGTATTTCGTATTTTAACATCACCTCTACCCATTGGACCCCTACTCATTCGTTCATCCAGTGCCTTGGTTATTTGTGCAGTTTTTGCAGTGGCAGTATCAAGTGATGCTACAATAGTACTGAGATCTCTTTCTGGTAGTGCAGATATTATATTTTCTCTAATTTCGGTTCCATTGCGAACCGGCCCGGTTGTATCCCCTCCAAAAACTCCACTAGCTGAATACTTAAGTGCATCTATACCTTGACTAATTCCACTAGTAAAATTACCGACTACTTCAGCAGCTTTTGGGAATTTTTCTGAAAATTTGTCTTTAATCGATTTCCCCCAATCACCAATCATTCCAACAAACGATGGGCCAATTTTACCAAATTCCTGTGTTACATCATGAAATCCTGTTGCAGCATTATTCATAGCAGTATGCATTTTTTCGGTATCACCCGTTAATGCGAAAAATCCAGCCTTTGCCGTTTCAATAGTGCCAGATATCGTACCTCCGATTACATTGGATACATTTTTCTTCCATTGATCTGGTGCAAGATGGTCAAATGCCTTATTTGCCAAAGTTCCTAACCCATAACTAATAGCACCTACAGTAGCTGCCATACCTAATGTAGTGGCACCTCCTAGCGCTGCTGCTGATTTCCCCGCTACTGCTGCCTTCCCACCTAATGCAACTATTCCACCAGTAGCCGATTTAAGTACTGGACCTAATTTACTTAATGCATTTTTCAATTTACCAAATATTCCACCCTTCCTTGATTTGGAATTATCTTGATTGGAACCATTAATGTCTACACCACCACCTATATTATTAATAGCTTTTAAGAACTTTCCTGCTAAGAAGAATGTGGCCATTGCTTTTAAGGGTTCATATAATTTACCCAAAACATCAGTAAGGCTCCCAAGTGCACCTAATATATGATCTATAATTCCGCCCGGAGGTGGTGCCTCTCCTTCGTTGCCAGATGCTAATTCTTGTTGACCGCCGACAGATTGTGCTCCCAATACTTTGGTATATTCATTTAAGTGATCTTGAACCATTTCAAGGCCAATACTTCCTTGTCCATTTGCAGCAGCAGCAGCATTTAACTCTTCTGCTAAAGCGGCAAATCTAGTGTTATCTTCAGCAGTAGCACGACTTCCCAATCGCATAATATCTGCCATCTCTTTAGCTTGTGCACTCATTCCCATAGCACCACCCACTGCTTCTAGTTTGGCGGCTTCCGTCAATCGATTTTTAGCAGTATCACCTTGCATAGATGCCATAGCTTCTATAGCATTTTGTGCAGCTTCATATGTCATACCTTGTTGAATCAACTCCTGTCTACGATTTGCAGCATCTAATACATAACCAGCTCGCTTAGATTTATCCATCTTGAATAATGTATTCTGAATACCTTCATTGGATAACATTTGTTTATTGAGTGCCATAAATTGCTCAGCTGATGCGCCTGTAGATCTAGTAAATCTTTCAGACGCCTTCGCCATTTCATTAGAATATGTTTTGATACCACCAACATAATCACCACCAGATCTTCTAAGAAGAACGAGTGAATCGGCATACAACTTGGAACCATCCGCAAGACTACCAGTGAAGTGGCGTGTTGCCCATGCACTTTTTATCATGGACAGTGAAAAATCAGTACTGCTCATGCCTGCTGCTCGCATTGATTGTCGTGCTTCCGCTTGTGTTTCAATCAATTCTGCTGTTGACATACCCAATGCTTTTGAAAATGCCATCTGCAATAAGTTTGCATCTGCACCCGTTTTAGTTGTTGCATTAATAGTTGAAATTAGATCTTTCCCAACAATAGCCAACGCAGAATATATTTTTATATGTCGTTCATAATGTTCAGAGGTACGCTCTACAATATCATTATATTCAAAAAGAGATCCAACCGCTTCATCAACGGCAGAGCGCAATTCTTTAAAATTAGTACTCAAAGTGACCGATTCAAATCCTAGTTGCTTGACTTGAGCATTTAAATCTATCAATTCTTGGCGATGTGCAATTGTTCGTTTAGACGTATCCTTTTGTAATTCATCACGTATTTTAAAATATCTATTTTGCAATTCTTGGAATTTTTTCAAATTTTTCCTTGATGCTTTAGCTGCAAATTCTTCTGCATCACTGGCGGTTTTTACATTTTTGATCAATTCATTTACAAGATCACCAGATTTGCCAATAGATTTTTTCGTTTTTTCTACATCAGGATCATTTTTAGAGGATTTCGCACCACTCCCGCGTGCAGTATTATTATCATCACCCCTAAATGTTGATGATAATTTATCTACTGCGCGTGACAATTTTCGCAATTCTGTTAATAATTCAGCACTATTATCCATTAAAACTCACTTTTTTATTAATACTAAATAAATTTCATAACTATTTAGGATTTTTACAAAATGACAGAATCTACTACTGAAGATAAGATGGATCAAAATCAACCACCAACACAAAATAATCAAAATTCAATCGAGAATTTAGCTGAATTAAATTCAGAGATTAAAACTCCTATGGCACCAGAAAATGCTGTTACCATAAATCCACTATTGGAGCGAGTTAAAATGCCGGGAGAGACTCATCGGCTACCATCAAGAGGATTATTTTATACTAATGGTGAATTAAGTAGTGATGTAATTGATGGAGAAATTCATATCCATCCTATGGTTGCACAAGATGAAATTACATTATCATCTGCAGATAAACTATATTCTGGTGTTGCGATAGTAAATGTAATTTCTAGGTGCATACCTCAAATACTAAAACCCGAATTATTACTATCCCAAGATGTAGATTTTATTCTTTTATGTCTAAGAAAGATATCTTATGGGGCTATTTTAAGCTTTACCAAACAACATATTGGTTGTCCTACCATTAAAAAGATAAATGATGAACGTGAAGAGGATATGGATGAAGTTCTAACTCCGACACATACATATGATGTTAATGTTTCTAATCTCATTGCAGCGACTAAGGAGATTGATCCTACGACATTAAATGTAAAATTTCGCTACGAATTGGATAACGGGCAGATTGTTAAAATGAATCCATTAGTATTTCGGGATCAAGTTAAAATGATGCAATATACAACGACGGATGAAGAAAATTTTTCCGATATGACAGATGAAGAAAAGGCTAATAGTTTAATGCAACAATTAGTATTCTTAATTGCATCCGTGGATGGTATCACTGACAAAGATATGATCAAGGAGTGGTTAATCAATATTACACCTAAGATGGTGAGAGATTTAACTAATGTAATTACCGATTTATCAGAATGGGGAACAAATACTCAAACTACTATTAAGTGTACGGATTGTGGAGGTGTTATGGAGGTGGAAATTCCCACCAACCCTTTAGTACTTTTTTCATGATCTTAAGATCCAAGGATCATGATGCAATAAGAAAACATATAACAACATTGGGTGCAGAAGCTAGAAAAATTGTATACAACAATACCACCATCGCATATTATATGCGAGGTGGCATTTCTTATAATTCTTGTTTCGATTTAACTCCGGGTGAAAGGGATGTAATTTTAGATTTCATAAAAAGGAGGTTAGATTCTCAGAAAGATTCAGCTTTCCCAGTATATTAATTCCAAACAATATCATATCTATCTAGCATATATTCGGTAAAAGACTTATTTTCACCGACCGTACATCCATACCAACCTTCCTGTTCACCACCATGATTTCTACAATTAAACCTATAGTAAGTTTTTTTATCAGCTTCATATTCAGAACTACCAATAAATTCAGTCGTAAAATGTGACTCTAGTGAATTTCTAAGCTCTATATTACTTCGTCCAGTATGTTCGTATAATTTATATCCAACTATAATTGCACCAATTATTATGAATATAATGTACCATTTGAACATACTAAGCGCAGTAGCTATTAATAAATCTCCAGCACGATTAGCAGATAACATAATTTTATATATTAATATCTCGAAAGAAGAATCTATTATACCCACCGAAATTAAAATTAACCGTTAACTACTTCACAATGTTTGATATCCATCCTTCCACCACTGAGGCATGATATCTTTATTTTGTGAATATAGGTATCCAAAAGATTCATCAAGTATATAGACTCTACCTTCATCATCATCAGCCCTGACAACTCGACCACCGCCCTGAATGATCTCAATGAGAGCTTGACGTTGATACCACTCAGGAGATAGTTCCATGCGCTTCTTGATCCATGCATCACCCATGTTTCCAAAAGGAACTTTACAGAAGATAGCAAATCGGCCAAGATCATACTTCAAATCAAGACCTTCTGTGCTTGATGGAGATATCAAAATAGCAGGTGTTGTTGATTCATCCATAAATTCAGCGATTGCTTGATTTCGTGATACGCCTGATTCTGGGCCATGCTCAATAATTCTGTGACCTTTGCAGCTCAAATTGTCAACCAACCAATCAGCGATTGCAAAATTTCCGGTATGAATAATACCATTTTCACCTTCATGCATTTCTGCCAAGGTCTCAATAGTTTTTAACATTTGAGTTTTTTGATTGTTATCTCGCCACTTATAATTCATTTTCATTTGTGGCATATAAACTACCGGTCGATTATCAGGATCAAATTCAGATTCAATTGAGATATAAGCAGCCTCATTTGGATCAATACCTAAATCTGCGCACGTTGCTTCCTTGCCCAAAAACGTGGAAGACATAAAAAGAAATTGATCAGCCATTGGTTCAATAAGTCGCTTGAATGATCTATGGGCACTGATTCGTTTGATTTGAATACCAAAATCGGAATCGATTAATACATAATCATCTATGACATCAGATATATCAATACGCAAAAATTCCTCACAGATATTCAATTGACTTTCAACATGTTGAAGTTCACGCACCTTCTTTATTTCTTGGGCATTGTCAGATGGATTATGTTCTCTAGTTGATTCGATTTCGGTTAACAGAATATCATAGGCTTCTATTAGTGCTGGATTGTATACATCACGAATGAAATTAACAACAATTTCTAAATCACGTTGTTTAGGAAGTTCAATGTAATGATCAGAGCACCATTTCTTAGTAATATGAATCGAATCAAATCCACATAAAATAGAATCAAGTGAATGTGCCTCATCACAAGTCATTAAATTTCTTTTCAAGATGCGATCATCTTTTTTGAACATTGATGTATATGACCAAACAGATAATCCCAATGCATAGTTCATTACTGTGTTATTGGATTTCTTGGCTGTCTCTCTAGCATCTGCATAGGGGCATGATATACATCTTGGCTTTATGATAGAACCTGTTGCACAACTAACACCACCCTTGGATTGACATTTATAATGCGACTTACCATAAAGTGATGATAGATTTATCTTCTTGTCTGATAAAAAATCATTTTCGTATTGTTTTTGGAGAATAGTCTGAGGTGTTAATATAAACGAGTTATTTCCCATATAACGAGAGAATGTCATAGACACAGCAGATTTTCCGCACCCAACGGGAGCTTCAACAAATAAGTATTTTTTGCGCTTATTCTTCTTCAAAAAATTCAACGCAATACATTGATTGATTCTGGGTTCATGTTGTCCTTCAAATGCCCAAAATTTTCTCATTTCTTTATCTAATTCAATATCAGACATCTAAAAACTCCAACTAATTTGATATGTAATTATACATGAAATAGAAAGATTGATCAATACGGAACATGATATTAAAAACGGAACATGATATTAAAAACGGAACATGAACATATCAAACATTGCTTTTATGAGTTGGGCAAATCTTTCAAAACGTCTAAAAATTGTATTTTTATAGTTTCTTTTGTAGTTTTAATAGTTTTGTCGCTACCTCCACCTCCGCGAAAATTTTTTATACACGCTACGCCGATCTGCATACCCGTCTTACGTGTTTTCATACCAACCTGAGTCTCCCGGTCTATACCCCACTTCGTAGCCACTTCGTGTCTCGGTATCAATGCTTAGGTGTATCAATGTGTATAATTCTCTTCTATACTCAAGAACAACACGGAAACCTGCCAACAACTAGCCACGTATTGCTCAAAGCCCTCTGCCAGCTTTCGTGGGTGGGTTTCACTGCCTATTATCAGCCTCCGCAGCGGAGTTCAATTTTATGTCTGTTGGCTGAGGTATAATCGAACGTGACTTGATATGGCATCACGCCTAACCCCAATTGATGTCGATTAAATCACATAAAAATAATCATGTCAACACTTTTTTTCTATAATTTTCATATTTTCTACAAAATCGTTAATGTCATGATCTTCACGACATACACAATCCTTGAGTTGTTCTATCCTCCACATAGCAATATGATAACTATCACAGAGGTCATATAAGCCCTTAGACTTGAGGTAGCCAGCAGCTAGGAACTGTTCGGCTATATCGTCTGGCACAGCCGCTAACATATCTTGTTTCTTTGCCTTGCCACTACCTGTAGCAAATTTTTTGAGTTGTGTGGGTGCAACTTTAACAATCCCATCAATACCATGTTTTTCTAATAGTTTGACTTCTAATGTGTATAAAAGACCACCCAGTAATCGTGTAGCATTTCCTATACTTCCAAAACTTAATGCCTCGCATACAATTTCATCACAACCATGTTGTTCAAATAACTCAATGATGCGGGTAGTCAATATAGACATTCTAACAACTTCACTACCATCATGTTTTGATGTTTTAATACATTCAAAATGAATCATGGATGTATTTTCGACAATGACGATACCGGAACAAGTCATACTTTGGTCTAAACATAATATTTTTTTTCTTCTCATGTCTGTACTTATATGAGAAAAAAACAAGCACGTTACACTAAGTAACACTAGTTTTTTAGTGTAACACTAGTGTTAAATTTCTTCCAAGTCTTCAACCTCACCCACTATAGTAAAATCATCCACCATAGTAACGGTGATTGATCGAGTGAATTGACTTTTAATCTCAGCTTTATGTGAGATAACATAAAGACATATACCTTCTGCCATTCCTTTCTTTCTTACCATCTCGGTGGCTAGTAATGCACCTTCCTCATCCAATCCAGTATCTAATATCTCATCGAGTAGACATATATTAATTTGTCCATACAAGTTCTGTAATAAATCTCTAAATGCAAATGACATAGCTAAATTGACTCGACTACGTTGCCCCGCTGATAGATTACCAAAATCTAATGCCCTACCAAATTTACTAATGGTTGCTGTCATATCATGCTTAAATTCTATAATTTGTGTCAGACCGAGTTCATCTAGATAATGATTTAATCTACCGTTTAAGAAAGGTATATTATTATTGATTAGACTTTTTCGCACAAAACTATCTTTTTTGGTCAACAACTTTAGAACCATGTCCTGATGTTTTAATAATGTATCAAGTTCATTTATTGATTCCATGTCAAAATCGGATATATCAACGGATAGGAGTTCATCCAATGTCTCACTATGTGGATTTTTACTTTGCATTAACGAATTTAGCTTGTCCTGATATCGTTCAATCCTAGAACTAATTTTGTATAGCGCCTCTACATTATTAACGGTGACTTCAGATTCCAATGTTGATATTTTTTCATCAATGGTATTGATGAAAGACTCTAACTCATTAATTTGTCTATCTGCCTCTTGAATTGCTGTATTAGCAAGCTTTATAATTTTTTTTGTTGACGCAATACTTTTCTTAGCATCTGACATTGCTTGTTTGCAATAAGGACAGTTTCCATCTGACAAATGAACTAATTGATTTTCAGCCTCAGACTTTTTAGTGTTATTCTCTCGTAGAATAATTTTAAAATCTTTATATTGTGGTCTGAGTTCACGTAGCTCTTCTTTAAAGTTTTCTATCTCATCAAATATAGCAGCCTCGGCCTCAATATCTATTTCCGATAGAGTTTTTAGTTCATCTTGCAACTCAGAAATTGCTTCATCAGTATCAAGTTCCCATTGCTTTTTTCGTTTCTTAGTTGACTCCAATTGACTTTGATAACGCTCACGCTCATCTTCTAATGTAGTCAATTTTGTAGTTTGAAGTTCTTTGTTATGTTTAGTCTCTTTAATTTTTTCCTTTAATATATCTGCCTTTGTTGAAAGGGTTGTTAAGTCAAAAAGTTCTTCAATTATTGCTGTTTGACTAGCACCACTCTGCGCCTTAACCGGAAGATCCAAAAATGGTACACATGAAGCTGAAATAGCAGCAATTCGAATAAACAACTCATAGGGTATATTAATAATACTTTCAATCAACCTATTTCCATTGGCAATACTATCCGGCGTAATATCCTTTCCATCTTTGGTGATGGTTACGTAATTATTGCCTTGGCCAGTTTTCATTTTTCTAGCCCGAAGAATTTCATATTCAATACCACCACGTTCAAATGATAATGTAGTTACCATTTCCTTATTGTTGATATTATTAATTAAGTCATCCTTCCTTCCAATTCCATTCGATAATGGCTTATCATACAATGTATATACCAATGCATTTATAATAGAAGTTTTTCCAACTCCATTATACCCATTAATTAATGTAGTTCCGGGTTGATCGAAATTAATGACAGTTGGAATCGCACCAAAACCTAGAAAATTCTGTATTGTAAGCGTTTTAAACGTTATCATTTAAGATACCAAATCATTGTATATGGAAACCAACATATCATTGTTAATATGTTCACTATCAATTTTTTTGAACATATCAACTACTAAATTATCAACTGTATCAATATCTTCCGTTGATTTTTGTAATGGCGCTGTGGTAATTATTTCATTTACTTCTGCTGATTCTCGTAGTTCAAATCTTCGTGGATTGTAAGTCGTCATTACATGGCGCTGCATATCAGCACTATCTTCATAATTCAACGGGATGTCAGCTACACATTTAACGTATGTCCTATCATCAATTTCAACTTCACCGTCAATAATGTCTGATATTGTGGTGTATATATACTTCGGCCCATCTTCCCAGTTAAAGAAGAAGAGTTCTTTTGTTGTAAAATCATAAGTAGCGTAACCACGATCAACATCCCCTTCATCTCCAAAACTGGTGGGAAATGGGTTTCCCATGTAGACAATATTTTTATTCTTTCTTGTTTGGCGCTTATGAAAATGACCAGATACAATCAATTCTGGCTGTTGAAATAAATCGGGATCAGCACCACCAATCATTTCGGTGCCATGACCAGTGACAATATATCCATTGAATTCGAAATGACCAAACCAGACGGGCACTGAATTATATTGCACTAAATCGGCATATTCGTGATGCATAAGAAATGGACAGAATAGAACATTCTGTCCCCCTTTATATGAATTTTTCAACACTTCAGGATTTTCAATCAAGTGAACATTTTCAAATTGTTCAACCCAATGAAGTGAGTGAATTTCCCTAGAGTTTCTTTTATATAAATCATGGTTGCCTAATATGACATATATGGGGAGTCCCAAATCGTTTAATTTTTTGAAGCCAATATATGCGTATCGCAATGTCTCTAAATTAATAGATGTTCTATTTTGGTTCCAATCACCCAAGAATCCAATTGAATCAATTTCGGGATCAGCCTTGACTTCCTTGATAAAAAAATCTATAAAATTATCACAGAAAGTATTGTGTATAATACTCTCTTCTTTTTTTGCATCCGCACAACCATAATGTATGTCTGTGAAGAATGCCATTTTTTTAGATTTGAATTTGGTCATAGTGACAATTATATCACAAATTATTAAACCATATCAATCAACTTCATTTTCGTTTATATGAACAACATCATCAGAATTTTTTTCTTTAATTTCTTCTGCTAAATTTGCTGCATATTCTTCCTGATACGCATAAGACGGTAATCTACCATTTTTAATGGTTATCTCATCTTTAATATTTCTTTGACGCTTTTCCTGTTTAATAAATTGCACCATACTCCGAGAGATGCAAGTTGTGTAATAACTGAAGGGATTATCACTTTTTTCTGGATCAAAACGAATCCACGTACTCATTAAAGTGGTTAATGCATAACTTCGCATATCATCAATGTAAGTATAGCCACTAAAATTACTCTTTTGGCTAATGCGTTGTGTTAATAATAATAACATGTGTGCCAATTTATCTGACATTTTTCCCTGTTCTTTACTAAGCCTAAATTCCTTAAGCAACTCCTTATTCGACAGGTAATTAACACGTTTTCTACGTTTCCCCTCCATCTCAGCCTCTTTTTCAGCAGTCAGTGGTTGCTGTTTAACAATTTCAATATCACTATATGGTCCCTCAGTCATCTTGGTGCTCAACAATTCTTTAGTCTCTGCATCATATTTGTGATATCTTGATAATGGTTTATCTAACCATTGAATTCGATTCTTCGCCATATTAATATCCTCCGTTAATTAATTATATATTAATTATTAAAAAGTTGCAATTTTTTTTTAATTACAAAGAAAATAAATAGAATGAAGTCTCTGATTCTTTTAGGTAAACATGTCAACCAATTTCAAGGTACGCTTAAATGCTGCCAATATCACAAACGTACAAGAACGTCGATTTCAAACAGTTTCGTTTGATGTATCACCTGATCTCAATGAACAGAGAACCGTTACCTACGATTCTGTAGATCCTACTCACGCACCCGGACAGTTTATGATTTATAAAAAAACTGCTGCCCGTCGATTTCAATTAACTCAAGTACGATTAATATCTAGAACTCGAAGAGAGGCATCTTTAAATCTTGCTATTCTATGGATATTAAGAGGTTGGACTATGCCAAATTTTGGCACTGAGACAGGAGGGGCACGAAATAATCCAGATATTAAAAAAGATAACTCTCCCTATAATAGTGATAAATTACGACAAATAATTGATTCGGTAAATGGTCGAAATAGAGCGAAGAGTTTTTTGGGTGCTCCACCAGCCGTATTAGAGCTTTCGGCATATTCAAGATTTGGTGCAAATGACGGTATTCATAGCTTAGGTCATATCAGAAGGGTTCCGGTTGTTATTGAATCATTGGGAATATTCTACCCATCAGATGTTGATTACGTACCAACAGAGGATGAATTTCCTACTCCAATGCCAACAGTAATGAATATTGATATTTCATTAACAGAGGCCCAATCACCATTAGATATGGCTAGATTTAGTTTGGACCAATATAGACGTGGTGAATTAACAGGATATTAATTATGCAATTATCAGAATCCACATCACTCAATAATGTTATTAAGGGGACCAATAGATACACCCAAGGCGGCTTATCTGACTATTATGATGTTCGTGTGGGTTGGTGGGAACGTAATGTATTTGAGAGAGATGCTACCGATATTATTTTTTATGTTGATAACAATAACGAATTTCGTCCTGACCTTATTTCTTATGCTGTCTATAATTCACCAAGATATACTTGGCTTGTCTTACAGTACAATAATATCGTAGATATTAATGAGGAATTAGTTAATGGTACTCGTCTTTTACTACCTTCTACTGGAAGACTAACTAATAGTATATTAACAAATCCAATCATTGGCAAAAAAATAGAAAGTAATGTCTAACCCACAAAATCCACTCTCACAATTTAGATCGTATTCCGCCATTCAAGTTCTTATTATGGCTGATACACCAGAAACAGCTAATATTTTAGCTGAATCTAATTTCTCGTTTCAACGAGATACTACCGATCCTAGTCAAATTTATAATGTTAGGAATATTTTAGGTAGACCTAATAATAGATTTGTTTTTTTATATGATGGTAGATCAGATACCAATTTTTATATTGAGGATGTTGAATGGGAAACTATTTTAGCACCAAAATATGGAAAGCCGGGAGAACAGACTAGAACACAGACTATTGAAACTGAAGGTAATATGAAAATTATAGAACCTTTGGGAGTAAGTTTTCTTGAGACTATGGTGACATCAACTTCTAATTTAGGTGTTGATCCAAACAGTATAGTTTTTGTTTTAAAAACTATATTTGTTGGACATACATTGACGGGTGAACAGACGGTTATCTCATATGTAAAACCATTTATTTTTAAACTCATTGATTTAAAAGCGGATATTAAATCATCACAATCAGAATATTCGATAACCTTTTTTGGTCTTGCCAATGGGGTCACTTCATTACCACAAATTTCAAATATTTCGAATGGAATGTCTCTTCATTTGCAACGTGGTATGACGTTATCACAAGCACTTCAAGTTTTATTTGATCGGATTAATGACCGATATGAAGAAAATTTTGAAAAATTGAAAACTGAATCTGATTATGAAGGGTTTGAAGAAAAGTTTTCACGAGTTAAATATACTGTACAAACAGATCCAGAATATTCATCATCTGTATTTGAAGTTGGTAAGGATGTGCCACATGATCAATCAATTACATTAGAGGATGGCTCAAAGGCCATACAAATTAAGATACGTGATCAGGCAAGTATTGAAACTGCGATGAAAACTATATTTAATTTGTGTCCCTATTTGTCAACTGATGCTACTCGCCCTTTAGATTTAGATAATGATAGGAGATATACTCCAAAAATAACATCGACTGTTAGACCATCAAATGATGGAACTTATAACGTTGAATTTTCTGTCCAGCGATTTGAAACGTTATTTCAACGACCCGGTGAACGATTTGAACCTCAACCGGGCGAATACATCGAATTTGATTATATGTTTACAGGAAAAAATATTGATATTATTGATCTCGATATAAAAATGGATATGGGACTATCATTCTTTTATACTGGATTAGTAGCTTCTAATGAACCAAAATCACAAGGTGCAATGGAGGCTAAGTTAATTAATGAGCCAGCAGTTGTTTCGGTTAAAAGTTCAATTGAAGGTTCTGCTAATAGTGCAGCAGGGACTGATCGAATTCTTCCGGGGAGAAAGGCACCATTATTCTTGGGTTTGGATGTTAAAAATCGAGATGTGCAAAATACACTCAATCCAGTATCTGCAGCATCATTTGATCAGATGCTAGAACGTCAGGCAAGATTGGAGAGTGTACAGACAAATTTAACAATACACGGGAATCCAACAATTCTTAATGATCTTAATGTGACATATAATGAATTAATACCGGGAAATAATACTCCAATTGATTCCGTTTCGGGTACGGGAACTCAAAACTTTTATAAAACACCATCAGTAGCAAAAGTGAATATAAAATATCCAACCAATAAAGAATTAGATGCAGTTGAAGATTTTTGGTATAGAGGATTTTACACTATCTTATCTATAAAGAATGTATTTAAGGGTGGAAAGTTTACACAAGATTTGACGATGTTTAGTATCCCGCAGTCCGATGACACCGATTTATCATCTACTACAACATCTACACGTTCCACAACAACATCAAGATCAAATGTTGCATTTACTAAAACACCAGAATCGGTTGTCATTCCAAATTCAATCCCTGAAGATTTGGTATTGGATGTAGATTATGCGGTTAAAAAAGGTGTTAATATTGAAAACTTATCACCCAAAATTGCTGCAGCAATTCCAGTAGTAGCCGCAGTGTGGCGAGAAGTAACTGATCCAGAGAATGGACCATCACCCACAGGGGGGAGGATTATTCCAGTAATAACATCGGGTAATGATGGGGTACGTAATGAAAACTCCCTACATAATGATGATCTCGCTATTGACGTTCGGGGTAATAATGTTGACTTTGATGTTATTAATCATCCAAATGGTTGGCGTATGGAAGGCATGTTAAAAAGTCGATTGGGATCAGATTTTGATGTTTTATTTGAAGTATTCAAAGATAATAGACCCAATACACACTTCCATATAGAGTATGATCCTGATCCTACGACTCAGGGCATAGTAGAAGTAGAGGAGGATTCTGCATAATATGGGAAACTTGATACGAGGGTTCATAGAAGATGCAGATCCACCACCACCATCATCTATAACGATTGGTGTTGTAGTTGGTATAGGAGATGGAAATCAACTGGGTAGGATTCAAGTAAGATGTGCATCATGGGGTGATGCTAAATTACCAGATCACTTGGTGCCTTGGGCTAGATATTGCTCCTCATTTGCAGGTACTACAAATGATATTCCACGAGGTAGAGATGCTGACAAATCGGTGGGAACTATAGCTTACGGTCAATGGATGATTCCCGAGGTTGGAAGTCGAGTAATTACCATCATATTAGATAATGATCCCAATCAACGATATTGGATTGGCGCTGCCCATGACATTTATTATTCACATACCATGCCTCATGGTCGTTTTTTAGAAGATAAACTACCAAGAACTTCATCCGAGGAACTCATTCAACCACTCGCAAGGAACTTGGCCACCGCATTCAATTCTAAATTTGATAGTCCTGAATACGCAACCCGTGGAATGGATAGACAAGTTTCTGGAATTAAACAACAAGATATTGGTGACGAAGCTACAGTCAGTAAACAATCCGATGAATTAGATCAAGTGATCGAAAGTTATGATGGGAGTACCATAAAACGTTCTCAGGGTTATTCTTCTGGAATTGTGTCTGCATTATATTCTCAAACAACTCCGGGATTCCATTCATTTTCAATGGATGATGACTTGGACCACTGTAGAATTAAATTACGAACTACATCTGGTCATCAAATTATCATGGATGATACTAATGAGAGAATTTATATTAGTACTGCACAGGGAAAAACATGGATCGAGATTGATGAAAAGGGGACCATTGATATTTACGGATCTCAGGATATTTCATTAAAGGCAGATGGCGACTTAAACTTAAGTGCAAAGAAAACTATTAGAATGTCGGGTGGAGAAGGTGTACATATTGCATCTGCAACTGAATTGCGAATGCATTCGGGGACCGATACTCATATTCGAGCAGATGGTGATATAAAATCACATACAACAAATCTTAAACTTTCTACTGATGAAAATATGGAATTTAAAGTTGGTCAGGAGTTTCAACATCTTGCCAATAGTATGATTATCAACTCAGAATCTTCATATGATTTGGATGTAGTTGATATTTATACAATGAAAAGCTCTGATTATGAATTTGATGGAACCAATGTAAATGTAAATTCAGGAAATGTTGTTATCGAGTCTGGAAACTTATCGGTAGGGTCAAATGCTAATATAAGTGGAGTTGCACGGGCATCAACCTTAGTGTCATCTGGAGTTGTTCAAGCCGCTTCTGCAGCTATAGCTGGTGGCGTATCTGCTAGCGGTATATCTGCTAGTGGATCAATATCTTCATCAGGATCAATCGCTACAGCCGGAGATGTTATTGCTGGTGGTGTCTCACTGGGTTCACATACTCATGTCTACATCGCTTCACAACAACCTATCGGTCCCGCAAATACAGCATCTGCCATTCCAACATCAGGGATTCCATCCCCTACACCATCCCCCGAAACTCCACTTTCACCCGAAACTCCAATACGAGCACCAGCCAATCCTGCAATATCAACAGCAGCTGCAGCTGCAGAGTTGCCTGCATATGCAGTATCTCGCGCACCAACCAGAGAACCTTACACTAGAAGTTATCTTGATCGGGATAGAACTGATAAGGATGTGACTGGGGAATCTGCACTAGATGTCATTGAAGTATTAAAAACTGATGATGTTGATTCTATTCTAGAATATGAATCTACTAACAAATTAGCGGGAACAGGTAGTAGTAAACGGGGTATTAGATTTAATAGAAACGCAAGATGGCGACGTTAATAGTAAATACATATTCAACTATTGAGTTTTTAAGATGACGATATACAAGGGTTTTAGTAGTCACCAATTCAAACAGAATAAACAATTCGGTCAGCGCGACTTGGAATTGGTTAAAACTGATTTAATCGCACACATTTTTACTCGCCGTGGCTCTCGGGTTATGCAACCAACATTTGGCACAGGTATTCCTGATATTTTATTTGAGCCATTGGATGAAATTACTACCGAAATTATAGAGGATGATTTGCGAACGGTATTTAATTATGATCCAAGAGTTGAGTTGATCGATTTTGATTTGCAAGTTGATGCGGAAAATAGTTCTGTCAATGCAGCTGCTCAATTATTTTATGTAGAATTAAATTTAACAGATAGTCTTGAATTGAATATTCAATTTGAGCAATAATTAATGTTTACATCGGCAATAAATAATATGAATAAACTAGAGAGAATTGTATGAGCCGCCAACTATCAACAGCCGAAACATTTGAAACGGTGCACGCTGTATTCTCACAGATAAATTTCAATGCGTATGATTACACAACAGTAAAAAAATCTCTCCTAGATTATCTAAAAATATACTATGCAGAGGATTTTAATGATTTTATTGAATCATCTGAATTAATTGCGATCATTGAATCATTTGCTTATATAGCAGAATTATTGTCATATCGATTAGACATGAATGCCCAAGAAAATTTTATGTCAACTGCCCAACGACGCGAATCTATTCTGCGCTTGGCAAAATTAATCTCATACAGACCTTTTAGAAACATTCCTCACCGTGGCTTGGTAAAGATTACATCAGTGACCACCACTGAACCTGTTATTGATATCGACGGTGTTAGTTTATCAAACACTAAAATTAACTGGAATGATAGTAATAATGTTAGATGGAAAGATCAATTTCTACTTGTTATGAATCGAATATTGGAGCAGAATTTCGGAACCGTATCCGTAGATGGTAGGACTCAAGTTGATAATGTGTTATTTGAATTATATACATTAAACAACTCAAATCGTCAAAATTCTAGAGTATTGTCATACACCACAGCAGTTTCTGATACAACATTTAATATGGAATTGGTTCCAGTTGAATTAACTGAAGATGGTCCTCGCGAACGCCGCCCAGAAGATGTATCACCCTTTAGTATGCTTTATGCTTCAGACGGTCTAGGTGATGGTTCAGATACTACTGGATTTTTAATGTTTACTAAACAGGGTGTTTTGCAAAAGAGAGAAGCATTTTTTGATGGGATAACACCAAACCTTTCACTTGATATACCTGTTAATAACATTAACCACACTGATGTTTTTGTCAATAATGTTAATTCTGATACAAGGAAAATTTTTATAAATGACCCAACATCAACCGATTTTACAAATAATGATGTTAGGTTTGGTGAATGGACCGAAGTTGGTGATGAAAATTTTGAAAATGTTATCTTTAACACCAAGTCAAGTCGTAGAAAATATCAAGTCGAAACGCTGAATAATGATCAAATTCGATTAATTTTTGGTGATGGTGAATTTTCAGATATACCTAATGGTTCGTTTGATGTATGGTTTAGAACTTCTGCCAATGACAGTCTACCAATACCAAAATCGGCAATCAGTAATGAAACTGCGTCATTTGTGTACCTTGATCCTTTAGGTAGAACACAAACATTTACATTTACGTTTTCCTTAACAGCTGCACTTCAAAATGCAAGCGAGACTGAAAGTAATGAACATATTCGACGGGTAGCTCCTAATGTGTACTATACACAAGATAGAATGGTGAATGCGAGAGACTATAATACCTATATGCTACAAGATCCGAGAATCCTCAGATTACAAGCAGTAAACCGGACATTCGCAGGTGATTCAAAATACATTGCATGGCATGATCCAAGTGATAGTTATGAAGATACTAAAGTATTCGGGAACGATTTGGCGATTTTTCGTAAACGAGAAGAACCCGTAAATGGACTTACCACATTAATTAATAATGCAGTATCTCCAACTGAAGTTTTAGACAATACACTTGAGCCATTACTGTCATCGGTAGATTATTTCCTGATTATCGTTTCGAGATTAGAAGCTGTTAGGTCAAATAATTTATCATATAGACAAACTTTTTCTGGTGATGCACTTAATGATGAACGAACATTAATCGAAACTGAGTTACAAAATTCGATTGATCAAACTAACCCCAATGGAACGATTGGAAATATTGTTAGTCTATATTTCTCTGTAGAAAATGACCAATGGACGGTTAATAATTCTACCCAAGAGAATATTTTAATTTTTCAAATTACTCCTATTTTTGAATCTGGTAATGTACATGTGGGTTGGAAAATAGATCAGGCAACCGATTCATTTGTAGCATATAGTGATACAACTCGTTTCTGGAATGACAACGCTTCTGACACACAACTTAATCTAAATTCACTGTTAGTAGAAAGAGATACCCTAACCGTTCTCGCCGCAAACACAACTGCAAATAATAAATCTATCATTGGATCAGATGTTAAATTTAATGTATTGAAACGAGAATCACTCAGTGGCTCAGACCTTGATGTAATTCAGAGCTTAAATATTATACCTACTGATATCAACAATGATGAAATCCCTGATAATCTACTTCAAACTAATATTTTTGGTGATTTTATTTTGTATTCAAAGGATGAAATTACGGATACTAATGATGTTAATTATGGAATTGATGTATTGCCATCAACAGGTGGATTCGCTAACACATTTGAATTGCCCAACAGTTATTTGCAATCATTTGAAGACGAGGATGTTGAATTATATGTTACTCGTGCAACTGGAATAACAGAGAGATTATTTTTTGGTCAAGACTGGTCAACTCCACCACTAGGAAACCCCTCTAATTCAGACGCATCCACTGTTATCAGAACATGGGTGCAAATACGAAATACATCAACACGTACAGGAGATATCTATAAAATTAGGGCTAAGCGTTATGTATATTTCGCCCGAACTTCAACAAATGATACCTTTTCCGTGGTTGAAGATACTGAGAATGTAATATTAACTTTTTTCCAAGAAGAGACATCAGCAAATAATCAAAGACTTTATATTCGATATGAAGGTAGATATCCATTAAATTTCTCTTGGTTTCACTCAACACCTGACTTACATTTAATTGATCCCTCTCCTAGTAATATTATAGATATGTTTGTTATTACAGAGGGATACTTCAGGAATTATAATTCATATATAAATGGTGATATTAGTTATTTGCCAAGCCAACCCTCTAGCTATGAATTATCTCAAACATTTTCTAACTTACTAACCAGTAAAATGATATCAGATACTGTCATAATGCACTCAGGCAATCTACGACCACTATTTGGAAAAAGGGCGAAAAATTCTGATCAAGCTATAATTAAGTTAGTATTAACTCCACAGAATACGGCATCTCAGAATGATATCAAAAATAAAGTTATCGGCGTGGTTAGAGACTTCTTTGATATTAGTAATTGGAATTTTGGTGAAACTTTTTATTTTAGTGAACTGTCTGCTGCAATTCACTCACAACTAAGCTCAAGTGTTAGTTCGGTAGTGTTAGTACCCAATGCATCAAAATTTCAATTTGGTGATTTGTATCAAATAGAATCTTGTCAGAATGAAATTTTTGTTCCTGATATTTCAGTATCAGAAATTGACATAATCGATAATTTAACCTCATTAAACTTGAATCAATAATATGAAACTTCTAAAAGAATTAAGTGAATTACAGTTCGAAGAAACGCTATTGGATGAAATGCCTGATATTTTAGAGGAGGCAGAATATCAAGGTAGGCAAGTTGAATTGAATAAGCCTATGCGAGATAGTGGGGGAAATAAAAAATTTAAAGTATATGTTAAAAATGATAAGGGGAATGTAGTAATTGTTCGATTTGGCGACCCGGATTTATCGATAAAGCGAGATGACCCTAAAAGAAGAAAATCTTTTAGGGCTAGACATAACTGTGATAATCCCGGTCCAAAATGGAAAGCTAGATATTGGAGCTGCTATCAATGGAGAGCCAATTCTAAGGTTGAGGGTTGACGACCGTCAACCAATTAGGAATTTGCCTATTTTTATAAGCCATTAGGGGCAACTTTTCGGTCATATACAACTTTCGATACGCATCCAAAGATTTGTTAGACTTGCAATAATCTGGCATACATTGAGGTGGTTCGAAAAATTCACCAGCCTCTAATGTGGGTGGTGGGGTTTGTAATAAATCTATAATGCCTTTACGTTCTGTTAAATGTATTTTTTCATATCTATGTGTATACTCCAGCGCAGTTTCTTTTAGTAAATTAGCCAACCATAGATAATTATCACAATTCGCCCTCGCCCATATTGTACTTGGGTGATTTTTGTGTGTCATTTTATACAATCGATCATCAGCACTTTCACCCAATATCACTCGATGAGCAGTGCTTAAAATTTGACTATATTCTAGAATCATTTTGACCACGTGCGTGTTATACATAGATTTCGCACAGTCAGAGGGATCAGTTTCTATATAAAAAATATTCATAAAATAATTTAATTAATTTGACTTTGATGTTATTATACCATCAAATGGAGATTGTAACACTAACCATAAATAACATCATAACAACGTAAGGTAGAACTGTGTCGAATAATTCCGATTACTCAAAAATACGAAGTCGAATAGATAAAATAATTCCTGACGCCTATCAATCTGATATTGGCGAATCTTTTATGGAAAATACTATCAATCGATTTTTAACAAAAAAAGAGACTGAATATGTTGATGGTTTTGTTGGTGCTCCTAATACACACACAACCACATCCAGACAATTAAATGAGCCAGATATTATTAGTCAGGCAAATCAACTACAGCCAATTATTACCACTATATTAGGCACAGAAAAGCGATATATGTCATGGGCGGATGTTATTAGTGAATTGCGTCTACAGGGCGTTGATATATCACAATTGCCTATTTGGGGAGCAACTGACAAATATAATTGGGTTCCCCCGATTGATATAGACAAACTTATCTATTTTAGAGATTATTTTTGGGTTAGTGATGATATCAAATCAACTCCAGAATATATAACAATCAAAAACTGTCAAACCACCGCACTATCACGAGTTAGACGAATTGAAAAAATGATTGAACGATATGGTAACAATTTTCCAATTGTTGAATTATTAGAAAAGAGTGGTAGTACATTTTCCATAGTTCGAATTGACCCTGACAATTCACTAGTTAGGGTTACTGGTAATGTATTAGATGTATTATCAATTGGTGAATGCATCTCCATTCAAAATACTGCCACTAATAATAATGAATATGAAATTGCAGCATTGACATATAATACAGAAGATAATTGGACTATTATTGAAGTCACTGGTAATACTTTAGTATCAGAAGAATTTGTTGGTCAAGTTCGATATACAGAATATAACGGAATTGTATTGAGTGGTCTGTTGGATAATTTATTTGAAAGCAACTTTATGTTTGATGTCAACGATTCGATCAATTCAAAATTAAGTGGTGACACATTTATTACAGTTAATTCGGAATATAATAGTGAGGATAATACCACGACAATTTTTTTCGATGGTGCCATAACTTCTGGTGTGGTATCTGGCAATGTAACATTAAGCAATCAATTAACCATTGCAGAAAATAATGCAACTGAAGATTGTTTTTTACTTACACCAGAATCTGAACATCAATGGTCAAAATCGAATAAATGGGTACATCGAAATGATGTTAGAAATTTTGCATCAGCGAAACAAGCTAACTATCCAGTCATAGAATTTGATTCTGGAATTGAATTAAATGAATACTTAGAAACTAAACATATATGGAAATATAGAAAATTTAATGGAGATTCATTTGAAGAAATATCCACAACACCGAACTTCCTAGAGTTAAAGCCTGCAACGGTTGATTTTTTTACTGCTGGTAATACAGTTGCCGTATTGGATAAGGTGGTTGGAAATCTATCTAGTTTATTTGTTCCGGGATTCGAATTTTTAGATCAAAATAATCAACAGTATGTTGTCGCATCATCTACGTTTGAGTATGATGTAAATACACTCCAATATAATACACGCATAACAATAACGACAATTTTTGATTCTGGTACAACTTCTTTTATACCAAAAGTAACTAGCTTGGGTGATGTCTGGATTGGCTACAATCAACATTGGATATATGCTGGAGTTGAGTCCGAATTACCCACTGCATCTCCACCCATGAATCCATTGGGAGTTATCAATGAATCAATAACATTTATCACCAATAATGCGGATTATGATTACCGCGTAGGAGATACAGTACAGGAAGTTATTGTTAAAAATATTACTAATAAAGTTTTTGAATTTGAGTCTTCTGATTTAAAAAATCAGGTATTATTGAGTTCTGGAGATTTTAGGGTATATGTAAATAACATTAGACGCTATGGAGATTTTAATGAAATAGAAGATCCTAACACTAACCAATTTGTTGTGGGTGTTGAATTTAATGATTCGGTATCATTTTCTGTTGGTGATATTATTCGTTTTGAAGTCGGTTCTATTTTATTATCTGATCATGGATTAACTAATGTTGATGTTCGTGTAGAGCCAGATGACTTTATTTTTAATACTACACAAGTTACAGAATTAGTTAGTATTACTAGAATTCAAAAATTGGAGCAGTTGAAGAGTTCAAAAAATCAATATCCGAATTATAATTTGTATAATATTGACGGTACGTCGGCAAATGCCGCAGCACCATTAATGGAATATACAATCGATCAGAGTGCACCAGTAATTTCCGAACTTGCGAGGCGAATAAAAGTAGATAGATTAGAGGAAAACTATTCGTTTACACAAAATTTAATTAATGATACTTCTTTATTGGGATATAAGGAAATGCCAACTACCACCTTCTGGATAGATGTTGGAAAGCAAACAATCTACAAAAATATAGATTGTGTGTGGAATAAAGAATTTATTCAAGGAAACGTATTCAACACTGCAAGTTTTGGTGCTGAGCCTAGTATAAAATTTGAAGGTTTGATTTGGTTTGATTCTAGTAATGAAGTCCTTTATGTTTATGAGTCGGGTTCTTTTGTTGAATCTACCTCTTATGTAATTACTAATAATGAAAACCCTTCACTGAAATCTATTTGGCGAAAAGCCAAAGAAAAGTATGTGCCGATTATGCGCGATTGGAATGGTAGGTCAGAAAGTGAATATAATCAAGAGAAAGCTGCTTTTATTGCTTCATTGATTGAAAATTTACAATTTTCAGATAATACATTATCTGATTCTGATGCTAATGAACAGGCAAATACGGTCTGGTTTGCACGCCAATCAAATGAATTGTCGCCAACTGGTGAATGGGTTGGTGATTGGACATTGCCTGATTATTTTTACTATAATATAGAAAATGAGAATAGGGTGGAATTATCTTCTAAGCAGTTAATTGGTCATTTTGAAGATATTATCAATAGCCAAGACAAGGTTCCGGGATTTTTAGGAACTCGACGTGCCCAGTTTCATACATTAGAAAAACATGAGGTAGATTTTGGAAAGGGTGGAAATATACGCCAATATAATAACAATTTCTCAACATTCATCTCTTCTGTTTTTGTTGATAATATTATTATTCCATCACTAATAGAATTCGCCCAAAATCAATATCAAGTTACTCTTGATCGAGCTACCCGAATAGGCGAACGAAGCATTTCTGATATATTAAATGGTGATCCTATAATATTCAGAGACTTGTATCCACAATTACTCACAAAAAATCGTAGTAACCTATCCGCTAATTCAAATAGAGAATTAGTATATGGTGATAGCACGACATTTGATGCAGAGACTAATACTGGAATTCGTAATTGGATTGCAACATTACCAAATTTAGGATTTTTATCAGCAGTAAAACCCTCAATCAATGTTGACTCTAATTTGGGTTTATATGAGTTGAGGCATCATGATGGACATCGAGCCGATTATACACTTACACCATCTAGATTTACTGCTCTATTTAATGCGATTATAGAAAATAATACAAATGTTAGTAATAGTGTAATCGTTAATGATGTTGACTTACCAGAAACATATAATGAATTGTTAGCAATCACACCATCAAAAACATTTAGTGGTGGATTTTTATGGATTGATGCTACTAAAAAACAAATTTTTAACTTAAATCTAGATTTTATACAGAATAACATTGACCCTCCAACTATTGATGGCTACTTGTGGTTAGATGATTCAACTCCCAATGGAACACTAAAAGTTTCAGATGGTGTCTCATGGACCACAACTTCTATAGATGATGATGGCAAGTTATTTAATGGCAATACAATAGAAACTTCCAGTACGTCGGCTTGGAGGCAGTTAGATTTAAATGAAATAATTTTAGAACTTTTATTTGATATCGAAAATAGTTTATATGAAAAATCTATTGATCCGATTTATAATTTTGATATTTCGTCAGATTTACAATCTTCCTTTTCAACCTATGTAAAAGATATTGAAGAGGATCTTCCGTTTACAAACATTGAATATAATATAACAGACCCATTTTCATGGAATTATCGCCAATCTGCACCACTATCAAGATTTGAAATGAAAAGTATCGATTTAGCTAATAACTCTTTTATTGTTCAGCAGTTAGTTGCTTCTGCGTTACCAGATGGATCAACATTTTTTATTAAAAATTCAGGTGTTAATGATGGGACATGGACGGTAGAACATGCGGTTGAAGACCCACAAACACAAACAACTGAAGTTTTTGTAATTGAAAAAATTAAAGAATTCTCATTGGGTCTTATGTATAAGGGGAAGTTACCAGCAACGACAAATGACGGAAGTGAAACTGCTGCGTACTGGAAAAGTTTATATACTCAATATTATGGCACACCGTACCCTCACTTAGAACCTTGGATTTTGCAGGGATATAACAGTGAACCAGATTGGTGGAATACCCAGTATAAAAATACTGATAATTCTATAGTAGCACGAAGGTGGCTCCCTGAGATGTGGAATAATATTCGTGCAGGGTTTATTCCTTTGGGTTATGAGTTACCTGACGGTCAATTATCAAACGGATTAAATGGTCAAGTTACTCAATACAATTATTTTAGTGTAAACATTTCATCAGATGTCATTTCATCGGACGGTGGAGTTACTAACTATCCACCTGATTCATTATTACCACCATTTTACAATCACACGATTTCACTTCCTACACAACCTGCAACGGTTAGAAGTATTTTTAGTAATTTTGTGTTGGAAATAACTAACCCTTCTGCTGATTATGAATTTGGACATAATTCAGAATTAGAATACACATGGAAAAATACATCTCAATTTTTATATGATAGATTCTCTAGAAACTTCATAGAAGATCCTATTAATTTCATAGTTAAGACATTTGGATACAACTATAATACTATAGATGGTTTATTGATTGACGTAGATACTCAGAATGTTCCCTCTAATAAAAATTTATTGCTGCATGGAACAATTACTAATGATAATAGTATCGTTAAGGTGAAGGGATTGAATCAGTGGTATGTCAATTATAATAGATACACCGGCTCTGATACGAATAATTCAAGTTTCCTATCTCTTTGGAAATTTTGGACTGCACCTTTAGCATATCAATTCAATTCATTTATCGATACTCGAACGTTAGACGTATCGAATAATAATGTGGATGTAGATAATAATGTAGATTATTCAGTGTTTGTAAAAAAGACTAATGGAATAGAAGAGCATTCAATATCTGGATTAATAGCCACAATTTTAAATATTCCACCAAAAATGGTAAACTTCGACAATTCACATTTATGGAAGATTCAAGTATCTAATAATTCATCACGGGTTAATAAATTAACTGCATATGATGTGATGAATTATCCCTTTTATGCTGACGTTGATACTAATATATGTACCCTCTATACTTATAAAATTGTTAATGTTGAGGAAGTACAACAAGTTATTGAAATTGATGGGGATATTAGTGATTTGGTTCCAGTAAATTCTGAAATAATTATTAATAAGGTTGATACCTTTACCGTATCGGGAGTTACATTTTCTGAACTTGAAAGTAAAACTAAGATTGTTTTATTAGAACCAATCTCTTCGATATCATCTAATGATCTAATTACATTTAATACCAAAACAATTCCTTGGGAAACTGGGGACGCTATTTGGCTATCTACTGAAGCTCGTCTGCCATCACCACTTTTTGGTGATGTTCCTAATTTTGGTCCAATACAATATTTTATTATTCGACTATCAGATAGTGAATTTCAAATAGCAGAGACTGAGGCAGCAGCACTTGCACACTTGCCCATAGAATTATTGTCGAGTGGACAATCTATTCATTATGTTGGGCAATTGGAAAATACATTTATTGCAAAAGAAGGAAAGTATACTTCTAATTTTTGGCGTCATTATAAACTTGATGAGCGTTATACTACTACCATAACTATGCCCGGCATCATCAATGGGATGCAAAACTTCATCAATTTCGTTGATGGGTATGTTGCGGTTAAAACTGGGGAGGGATTTGATTTTACGGACGAAACCCATGCGTGGCAAGATCAAATTGAATCATTCATTGATTATAGCTTCTTTGCTAGAAATAAAGTTAGAAATAGAACTATTGGGAACAGATATTCAGTTATACCTAATCAAATTACGAATAGTTGGTCATTTGATGGTATCGCTACGACATTTGACACTGCTACAGCAGTGAATTTAGTATCTGTAACAGGGACTCTACCAACTCCACTCCTACCGAAAGTTCCTTATTATATTGTTAATAATTCAGATGGAACGTTTAGCTTGGCATCAACACAAAATCGTGCCGCAATTGGTCAAACTATTAAATTATTAGATAACGGTTCTGTTTCAGGTATTGAAATTTATCCAGCGGTTGATAATTTAGCCAAATATCCGAGAATGGAAGTGAATTCATTTAGAAATCAAATATCATTTAAACCATCCCGTGGTGTAGTGTCAGATATGGTAAACGGACCCTTCGATGATATTAATGTCGCCAACAATATCCTTAATCAATATGGAGATCCTTTGACGATTAGTGATTATACTATCAATCGCTTGGATCAAAAAACTACCGTTTCATTAACCGATGTTCGGCGCATTGATGAAAATCAATCTATGGATGAGGTAGATTTGTTGGGAAGTGAAGGTTACTTATATATTAGTTCTGCAACTTTTTTTATTGATACGTATGAACATGTTATTGAATTTAGCGATTATACTAATGATGGTGTATTATTGTATGATGGTTTCATTGGATTAAACCTTTCTAGATTTAATATTAATTATAATAGGCAGGCAGGTTCATCACAGCGTCCCAATATTGGTGGAAGTGTTATTATTAGAGATGATAATAGTAACTTGAGCACCATTGATAACATAGAGCGCCTAACTGATGATCTTCGTTATGCATATGGTGATGTTTCAAACAACGAAAGTAATCGCTATGGTCCATTTGCTAGGCGGACATTAGGGTATGATATCGCCACGAGTGAAGATTATCTTAATAATATTAACATTAATGAAAATTCACAATTTCTTTTTTGGCAAGGGTTGATTCAGACTAAAGGATCTACGGGATCAATCAACTCATTTATAAACTCACGAAGATTTGTAGATGCAAAGATTGATGAATTTTGGGCATATCAAGTCGCAGAATTTGGATCTACTGAAGAACAGGAAGATCTACAACTATTCATTAACAAAAATGATGTTGTTAATGATAGTGTTAAGCTTGAATTTGTTGCCCCACCTGAAGTTAATATTACAGTTCCCGGATATTCAAATAGTGGATTTGATATTGGTGGTTATGATATTATAACAACCTCATCTGATATACAACAAATTACAAGTGATGGATTTATATCAGTTTCGATTAATGATAACACTCGATGGTATAATCAACCAGATCAGAGAAAATTATTAGAAGATAATGGTTTAATTTTTTATTTTGATAACACCGCAACTGATAGCTTAATTGTTCCTACTGCAGAGTTTGTTTCTGATGAAACTCCTACAATAGAACATAATTTTAATTCTGATGGCGTCACAATTACAATCGATCTGGGTTATACTGGAAGAGATGTATATACATCAAGTGATTTTAATGTTGGGGATAGTGAATTAATATTATCTAAGCCATATATCCCTTATACAGACCAAATTATTGTTTTCAGAAATGGTATCCGCTTAGTAAGGGGAGTTGATTACGGAGAACCAAATGTAATTGACCATACTGTGGTGTTTGGTAACATAATTAATTTTGCCACACCACTCAATAGTAATGACGAGATTGTCATAACCTATAAAGTGGCAACTCTATTAGAGGGAAGACAATATACAGATATCAATTCTAAGATCGTTAGATTTTCATCTAATGTACTCTTCTCTGCCGATGCATCCATAACAATATGGAACAATCAACCAAACTTTGTTGCACATAATGCATCAAAGATAATCGATGTTGATAATAACCAAGTAGTTGCAAATGTTAATATGTTTGATCCCGCTAGAAATATGCCAAATCAAGCACTATTGGTTGATATTGACATCATAAATCATATCAATCCTGCAACTTTTAATGTTGAGCCAAGTGATGAAGTACTTGACAGAGAATCTAGTGCGGACACGGTTATAAAAACACCTTGGGGAGCCGCCGAAGTTGGAACTGTTTGGGCAGATACATCAGAATTAGAGTTTATCCCCTATTATGATGATAAAGTATTTCCCGATTTAAATGATAGACTTCAGTTATGGGGAAAACAGGCAGAATTTTCAAACTTTAAGGTGTATGAATGGATAGAGTCTGATGTACCACCTGAAGATTATGATGTATTAGTAAGTTCAGAGCAGGGAAATTCTGATATACCTGAATATTTGCAGAAATCTGGAAATGCAAAATTAACAACATTTAAGATAATTCGTAATAGTACAGGTAACAGTCTCCGAGAAATTAAGAATATTATTCACACGGTTAATGTGTTAGATGTGGAACCCACAAGTCTTGGTGAATATACTTTTATATTACCACAAGATTTTATTGATAGTGCGCCCTATAATTTTCAAAATTTAACCGTATATGTAAATGGAATTCGCAAATTTTCTTTAGGGCTGTCTTCTGATCCAATCATCCTTACCGATTTAAAAATTTCTGATACGGTGCAATTTGTTTTATTGAACCAACCAACTAATCAACAGTTACAAGATGCGATTGAAGATGGTAATGTGACACAGTTTTATGAACACACCAGAAAGACATTCTTTGATAATATCGGTCAAGAAATAACAAAGTATTATTTTTGGGTTGAAAATAAGGTTACTCGAAATCAAACATCTTCAAATTCACCATCAGCGATTGAGCAGGGATGGTCAACTACTGATGAACCCTTTATGGTTTTACAAAAACCTGAACAATCTACTACGACCTTTACTACGGAGCAGGAAGTGTACATGGTTGACTTCGATTACACGATTAGTAGTAAGGTCGCATCGACACCATTGCGTGCCCTACAAGCGCACACAGAAGCTTTTTATATGGGTGGTTTGGGTGGTTCATTCTCTTCCGGTAATAGTTATGAAGTGGGTGATATATTGGAAATGGATAGTGGTGTATTGGTTCAGATTGATGCAACAGATATTGTTGATGGATCTGTATCCCAATTCAAAATTATATTCACGGGTGATGATAACATCCAACCAGATATTGAACTTCGTCAAGTACTAATTAATGGCGCAGTTGCAGGCACTTCTGATGGGGTGGGATTTTCAATAAAACCCACTATCGATAATTTTGGTGGATCATCACTTAAGTTATCAACTGTTATTAATGACACTTCTTCACTTATTATTAAAATTAATAATAAAGAAATTTTTGAAAAGAATGTAGATGATTTAACGAATGGATTTAAAATTGTTGATAACACACAAATTGATATATTAAAATCAGTATCTGTTGATGATATTATTTCCGTGCAATATCAAGCTTCTAGGCCATTGAGAACATCAACGTTACCCAATCGCTATACACAGGCGATTGTTCGTAATATTAGAAATTTTGTTGATGCCGATTTGAAATATACAATAAGGTTTAAGAAGGATCTTATTTTTGATAATGAAGTAACTCAACTGAATAATAAAAATTTACATAAAGAGTGGGCACTGTTTAGGCAACATCAACAGACAAATATTCCAAATGTCTTGTGGGTTAAAGCAATAGAAAGTATGATTGGTCATAGTATTGATGATGATACAATCGAAGTTCCCAGTGTAAGTCGCCGCTTATATGATGCACAATTTGGTACAAATACACGATTTGGTTTAGATGAGGGTCAAACATTCGCGAATGGCTCCACATTAATAACTACATTATTAGCTGATTTAAATAATCCTGAGAATGATTTTAAGGGAATTGATGTTGCAAGTTTTCTAACATTGAATACGTTTGATAGTAGTGATGATATAATCAATTCGATGAACAATATATATAATTCGTTTGCAACCGAGGATGTTAATAGGATATTTTTTCTATTCTTAAATGATGCACTGTCGGTTAAGGATGAATATGCAAAATTATTGAAGACTTCAATGATTTCTATATATGGAGTTCGGCTGCTTGATACACAGGAGGAATTTTGATGGTTGATAGAATAGATCCAATAAATTCACTCATTGAATATGTTAATGAAATCAAACCATTTCATTCAAAAATTATTGAAACATTAACTGAATATGTGTACTCAGAGAATATAAATGTGACCATGACTGATTTGGCCAAATTTGATATTGGTGTCGTAGTCGAAGGAGTTGATATTATTGACATTAATTCAAATTTAAATTCTAATGAAATTGGTGGTTCTTATGGTGTTGGTCCATATGATTCCTCACCTTCTCACCCAGTAATTGCAGTTAATATAACATTAACTCAAGGTGCATTTGACCCGATAGCACCGGGATTTGATGTGGATAATAATACTGTAGCAATTCCTGCTGATCAAACAGCATTATATAGACCGGGAAGAAATGTTGAAGTAATATTATCCAAATTTAATACTACCACAGGATTAACAACTGAAATAACATCATTGATTTTTACAATATTGAGTTCTACATTTGAGGAAAATCAACAAACTAACGGTATTATAAACACACCACTGACCAGATTAGTATTATCTGGTCTTAATGCTACAACAGAAGTATTGAATGATGATGAACAGTTTGTAGCAACCGTCAACTTAGAACCTTCAACATTCAATTCAGTTGTCATTGGATATGGATCAGCGGCTCGCGTGTTCTATACACAAATTTCACCAACACCAACACCACAAGCATCTCAAATGCAGATAGCAGATGAAGATTTTCTCAATGGAACCTATGCAAATTCTATAATTTTCGATGGTGATGTAGTTATTTCATATCCATTTAATTCAAAATTAACAATAACGTTAGCATCTGGAGAACGCAATACGTTTAATGTGGTTAATAGTTTTTATGATAGCACCAATGATAAAACTGTTGTTAGATTATTAGAGGATTTGGACGGAGGAGTAGATTATGTAGGCGCTGAAATCATAGAATTGTTTACAGGCTATGATGATATTTTTATTCGATCAGTTGGTCAGAGACAATCACAAGATACTACAGAGGGGTTAGCGCGAACACGAGTATTGGAAAATATTAATTTTGGGTGGGTAGATTCTGATGGAGAAGTATTAATAGGAAAACAGTATGTAATTAAGGAAATAAGAGATCAAAATACTATTTTGATTAATGGTGATGCATCTGATATAATAAGTAATGGTGATCAAGTGAAAATTATCAAATCGGAAGATGTATCAAATGATGGTACATATCAAGTTACAGATATAATAAGTACTGGTATTGAAACAATTGTTGAAGTATCAGGATCATTAACAAATTCGACCGGCTCAATTCATAGGGGTTGGTTAGAGACAACATAAAGAGATATAAAAAATTGACTACACCATTTAATGATGATATAGGATTCTCAGTCGCAGGAAAAGTAAAAATTACTGATGACTTAGGTAATGTTTTATTGGATAAGAAGAATGCGATCCATCCAAGAAATATGGCGAGGATTTTTGCTCGTGCATTGGCAAATGAAGAAAATAGTAATATTTTTCGCATTGCACTGGGCAACGGAGGAACATTAACAGATGCAAGTTTTAATGTAACATTCAATACACCTAATGATGGATTCTCCCCCGATGTCAATACTTGGGACTCTAGATTGTATAAAGAAACATACTCTGAGGTTGTTGATAATACTAGCTCACTACTAGGTCAAGATGTTGGATCTGCTGATGCATCAGGTAGTAGGCCGGGTGGCGGCGCTGTGCCGGGGACTGAGGCAGGTACGGGCGTAGTTAGTAATGACTTGGGTAATACATCCGAAGTCATTATAACAGCCATTATCAATGGCAATGAACCCATCAATCAAGCTGCACAAGGAATTGCATCTACCGTGGATGGTGAATTTTTATTCGATGAACTTGGTTTATATACATCTGGTGCTCCTGCTGCTGATTCTATTGGATATGCAAATTTAGATATAGGTGGGAAAAATTCAACGGACGTGGCGGGAGTTATAAAGGATTTTACCTATAATTTTAATATTGTAGTTGATGGTGGGAACTTAACTAATATAACATTCACCGTCCCGGATATTTCTGGTTCTGGTAATGCTGGAGAAATTTTATACGGTGATTTGGTAGAAGCGATTAATACAGGTGATGTAAATTGGAATTCTGCATGGGTAGGTTCCCCATTACCTTCCGGCTCTACCATTAAAATTTCTGATGATACCTCTCTATTCCCATCAACTACGGGTTCTGAAACTTTCGGATTTTTACAATTTGAAAGTGGTAGTGCAGGAGATGGTTCCTCTGTAGTAATTACTCCGGGAACAACCGAAAATGATATCGATGGAAATCCAATAAATGTAGATTTATTTCAACAACTGGGTGGAGTAATAGAACAACCTATTGATGGTGTTCCAGCCGGTGTAGAAAACAATACGGTTGATTCGAAATTAGAAAGGGAGCGTTTATTAACACATTTAATCTTTCAACCTATTTTTAAAGCTGCTGGTCGCCAAATTACAATTTCATATACACTTACTATTGCATTGGCTAGAAACTAAAAAATCAAATTAAACAAAAAGGGCCGCTAATGCGGCCCTTTTTGTTGACATATGTTAACTATTAACTAGTCTTCTTTGGTCGTCCACGTCCATCTTTAGCTTTTGAGACAACCGCTTCGGCAGCAGCTAACTCGGCAGCAGCAGCATCTTCAACAGCCTTTACGTCAACCTTTTCCTGTTGTTGCCTTGCAATTTCCATAGTTTGGTTAATTGAATAACCACTAGAACCAGCCCTTGGTACATAAGGCTTACCTTCCTTAGTAATACCTTTAACTAATTGATGGAAATAATCAAGTGCATTAACATTATTTTTTAGTGTTGTTTGTGACATGATATCCCATAGTGGGAGACTTTTTACAAATCGATGTTTTAAAATTTTACCAATTCGTTCACGATCAATTTGATCAAGATCTGCAATTTTTAGATACAAGATATTTCCAAAATTATCTCTCTGTACAATTGCACACTCATCAGCAAGACCATTCCCTTGCAAATCAATACGAAATACATGGGGAATTGATGTTTCGATAATATTTAAGGCCATAATAAACTCCAGTGTAATTTGTTATATAATAAATATTTATCTTTAAAAAAGAAGGGCAACTTTTAATAATCTCTTAAATAGTGTAATACTGAAGAGATTTTATATTATGGCTGTTGATGACAATAAGCAAGATACTATGACCGCATTAGATCGAAAAAGATTGCGATGGTTAACTTGTGCAGAATTGTTTGACGCTTGGCGCGTCGTTCCCAGAATGCTCTTAATTGGCTATGGTTACGCATTTTGGGCAGTTATTGATTGGTATATGAATTTAAAACCGACATTATTGGAAAATTGTAATAAAGAATTATTAGCTGATTTTTGTATTTCCAATGCACCAACCACACAACATTCTATATTAGTTTCTGCGACGGTAGGTGCTGCAGCAGTCGTGTTTGGTTTATATACTAGCACAGGAAGAGAGTGGAATCGGAGCAAGTTTATTAAATGGGATGATAGCAATATGCAACGATCAAATGACTATATTAATAAGCAAAGACGCCGGGGCAACAATCGAGATTTTTATGAACAGAGTAATGATAGTTTTTGGGCTGATGTTTCAGATTCGGAATATCCTGATGAAGATATTTTTCCAAATAGACCACGAAATGGAGATGATTACTATTAAGAGCTTAACATTTTTATATAGTTATTAACACCTTCTTGAACTTTCACTAATCCAAATTTTTGACAAAATTTGATAAATTTGAAGTGGTTAAAATTGCCCGGATTTGCTAATCCTCTCTGCACTTCATTAATAATTTGTTCCATGATTTCATCAGGCTGACTTTCTAGGTTCATTAATAAATCATTTTCTTTAAATAATTCACCAACTATAAATTTCTTCTTAGAAATTGGGTGTTTCCATTTAGTTTCCATTAAGTTTGTCCTAACAAATTCATCATTATAAGCTTCTACTATTTTTGTTTTTCTAATATTTGGCTTCGCAGATTGAACATTGTCGCCACCTTCACCCTCTCCTCGAATACACTTCTCAAACATGAAAAAATCTGCATCATTATTATAATCTTGAAGTGTTCGCTCATCACCAGTAGCCGGATCTACGAGATATACATTATCATATCGCAACAATTGCATAAAATCTTTATCCGCACTAATAATGATAACTTCATTATCCTCTTCCAATGTCAATAGTTGAACACATCCAGAAATAAGATCATCCGCCTCTAAACCATCACTAGCGAGCGTGATTATTGATGTGTGGTCAGTAACCATATTTTCAAAGTCTTTGATGTGCTCTTGAAATAATTTATATTTTTGTTTTTGTTTTTCTGTTTGATTTTTTCGTCTACCAGCCTTATATATTTTTCCACTGATGCACTTATCAGATTTAGTGTATTCCAATCTCCATGATGGCCTATCAAATGCTAAGATAATTTTATCTGGTTTATATAATTTGAAATATTTATTTAATGTTAGTAGTGCTGAATGTGTAGCCACTCCAGCCAATGTAATATCATCTTCTGATTGATTTGCATAAAAAGATTTGTGAATAATATTACTACTGTCAATAACAAGATATCGCATTTACGTATAATCCCCCACCTCGGGATTTTCAAGCTCTTCAGTTGCACCCATATCACGATAGACAGCATTAAGCCATGTTTGAATAATCTCATCTTCGGTGATTCCGGGAACACCACTTTGCTTCAGATATTTAATCATGGCATCATTCCATTCCAACTCGATAGGGATTCCTTTATCTGCATCTGCTTCATCTGGGTTTCCACTTTCGATATTAATCCACGGTTGATTTGATGATTTCATCAATTTATTATAATCACGCTGCTTCTCAGTTCTTTCTCGCTCAAATGCTTCCTTTTCTGCCTTTAATTTATCTCTTTCAGACTTTAATGCATCAGCGATTCCTGCCTTAATCATTTCCTGAACTTCTTCTGCAGAATACCTACCTTCTTTATTTTCTCCTACTGGAGTAGCATCTTCATGATTCATATTATACTCTGGGTGCAATAATTACGTTTAATTTATTTATATTCGCGGATAATGTGCCGAGTTCACCAACCAATAATGTATTATCAGTTGAATGTTTCATCACACTCAATAGAACTTTAGTAGGATAACGATTGGCAAATCCACAATTTTCATCATCCACTGGACTGACAAATCCCTCAATCTCGTACTTAAATTCACTTTGGTTTATATCTCGCATTTGTAGAAAAACAACATCTGAATCTAATTCTTTAACAAATAAGACTTCATCGGCCTTCATGGTCATAGCACCACTTTTTATCATGTCAACAGCCTCTGGGGGCAATTCAAAGGCACAGTGATCAACATCTTTGGCCTTTTTTGGTGCGGTGATTCTTGTCCCCTTCATACATCTATAATCAATAGTTAATCCTTTTGATTTCATTGTGATGGTTTTGACACCATCACCATTATCCAAATCTATGCTTAGGTCATCACCATCATTATTTGTATGTAATTTGTATCGCTGTATGAATTGGGCGGCATCACCAATTGCTAACGAATCAAATGGAACCTCTAAATCGAAAGTTTCTTCGAGAAGAATGATTTGCTTTTTTTCATCCATTCCCCGAATCCCCTCTTCATCAATAACAAAACTTTCAATGCCAACATCGTTAGCAGTTTTGGCAATATTGCAAATAAATTCTTCTACATCAGTTTCTAGTTTCATGTTTTTTATCTTATCATACACTATCATTGATTTAAAGGTTAATATTATCGTGATTATTCAATCAGTGCCATCACATCAACATGATATTCATATTTCATTTCTGCAATTTCTTCAATAGTTCGTCCACCAAATTCATTATCTAATATTTCCTGAAGAAGATTATCGTCAATGTCACCATTAGAGTCAGTAACATAATAGTTACCCGTAAAGTAATCAATTATATAATCAAGTTTAATTTTTTTTATTGCATCTTTTACTTTTGGATGTTGATCTATTTTAGTTAAATTTGTAATTTCAGATTCTGGGATAATAAGCAAATGATTATGTGCGTAGAATACATTCCAATCTTCTCTAGCGCCAGTATCTTCATCAACAACAATGTTTATATAATAATTCATTTTTATCTCTCGTCAATATAGTCATTTTCTAGTATATCATATATTTGATCGAAGTATCATCAGAATTCGAATAAAGATTTAATTTTCATGCTTTGTTTGGTGGGTGCTTCTTCACCAATTGCTTTGATGACATTATTAATAGGTGCATCAACCAATTTTTCCATATGAAGATTTTTATCAATTTCAAACTCCCAGAACCATTCGGGAATATCAAAATTTTTCATATCAAAAGGTAATGATATTGTTTTAAATCTCCCGTTTGCTTTTTTAAGGAAGAACTTTCGTGTTTTCATACCAGATGATAATTCTGGTGATAATAAATCATTATACTCTGCCCGCATCAAATTGTAATGAATGCATGGTCCCACAGTTCCGGGAAGATATGTTGTTGGATCAATATCATAATTTTTGGTATATTCTTCTATTTTATTGACACCAGATGGTATACCAATATCTAAGATATCATTAGAATTGAGTAATATATCTTTATAATCAACTACATCTTGTTCTATATCTTCCCACGATTCACCCTTGAGAAGTCGCTCAATGAAATTTTCGATGTTTTTTGCAATGGGTTTGGGTATAGTTGCGCGCTTGGAATCCAAACCCATAATTTTCGACTTATCGACTTTATAACCATCTAGATCTACGAGGTGAAGCATATATTTCTTCTTTTTTACAAATATACCCCGATCAGCAACAATCTCTCGACCACACCGTATGATTTCAGCATTTTCTTTATCTACAAGAAAATTGTTCATCATAAATGGAATGAATGATTTGTTAACTTCATCTGCTATTGCATCACCAACCTTTTTAGCTTCATTCGCATTATCTGTAAAAGTATGGAAGTATGATGAATCCGTATTGTGTAGAAGAATATCATTACCATAAAATTTATGAGTATCAGCAACTTCGATATCATACACATACTCAGGACTTTTAATTTTTTCGATATTAGTTGGAACTTTAGGAATAAAACTTTTGTTTTTCACATGAAGGATATGTCTATGTTCCCTGTTGATGATATCAGTTGGTTTAACTTCTATGAGTGATTTATTGTTAAGAGGACTTAAACCAATCAATGAATGATCTTCAGTAATATCGATGTATCTAGTATTGTCATCAAACCATACTCTATACATTTGTTTATCAACTGCGTGCCTGACGACATATTTTATATCTTTATACTGGTTACTGTAACTATCTTCGTCAAATGTTAATGATTTAATGTCACCACGATTACAATATTCTTTACCTTTTTCATTAACATCAACACTCACAAACAAATCTTCTATTTTTATATCGCCCTGATCAGTAGTTATCATGGTATCTCCTGCAACCGAATCACCATATATAATAGCTTCACCAAACTCATCGTAAGAGTCATCAAGTAATTCATTTACTTTGCGGTGCTGGTGGGTCACTATGTGTCTTCCACACGCTGTAGTGCTTTCTCCGAGTGTTTTATCGGAAAAACGAAAGTAGGCATTCGAGATAGCTCCATATGTCATATTGTTAATCTCCCATCACTGAGAGTGTCGGACTATATCATAACCATATGTGATTATATTCACACTTAGGTTCCGGGCGCTGAATCTGGTATTTAAAGGGACTATACCCTGCCAGTAGTCTCTGCACCTTCTAGAAGTGTACTTCTAGCTTGGCTCAGGATTGCCTCAAATGAGGTTTCCCTGAATTCACCCGGTTATCACTTTAATATTTCTATTAAAGGCTCCACATATCTTTAGAGTTTAATTTAATTTTCATAACATATTGTAGCGAATCCCAATAGTCTGCTTCATTCATCAGCCTATCATATTCTTCAGCATCTTCTTCTGTAATTTCTATACCACCTCTTTTCGGCATAAATTATCCTCTCTAGAAATTTCTGACTTCATTATATCATGTATGTATGAAATATACTCGTTTTTATTTTTTGGAATATTTTCTTCTTTAATTCTAATTACTTTATATCCACATCGCTTAGCATATAAATCAAACGTAGCATCCCTCCTTTTTGCATCATCAAACGAATGCCAATATGTTCCATCCATTTCTACCAATATTTTAGTATCACAAACAAAGAAATCATATCTATGCCAATTTTCTTTTAATTGATATTCTCTTTTTATACTAACACTATATTCATTTGCCCAATCAATAAATGCCTGTTCTATCCAAGTAATTCTATTTGCGTTAAGCGGTCTCTTATAAAAATTTGTTCGATGAACTTCTCGCAATTCTGGTTTTTGTGTGTAAGTGTTATCTCCAGCAATTTTATAGTCTCTCAATTCAATTCCATAATAAAGGAAATCATAACGTACTGCTGTTCCATTATTATAATATTTAAGTTTTGTAGCTATATCATGAAGTGAATATTTTTTTGTGTGGTACATATACCGCAATACATTTTCTGGATATTTGGGTAAACATAATTCATTTTTACCGTTTTTTAATCGTGTATCAATGTTATAACGTCTCAGAGAATTTAGTACCGTTGCAGGAGTTATCCCAAATTTTACACTAATTTCTTGCATCGACAATTTTTGATTTATATACAGTTCATATAAGTCATCCTTATTCAATTTTCTACATTTTCTTCTAGCTTTATTTGTAGATAAGCTTTTACCATTAATTTCCTGAATATTTCGGTATTTGATTTTATTTGTTTTGATGTAACTATAAAGTGTATGATATTTGATATCGTATTTAACGCTAAGTTCACTGATATTATATTTGGTTAATAATTTTTCCAATTCACTATTATTAGCCACATTTAATAATTTTAATACACCCAGTTTATTATCCATTAAAACTTTAGTTTTTTTAATTGCACATGATGTGCATCCATGCTTTGAATCTAGGTGAATTCTAGGCTTTTGTTTAAAAGTAGATTTACATTTTTTACATATTAATGTTATCGGTGAATTACCATTAACGTACTCTACACACAAATAATCAAATGCGTTTCCAAATTTATAAACACTTCTTTTTATAAATCTTTCTTTTAGGTATTCTGGTGTGATTTTACTCATATTTTTTCAGTATATCAAGTGCAGCATCTTTTGCAACTGCCATATTCTTTTGATATTTTTTACGAGATGTGTACCAATCTTCTAAAATCATTGGAATAACACCCTTTTTATCCTTCGTAAACACTGTACCAAAAGAACTCATGCACCAATTTCTTTCGATTAATTCATTTTTCCATTCGTATGCTGGTAAAGATTCTGATGTTCCATCCGAATATATTAATTCTAGATCATCATCAGTTTTAGAATTGATTGCATTAAATGCGTCCTCTTCTATTAGGAATTGTCCCATTTTGGTATCTGGTGATATATTGCATGTGCGAATAGCAGATGGGTAAAGTGAATTTAAATCTATTGAACTTACCCAATCATGCATTCCTACTACTGGATCAAGAACGATAGCGCCCTGTATCTTTTCCTCTCCCCAATCCTCCTCAATTTTGTCATTAACAATTACATCTAGCTCGTGGTGACAGTAATTTATAACCGCCATTTCCGTTAGCATTATAGTTCCGGCAACATCCTTAAATTGACCAGTTGATATATGAACCATTGTATTAGCTAGTGCAACATATTTGAATTTATCTTCAAAACCCTTCAGGATTTCAGTATCACGTATATTGTATCTAATAAAATAAAGAAAATTATCTTTATACAATGATGCGAGTGATCCTTCATATTCCAGTTTTGGTAAATCTGGTTCTCCATTAGTTCTCAAGAATTTATCAGCAATGAATTCCAATGAATATGATGGTTGATTTTCAACCATGTATTTCTTAAACAAGGTTAAGTAATCCAGACTCACTCTACCGTTCAATCTAATGATAGGCTGCTTCTTTCCGAAGATTTCAACATCTTCCCATCGCGGAGGTGGAGCATCAGGAAAACATAAGCGCTTCAGGAATTTATTACCCATCTTCTCCAATCGCTTGCCAACATAAGGATCATCAAATCCACTGTTGTTCCAACCACAAATAATATCACTACTCTCAATTTCCTCTAGAAATAATCGTAGTAAAGTTCGTTCACTGGATACAATCTTAATTTCTACCTCAACACCATCAATTATCGGAGCAATATCATTCATCTTCTTGAGATAATTATCTCCCATTGTGCCCACATTGGGAACTTCACAATTGGGATTTTCTGGTGGTATAGCAATCACTACAATTTTATTCAGATGCATATGGATTAATGCAACCGAATTTACTATTGCATAGGGATCAGATACTGATGAGAATCCAGTCTTTCCTGTATACATATAATCAGATTTATCAACTTCCATCCACTTTTCAGTATATTCGTCAAAGACTTCACATATATTTCTATCGGGAATTGCACGAAGCTCACCAACTGATATATCCTTCTCTTTTCCGTTGTAGCGTATACGCACTATATGTTCAGAATCATACTTTATATTTTTATAATCAACCTCTATATCGTAAAATGTGACATTTAGGTCGGGATCTTTGACACCATAATAATTATCAGTGAGTACTTTATATACTGGAGATATATCAGACTCAAACATAGGTACTTTACTAGCCTCAAATTGCTTCTTAGCGTTGTAAAACTCTTTACCAGTGTGGAAGTCTAGGCGCTGTAGTTTATCCCCGTATAGGCTCTTATAATCGCCATCTTCAGACGGAACATAGAAGTAATAGGGAGCAGGATATTCAACGGTCTTTCGATTTCCCTCTTCATCCCTCTCCCATATAGTAACAGTGTCACCATTTTTGACGCCTGATATATAACTCATAATATAATACTATTATTCTTCAGATTCTTCTTCTAATGAATCACTTTCATTGGATGTTATCATTCCTTCAACAATAGATTCGTACATCAACTCAAAATCCTCATTTTCCTGCTGAAGTGTGGAATATGATCGGTCATACATAGTTTTTGCCATTTTTCGAGATATTTTTGGTTGTATCTCAAATTTTTCTTTGAGCATACCAAAAACATCTTTGATATGATCCTTTTCCGCTGCAATCCGATCCATAGATGCGGTGATTTGTTCAAGTGCAACTTTAATATTTTGGCGGTCTGATGGACTAGATGGTACTGTACTCATATATTTCTCCTAAGATAAGTGACTGAACCAATCAATATAAGTTCCCTTAAATTGATCTGACTCATATATGTACATTGTATCAGATCGATGAAATATGCGCAATACGTCTAATTTCCCAATTTTGATTTCTGATATTGCATTTAAAAAATTTGGAACACAAGGAAATGTAACAGAAGTCCCTCGCTCGGGATTTAATCCAAAACCAAAAGATGGAAATTCTAATTTTCCACCATATACCTCAAAGTTTGTATCTATGGGTGGCGTCTCTAAAAAACTCTTTAGGAAAATAACAGTCTCAAAATCATAATCTTTATTTCGAAACCACATATTATTTTTTCTTACTGTGCTGGCACATGTAAACTCTGGAATATAACTTTCAGTATAAGAATCTAAACTAATAATTGAGTTAATTATTTTCGTATTAAAATGTGACCCAATTTGTGCCTCTAAAAAAGAATTATGTATATTGATATAATTATGACTAAGGGGTTCACTATATACCTTAGTCTCATTTGAAATATCAAGCGTCAAATCGACTATCTCTTGACAGATTTTTTGGGGGATAAAATTTTGTTGTATTAAAAAGGGTGATTTCATTATCGATCCAATGTTGACAACTCATCACTCACTGGTGACATTTCACCATCAACAATATCTGAAGATTCTAAGTGTGTAATTATATCACTAAATGAAATGTCACTTTTTCGAAGTATTTCAACCAATGAGTGTATATCTTCATCATGATCCACTCCATGCATTTCATCATGAACATCTACTTCATCATTTATATCATCCATCACGTTAGTTTCTACTCGATCTTCATCTGGATTCGGCAATAAATCATCTACCACACTATCTGGAATACTACGTGCAATCATACTCAAATGTTCCCAGTCAACATCATGTGTTTCTAATTTTTGATCTTCCATAATAGATTCTTTTGAGGGATCGATTAAAAATTTTCCAGCATCTAAAATATTCTGACCTATTAATACTGGATGTTCCATATCCGCACGATTTTTTAGATTAAATTTTACATTTTCGATTACTTTATCACCCACCTTAATTGACAATTCAATTACTGGTCTATTTTTAACACCATCAGCAGTTTTCACTGCTTGAATATCATTCAGTGGTAGTGTGATATTATTATTTGAAAGATGTGAACATGAAAAAGTAATCCTATTGGAAGCTTTATCTATATCATAATTATCACAATGTAATGAACTTATATCAGCACCAGTATCTACCTTCCCCTTCAAAATATTACTTGATGGGAGATTTGTGAATCGTAACTCCATAGTTTCGCCAATGACATCCCTATTATTTGTCGCATCCCTTTCTACAATATTTGACATACTTTCTTCCCTGTTTAGATTGCGATTATGTCGTGCTCTACTAGTCATTAATATTTTTATGGGCTTCATTTTTTTATAAACAAATACCATCCATTCCCGCATATTTTTTTCTTTAATTTGATCCCGATGTTTTGGAATAACTATATAGACGAGATATCCAAAATCTTTCCCGGTTACTATATGCTTAAATGGTATATTTGAAGATGTTTGGTATTGATACACCATACCTGCAATTTCAATTTTGGTATCTGATGGTTCAATATCACCATTCCTAAAAGCTCTTGTAGCATCTTCGATTTTTTCAAATTTAAGCATGATGTAACTCCAATCCGTGATTTGTTTTGTTGAATTTTTTAATATCAGCTTTTAACGGTTTTATCCACTTATTCACGGGTTCAATAAATTCGATAGGAACAAGACTATTTTTGACTGTCATTAAAATTGCAATACTATCTATACTTATGCCAGTTAACTCTTCCCACATAATAGAATATGCAGCACCTTGCTTAAAGTAGTTTGAAATTTTACTTTTATCCTTGATGTTGGTAGACGTTTTAAAATCAATAATTGATAATTTCCCTTTATATTCACCAATACAATCAACTCTTCCAGCGATTCCCAATTCTTCACTATACAACCCTTGTTCTTGAGTTACTATATTATCTATATGTTTCAATAAAAACCTAAGTCTATGAAACATAATAATATGAATATGTTCTCGGTTTAATATGACCTCTTTTCTATCCATATTATTCAGATAATTTTCGGTCATATCATGCACAGCATCACCGCGCACAGTAGCAATTTTTGAAATTTGGTTTGCTCGAAAGTCTCCTACATCCCTCCTCCACTCTTCCAACCACTCTTCATCATTAATTGATAGTACGGTTGTGATAGATGGAACGACACTACCTGACGGCAAAGTATATGTTCTACCTGCTTCAGTTGTGGTTGCTGATATTTCTGGGATTATGAAATTTGTGGGTACATGTTTAAACATCTAATAATTTTAACATGGATGGGACTGGGTGTGAACTATTATTTTTTAGATAATAATTGATTCATCTTAGCAACTCGCTTTGTTCCAGCACGCTTCTTTGTGATGGACCCCTTTCGCCTAATAATGGCACCCTTCTGTTGCATAACCCGCCGACCAGCTCTAATTTTTTTGGGATCTTTTCGAACTCCACAATCACCGGGCTTAGACACTAATCTACCTGCTTTTGGTCCTGCTAAACATCTAAATCGCTTTTCAATTTTACCACCAACCATTTTAAATTGTCGAATGGCATTTTCATCAAGCAATTCATTACCATCCGAATCTAAATAAACAACTTCACAACCTTCTAAAATATCATCAGGATTGTTATTATCAAAAATATCAGAGAGTAACATTTATATATTCCTTATGCTGAGTTATTATCAGAATTACTCATGTCATCTGACATGCGCTGAATGCTAAGCTTGATTTCTTGTTTTCGCTTAGGGTCTTTTTCAGTTTTAAGTTGTTCACGAGCTGCAAGAATTTGCTTTCGCATTAACATTTTTGGGTCCATACGAGCAGCCATAGCTGCGTCTTGTTTGAAAGATTTTGATTCGGTATCAAGAGTCACCTTTGCTTCAGCTAACTCTGCTTCATGTAAAAGAAAGTCTGAAAATGTACCAACAGATTCTTTAACCTCACCAGAAGCATCCTTCATTGCTTCCTTTTTGTCTGGGTCACGTTCCTTAGATTCTTCTTTGGTATCAGCATCAACTAGCAAATCAAGCTGCCTGCGCTGTGTAGAGCTTAGTGATCGCTTTACATTTGCATCCGCAATTGCAGTAGCATTACCACCGGCACGAATTACTTGAGTCAACTTTTTTACAGTTGCATCGTCAATGTCAAAAACGCGCTTCATAAGTTTTTCAAAATACATAATAATTTTTCCTTGGGTTATTCTTGTGTTCGTGCGTATTTAATAATAATATCTGCTAATTGCTCCTTTGAAAGTGCCTTCACTTTAGCACTTCCTCCAGCTACTTCCTCTTGCTCTGATGATGAAGTAATCTTGTCTACACTATCAAGAGGTACTCCAACATCTGGATCATCGCTAGTCTCTTTTTTATATTTAGCTAATTTGGCGAGAGTTTCTGCTTCTTTTTTTGCTTCTTTTTTTGCATTCTCATGGTCTTTCATGGCCAAAATATCTTCTTCTTGGGAAACTTTGGCCTTTGCAGCATCTGCAGCATGGGCAGAAATCGCAGCTTCAGCTTCAGCCTTTCGTGCTTCAGCATCTGCCAATTTTGCTTTGGCCTCAGCTTGCATCATGTTTATAACGGCCTGTAATGCACTGGTAGCTTCCGTCTCACTTTCATCTGCGACATCATCACCACCCGCTAAACCTTCACCTTCTAAACCAGACTCATCACCACCCTCTCCAGCTTCATCACTTGATGTCGAATCATCACCTTCTAGATCACTAGGTTCATCAGATGAAACATCAGTATCCTCTTCCTCTTCTTCATCGCCTACAATCCTTCCCCATTCAACATCAATTATATCAAATTCACTTTTTAATTTGAATAAAATCTCTGCAATTTCGGTAGCATTTTTTGGCTCAACATCATCAACAAACATTTGATCTTGATCGGCTAGCATATTAGCTAAGGCACTTTCAAAAGAATCCGCCTGATCTTTATTAACAAAAACTTTGATAATTTTACCTTCATCATCCTCAAGGCCAAATACTGCAACATCATCACGATTCTCTGCCGCTGTTTTAACGGCTTGATCAAGCTTGTTTATTGTTTCTTGATAATCATAAGGCTTAACGGTATTGTCCAATCCTTCTGACACACATATTTTACGACGCTTCTTCTTTTTAGACGGAAGATCATTAACGGGAACATATCCCATTCTGCGCATTATCATGGTTCCACCATTTTGCCCACCAAATAAATTTCCTGATGAATTGGCAATTGCACCACCACTGGTTCCACCACTCATTGATTCTTTTAGAAGAGTTGACAACAATGACATATATTTTTCCAATTAATTTATACTACAATATAAAGTATTTATAGTCACTAAACAAAAGGGGAGAGTAAAATGAATTACTCTCCCCTTTTGATAAAAAATACTGATTTCAATTTTTTATCAATTAGTAGAACCTTCTGTCGCTGCTTCATTATCAGCATTTAATTGTGCTACAATTTGATGCTCAACCTGCTTAACGGCAGCCGAAGCCTTATTTGCCTCATTATTTAGTTTTGCTAGTGCAACATCAGCTTCTTGAGACCATTGAGCATGAACTGCCAACAATTGCTGAACTTTCTCGGAAAGGTCTGATGTTTTATAACTCTGTCCGTTAATTTCTACAGTTGGTTCGTTATTTTCATTCACTTCTTCACTCATTATTATTTCCTCGGTATATAAAATTAATCAATGTTATCGAACATATCTATGATGCTAGCCCCACAGTCTACATGATTGGAATTCTTTTTACTACTGTTTTTTCCAATCAATGATAAATCATTTGATTCTGCTGATATTCGTAGATTTTCATTAAATGTCATGTTAATACTAGAACCCACTCCATCACTATTGCGTGTTTTCTGAAAACTCATTTTCATATCACCAGAAGTTCGCATTAAAGTATTCATGTATATAGTTACAAAGGTGTCAGATTCATTAATTTTTGATATACCACCGGCAATATGAGAATGGTTATGTTCATCTTCTCCTACTGCTGATCTATTCAATTGTGATGCACTAACAATTAATGCATCGTGGTCAACACCGATCTGTCGCAATTGTTCTGATATTTTTTTATCGATATCAAAGGAATTTCCGTTTACTCGTTTATTGGGTGTCATCTTATCTAAGTAATCTACCAAAATGACATCGGGCATACATCCTCTATGTAGGTGATAATTTTTTAGATATGATCGCAGCTCCATAGGTTTTGACTCAGAGGGCATATAGATAACATCCATCTGTCCAGTTTCAGCAGTCCTATAATTCCTAACACCATTGATAATTTCGGGAATATGGTCAATCCATACTTTCCGCGAAATGCCAGTAATCATGGTATCAAATCGTTGACATACTATATCTTGTGATAATTCAAGTGATACATATAGGACATTATAGCCATTGTCTGCATAATCCAATGCCAGATTAGACATACACACTGATTTACCACCACCAGAACCAGCAGCAAATAGCAACAATTCTTTTCTAGCTGGTCCACCACCTAATTTTTCATTAAAATTTGGCCACTTAGTTGGTAATATCTCATCGGCATGTTTAAGGCGCTCTAGGCGTTCCTCAATATCTTCATAATAATTAACACCCAAATCATTATGTACTGATAGGAGAAGGGCTTCTTTTATTAACTCTTCAATATCATCACTATTTTCAGTGTCTATTAATTTAGCCGATTCCATAATGGCATCTTGGAGCGCCATTTTCTTGCAAAACTTTTCTATTTCATTGACGGTATAATCAATTTGATGCTTTTCAATTTCATACTCTTCTAATAGAAGATCGGTTTCAGAATCAATTTGTTTTGGTGAAGGGACCGCGCTATATTCTTCATAATAATCAAGAATAAACTTAACCACGGGCTGTAGGCTAGGATCGAAAAACTCATGATCAATTATAGAATGACAGATAGTAAATGTATCTGGGGATGAAATTAGATATTCAATTAGTTCCCGCTGCTTTTTAAGTTTCAAATAGAATACCTACAATTATGAAATTGTTAACTCAGGATAAACTGTGTTAATGATCTCATTATTGCAAAATATTTCATCGTTGTCAAAGAAAAGAGAGTTTGGATTTTTATCCACCATAACCCTTTCAATAATTTGTGAGCGAATTATGTCTGCACGATCAAAGGGTGAATTTGCCAATAAAATATGGGTTATTTCACTCGAAGAATTTTCTTCATTAAATGATATCGTGGTTCCAGATGCGATTAATGCTGTATTAAATCCAGATGCGAAAAAATTAGCAATTCCTACGTAGTACATTTTATTTCTAATAATAACACTTCTAATACCATTCCACGGAGAATTACTATTTATATTACTTAATTCCAATGTTGCTCGCTCAACTCCTCCAGTCGGTGTTGTTATATTTAACGCAACAACATCATTATTTCGTGGCTCCTTTGTTAGAAAGGCAATAGTTCCATGAATCAGTGATGTACTTATTTGTGTTTTATTGTTCGATATAACAGAGGAGTCTTGGGCAATGGGAACTATATTTGAAACTTCCCTAACATACATTTGTGCAGTTCCAGCGACTGATCGCCTGAATGTTAATGATATGGTATTTTTATCAATGAGTTTAACTGAAAATTCAGTATCTGGAATTATTTCTTTATCCACTCCATAAACAGTGATGACTGGAAATGCATTCAAATTATGACTGATATACCAAACTTTTTGTTCAAACTGTTGAGAAAAATTTGAAAGTTTTCTTCTAGGTGAAAAATTTTCTAACCCAAACACCTCTTCAGTTGTGGATAGAAAGGGTGTAGTGGTCTTAAGAATATCTGAAATATACAATTTTCCACGACAATTTTTAGTAATTATGCACCCACCCACAGTCTCCAAACCAAAACGATTTCGTTGTAGTTGGGTGGTTCTATCACAAACGTTACAGGTGTATACTACTATATCTCTCATCCATCTATTTAGGTGTTTAGACGAGCGATATCGCAGATGTATCTTTTACAAAATTGTCATATAAATCATCTGACACATTCATGTGTTCAACCATGATAGCTGATTTATAAATTTTCATCTCAACAGAAGCCTTAATATCAACAAACAATCCTTGATCTGTAACCATTAGTGGATGTGGTGCAATGTGCATTCCCTCAGCAGATTCTTTAATTCCTAAGATTCTTGGATGGGTTACGGTAAATGTCGTATCATCCTCACTTTCAATTCGAGCAATACATTCTTCACCTGTTGTGAGACGAAACATCCTAACATCTACTGCTCTATTATTAATTTTTAGCATTACATACACTCCAATAGTTGTTTATATGGGACATTAGCTCGCACCACATAAAAGTAGGGTATATTATATATGATGATTTCTACTTTATCAAGTATTGCCTTTTCGAGATCAACTTGCTGATAATTATACTGTATTAAATCTCTAAACATACTTTCTGAAGTTGCCTCATTTTTCATCATATTTTGCATTTCGGTAAGTGTTGTACCATATTGATTTTTAGAATTTTTGATGTTGGGTGAATATAAAAATTTAAATCCGTCAATTGGAAAAACGTAAAACATTTCATCTAAAATATTTTTATAATCATCATTTATAATAATTGATCGACTACGAATAGAGGGATATTCTACACTAAACACTCTATTAAATAATTCATTGAATTTGATGTTGTCGCGGTGTTTCCGCTTTCTAACCTTTACTTTATGTAGATTGGGATATTCAGTTGAGCAATATTTCAACAGGGGGAGTCCACCAGACTCCTCTAGGAATTGTTGGCACTCTAATGATATTTTTTTATAGTCATCAGTATTAGTACGGGTGACATTATGAAGTTTCATTTATCTTTTATTGGATTTATTGAGATATTTTTTCTCATATAGTATTCATCATATTCAATTTTCAATACAGTGGCAATACCACCCACTGCGGCGGCTGCGAGAATGCTAGGGGATAGAAAATAAACATTTGCGATGAATACACCATATATCGATATTCCAATCAAGACTAATAAGAATGCTATCACTAAGTAACTTATAATTGTAATGTGAAAAAATCTATAAAATAAAAATTTCATTGTAATTTTCTCGTTGAAATTACTACAGGTGTATTGGGGTATTTTTTTCTCATGTGATATTCATCATATTCAAAATGTAATATTCCCGCCATACCACCCAAACATCCTGATATAAGTAGAGTTGGAAAGAAGAAAAATATATCTTCGATAAAAATTGCATGAAGTGATAATCCAACTAGAAATAAAAGAAATGCAACTGCTCCGTAACTTACAACCATAATTTGAAAAAATCGCCGACTTAAAATATCATACATTGGATTGCTTACCTAGATTAATTGATTTAGGATTATAGCACAATGTTTCTGGTTATACGACTTCCGATCCAGTAGGTTGTGTGATGGACTGCTTCATTTCAGTCAATACTCGAAGTGTTATCGCATAAATTTCTTGCTCATTTATATCTTCCTTGAGATATGGTCGTAGTTCATCTACCATACCAATAAGATTGAATTCGAGATAGTTCATTAGTGCTAATTCTTGTCGAGTCATTTTGTTGTCCTCTTGAGAATTATTTATGTGATTGATGTCATATTTTAAAAAAATAAAAGACGTGACAAACTACGCATAAATCTTTATGATGGTTGCTAAATATTCAAACAAAAATATTACACACAAAAAACGAGGAAGTATTTCGTATGACAAACAAAGCCCCAACTACAATTTTTAAAAACAGTTTTTCGGAAGAAATTTGGGATAGTACATATCAATATTATAAAGATGATAACGTAGATGACACCATGTATCGTGTTGCCAGAGGGATTGCAGAAGGTGAATATACCGAAGAGGCAAAAAAATTATGGACTGAAGAATTTTTTGAGATGTTATCAGAGTTTAAGGGTACTACGGGTGGTCGAATTTATGCGAACGCTGGTACAGAAAGTAAAGGGACTACACTTTTCAATTGTATTAGTGGTGAAACATTAGTTCAAACTGATAATGGATTAATCAGGGCTGATGAAATTCCACAAAATAAAATTATTAATGTTCTAACTGAAAATAGTAAATATGAGCCATCAACATGGAATTCTTATGGCCAGCAAAGTTTATATAAAGTAATTTTTAATACGGGTGATTATGTTTACGCTACCGATAAACATGAATGGGTAGTTACCATTGGTAATGGCAAGACGAAAAAAACTACGACATTAGATTTAGTTGGAAATAATATTCCGCTCATTGGAAATGACAAATATGAATATTTGTCAGATGATGAATACATTAAAGGCATACAAAATGGATTGATGTTTGGTGATGGTTATGTATATACCCATCTTTCATTAGGTGAAAAATTTTCCAAATTACCACAGTTTGGAGATAGCCGTCACTTAATTCAAGATTATTTTGGTCATTGTTGTATTGCACCATATAATGGTGATGATGAAGGTATGCATTATGTCAATGGATTGCCCCCCGAATTAAAAGAAGTACCAATAGTTGAAAATCATTCGATGGATTATTTGAGAGGGTTTATTGCTGGTGCAATTGGAGCAGATGGATGTGTTGATTCTCGTGGCTCAGTTTCTCTTTTTAGTGCCAATTATGATAAATTAACCACTATTCGAAATATTGCATCGCATTGTGGTTTACCTTCGATCTCTTTGCGATTAGAAAGATCAAATATAGCATATGATGGAACTGAAAAAATGGGTAGTAATTTATGGAAATTAACATTTGTTAAGAAATTTTTTCAGAACGATGAAAAATTAATAATAAAAAATGCACATAAAGAAAAAATGCAAAATTCACCAGTGTCGAAAAATAAAACATCAATAAAATGCATCAGTGTTGAAGAAACAGACCGATTTGAAGAAGTATATTGTTGTGAACAAGAATCAACTCATACATTCACTATTGAAAATGGAATTTTAACAGGAAATTGTTTTGTTGGAGGATTGACCAAAGATCCAGATTCTATTGAAGGAATTATGACACATCTTAAATGGCAATCTAAAACTCTATGCTCAGAAGGTGGCTGGGGAGAGAATTTCTCGTATATTAGACCCCGAGGCGCGTTTATTCATGGTATTAATGTTGAGTCTCCGGGTGTTGTTAAATTCATGGAAATGTTTGATTCTTCTTCTGATGTAATTACATCAGGCTCTGGATTGGTAAGTAAAAATCCCAAAGCTAAGAAAAAGATAAGAAAAGGTGCTCAAATGGCTATTCTTTCTATATGGCACCCGTCAATTTTTGAATTTATTTCAGCCAAACAAAATCAAGGCAAATTAACTAAATTTAATATGTCAGTTGATTGCTCTGATGAGTTTATGCAAAAAATTATCAAAGTTAAAGAATTGCAATCACAACTGAATGATGATATGAGTGAAGAAGATCTCATGGAATTAAAAGCGAAAATTGCTGAGGAAGATAAATGGGATTTAGTTTTCCCTGATACTCAAGATCCACAATATAAACAAATATGGGATGGAGATATTCAAACGTGGAAAAGTGCTGGTGGAAAAATTGACGTTTATGAAACAGTATCTGCAACTGACCTATGGAATGCAATCACAGATAAAACTTATAATAG